GTTTGTTTCATCTGAGTCCGCATTGAATGCATCCTCATCTTCATATTCAGTAAATTTCGTTTCTTCAAAGTCGCATTCCGGTAAATTGCAAACCTCCATTTGAATCTGCATTTGAATCCAATAATCTTCTTTTGGAATTCCATTAATCTCTCTAGATACAACATTCTTTATTTCAACCATGCGAGCGTAAAGTGGTGATAACGGACACACATTTATTCCATCAGGCGAAGCTCCAATGAAATAATACGATGGATTCGGGTGACGAATGCATCCAAATTCTTGAACCTTTGTTCCGTTTATTTCCTCATAAAGCTGTTTTGAAAGCACTTCATATTTTTGACCCCAGTGCAAAGATGATTCTGTGTTGACGCGGCTGTATTTTGTCGGGTCAAATGGCATGCATTTTTCGTATATAAGCTGATTTTGAACAGACTGTGAACCAAACGCTTTCCAAACCGAACTTGCGGTAATGAGTCCGTGGCGGTGTGAATACCACTCTTCTGTTTTTTGCTCTGGCTGATAAAGCGACTCTAAGAATTCTATTTTTTTTTTCATTTTTTCCAAGTTGGGAGACTTTCTTATAAATGAATACTTGTATGACCGGTGTGGACGAATAAATTTAAAATAATCATGCATTGCCACATTTATCAACTCGTCAATTTGACACGATATAAATGTTTCATTTTCGTCTTCATCGCACTCATCGTTTTCGCCAGCGTAGTCGTCATCCTCGTATCTTCTGTAGTTGATAGAAAAATGCAAGATGGATTGCACGTGGTCATACACAATAGTTTCAAAATCAGGATTGCTGAATAAAAGAGGATTCGATTTAATAAATTCGTCAATTAAAATTAATGCCTCTTCGTGTAACAATCCCAAATCATCATCTGATAATGTTGGTTCTTCTATTTCCATTGCATGACCACTACTGTAGTCATCGTCCTCGTCTTCCTCGTCTTCCTCGTTAGGTTCGTCATATCCATCTGAATATGTGATTGATGCGATATTCATTATTTTATCAACATCTAACAATGTGAGAGTGGTTTGGGTTGATTTCGATTTTTTTATTGATTGTTGTGTTTTCATTATATGTTTAATGACTCGGGTATGGCTATGGTGGTTAAACTTATATAACTATTTCTTTTTAGATGTTTATTATAATCAATTTTTTATTTATCAGACTTTTATTTTAATAAAAATTGAATAATGTTACAAAATATAAATAATTTATAACATTTATACATATCTGTTAAAAATGGGCGCTTCTGCTTCATTGTCTACATGCACAACAAATTCATCATTGACAGCAACATCGTGCTTGATAGCATCAATCGATGGAAACATTGGCTCGGGAAAAACAACAGGCAAGGCGAAATTGCGAGAATATATAATGTCGTTGAAAAAAAAGAAAACAGAAGATGATTCTATAATATTTGTCGACGAACCAACATGTGAGTGGGAACAAATCAAGGATTATAACGGTGTTCCCATTTTGACAAACTTATATAAAGATGTTAAACGATTCGCATTCAGGTTTCAAATGATGGCATACATCACCAGGCTGAAAAAAATAAGGCAAGCGTTAAGAACTCCGAAAGTAAAACTAATTATTACAGAGCGCTGTCTTTTGACAGACGCACACGTCTTTGCAAAAATGCTTTATGATGATGGGAAAATTGAACAAGATGAATACGATATTTACACAAGATGGTTTGATGAATTTGCAAAAGAAGTTGAGCCATCGTGCATCATATATTTCAAAGCAAGCACAGAAGTGTGCATGAAGAGAATTCAGAAAAGAAACAGGCCAGGAGAAAATATTAGTTTTGATTACTTGGAAGAGTGTAACAAATATCACGATGAATGGTTGAACTCGATTCCTTCGAATACTACAATTCCGACGCTTATTTTAAATGCAGATGTGGATGCAAATGCATATGAATACAGTTCGGACATTTACCATTTTATTAACAGTTTGCGCGCTTCAAAAATAGTTGGAGTGATGCACCGTTTAAAAACTTACATCGATGGCAGTCAATCGAAAATTTCTTCGTCTGGGGATGCGGAGGATTATTATAGCTGGTACCAGACACCGTCGGCGTATAAAGATTCTCGAGAAGACCGAATGAGCTTGGTAAAATTTGGACCTGCATCCTTTTTACATTTTGATAAATAAAATGTCAAGAATTTTTCGAGGTTTATATTTTAATATGTCTAATTCTCTCGAAGTTGTTGGAAATAACTCGCGACCATACACATCTTGAAGTAGCAGCCATTCAAACATTCCTCCATTGTAAATGTAGACATGTTTTATTCCCAATTTAATAAGTTGTTCATATTTCGAATACACTTTTTCATCATTCGAATTTAATCCATAAATTATTATTTTTGTTTTTTTTGAATTTGTTATAATGTCATTCACAATTTCTTCTTCTTCAGCTATTGGAATTGTGTTTGGAATTAAACATGTCTGATAAAGAGGGTCCAGCGTATTTATTATCGCATACTTATTGTTATTACCATCATTGTTGTTATTGTTGTAAGAATGTTTACATGCCATTTGCACATCTTCGTAATTTATTTTAAATGTTGAATTATTTGCCCCCATGAATTGAAATAGTTGAATGTATATGAATATGTAAATTAATATTTATAATCTAATAAGTATTAATATTCAGCAATAAAACACATTTATATTTTTATATATAATAAATTGCATCTAGGAGTTTTTTTATAAAAAGATATAGGATTGAAAATAATATAATAATATTACCTTGCATACATGAGTCCGCAATTTCCTCCCACAAATGTAAGCATATTGAATCTCTCCTCAAAAATTGTCAGGTTATAATTATAGTCGTAAATTCTCCATGTTGGCTTATTCACACCAATTGGAACACCGGTTTCCGGGTCACAAATTGTCAAGAAATTTGCACTTGGGTCCAGCGGCGGATAAAATGTGGTAAATTCAAGCTCAATCGTCGAAAATTTGCTCGCATTAATCGCACCCGATGGCTGAAATTCTGTAGGCTCGGTATTTAGGCAAAAATTGTAACAATAAAGTCCATCGGGAGCAGAACCGCGACTGCTTGTATATTTTTCGAGGTAGTTATAAATTCCGGCATCAAGCACGTTCTCTCTGTATTTACCATCCAACAAAATTCCCAAATTTAATAATATGTCTTTTTGGTTTTCGACACTGAATGACTGCGTCATAAAAAGGCCGGTGGGTTCATTTAGTGTGGGGTTCCATCCAGGACCGTAGCATCCAACGAGTGATGGGTCGTCGCAAGGCGGTGGAGTCCAAGAGCATGGGATTAATTCGTTTGGCGCGGGAATTAATGGGACCGGTTTATAACTATAAGGCCAATTTGAATAATTGCTCCATTCATTTCGCAAATATGCGTCACTTCTTTGAAAATAAAACATCCAGCTGCTTACCATTCCAAGCGTACTTTGTAGCCAGACGCGCCGACTTCCTGTAACATTTTCATAATTCCACTCGTAAATGGACTTGATGAGATATTGTTGAGGCATGGATGCGAATTGTTTAGCTTCATCTCCAGAGAGAAAACAGTATGTTGACATGAGATGAATGTCTGCATTCCAGTCGCTTCGAGTACTGCTATAATTAAGTTCAACATTGGGAGGTGGTTGGATAAATCGATAAAACTGTTGCAAATTATCGTTAAAATTGGGTTGAATGTAGTTTGGCGTTGTGTATTGAGGAAAGTAAGCTGGCAACGTGTCTTCACCTGTGTTTACATTTGAAACATCGCGAATTACGAACAGGTCTCTTACCGGACGAAGCGTGATGTCAATTTGAAGCGTGTTGTACTGCAATGCAACCAAGGGGAATGCCATTTTGCTGCTCATTGAAAACCAGGCATTTATGGGGATGTAAAGTTTTCTAAATCGTATGGATGGCTCAACTCCTGCTGGATTGTTTGTATAATTGTAAAACGCATTTGGGTATTTTCCATTGTTTGCGGAATAATATGCGGGGTTATTCATTTCCGGTATATTTCCAGTCATTCGATTATAAAGGTCACGCTCTGTTCCATTGAAATTGCGCTGAACAAGTGCAAGCAAATAACCACCCGTAATTTTTTGGAGTGTTTGTCCTCCAACTGATATTGTAATGTCTTTAATCATTTGAGTTCCCACATTGTCAATCCATTTGAATTCATACGGCGTCCATGATTCGCCACAAGCTGACGGAGGTAAAACGGGGCTCCAAATGTTTGGAAGTGTTACAACAAGGTATGTGTCCATCAATAATTCTGCATACCTCGGAATGTAAAATGTAAATTTAGAATCTTCGCTCATTCTCAAATTTCTTTGACCATCAAAATCAATTCTGAACTTTTGTAAGCCAAAATTTGTATATTTTGCATATGTTGATTTAAAAAATGTTTTTTTAGGATTTGAATTCAATATAACATTTTGATTTCCATACGCGACCAAATTTAACAAACCTCCTGCCATAGTTTCGTTGTATGTGTTATGTGTTGTTGTTAATAATATAAACTATATATATAAGAATATTGATTCTAAATAATTAAAAACAATTTATATATAAATATTTATTATTAATTAAATTTATTTATTTAATAATTAGTTTACAAGTAATTTATAAGTAATTAACTATTGCATCATAATTTAATTATATATACAAAATATAAGATTTAGAATATATTAAATTAATAAAATATAGATGTCTGAGAATATCGAGTCTTTCAAAGATCAATTATCAAGTAAAGCGTTACTTTTAAAAAATATGGTTTCACAAGTTCCCAATACCATGTTGATACATGTGATTGGTTGCACATTAATTTTTTTCATAATGGGGTGCATGGCATATTATATTTATTATAAATACACACTACTTCCAAAAAGCTGTAAACTTTTAAATAAGAAAAAGGCACCAGCATTAAATTCAAATTGGATAACAACCGCTTCATCAGATCCGTCTTCCCAGTTTTTATTGAGAGATTATTACGTAAAAACTGCTTATAATTGTTGTTCAACTGGAAATTTTTCAAATGATTATGTAAGTACTTGTGCTCTTCAAAATGCAATAAAAATGGGATGCAGGTGTTTAGATTTTGAAATTTATGGGTACAAAGGTCAACCAATCATTTCCACGTCTTTGAGTGATGATAAATGCATTAAGGAAACATACAACTCTGTTCCGTTTGATGAAGCGATGAGCACAATTGCAACAAACGCATTTAGTACAAATTCGACCGTGTGTCCAAATCCGAGTGACCCTCTATTGTTGCTTTTTAGATTAAAAACAAATGATGTTGATGTGCTTAACAGCATGGCTGAATCAATAAATTCAAATTTAAAAGACAGGTTAATGCCGGAATATAATCATGAGTTTGGCGGGAAAAACATTTCTGCCGAACCGATGATTAAATTCGCAGGTAAAGTGATAGTTGTTGTAGAAGCCAACCCGCTTCTTTATCAACCCGGTGCTGAAAAAATGTATGAAATTACGAATCTTACAAGCAATGCATTTTTGAGAATATTAAAAGTATTCGACGTCTTGAACAGTCCTGATATTATAGAACTAACAACTTTCAATAAACAATACATGACAATTGTTATACCAGATGATTCAATGTCGGTAAATAATTATGACCCAATGCCGCCGTCTTTGGCTGGGTGTCAAGCGATGGCAATGTCATTTCAGCTTTCGCGTGATGGAAACTTGGATGTATACAATGATTGGTTTCAAGCCGGTCCTAGCAAGAGCGCATTCTTGTTGAAACCTGCCGACTTGATGTTTACGCCTCAAACCATTCCAGTGCCGACACCACAAAACCCTGCGCTTTCTTTTGCGAGCCGCCCGCTTAAATCTGACATGTATAGTTTTTCAATTTAGAGGGAGGGAAACCCAGGTTCTCCTCTGACCCCTCCTTGCATTCTTACTTGGCACATTGATTTTCCTGATTTTATTTAAATTATTATACATTATTATAAAATTGAAATAAATGTATAATTTTATAATAATTACTAGTTGTATTGTCAATGAATATAGAAAAAGACGAAAAATATGAAGAAACGAACCCAAATCCAAAAAAAACAAAAATTAAAATAAAACTTAAACCAAAAAATGAAATTGCAATACCGGAAAAACTGCCAACTGACCTGTCAAACCTGGTTCAAGACAATATTGACATTTTAAATGAAACGCTGTCAAAAGAGTTGCTTGAAGAGTTGGCGTGCAAATATGGTTACAAGGAAGATAAGGAAAACAATAAGGAAAATAAAGAAAGAAACGTGTATGATTTTATAGAAGCATATCGTGAAGTTATAAAAAAACAATGGAATATGGAAACAAAATTCACAGACTATCGACTTTTTACCGACATAACATCAAACCCCGAAAAAATAAAGGTGGTTTGGGGTGGGTGTTTGCAAGGGTTGAAACGGCTTCCTAATGAGTCAGTGGGACACATTGTGACTTCACCACCCTATTATAATGCACGCGAGTATTCAATTTGGGCAAACCTGAAAGCGTATCTAGATGACATGCGCGAAATAATTACCGAATGCTATCGTGTTTTAGATAATCATCGTGTTTTCGTCTTCAATGTTAGCGACGTGGTTGACAATGATAAAATGGATAAAATCAATGCATTTGGCAACAGGAAAATTCCGCTTCCGGCATATTTCATTGTCATGTTTGAAGAATGCGGATTTACATTTGTCGATGATATCATCTGGGATAAAGGCGAAGTGCAGAGTTCCAGGCATAAAAATGGAAATAAACCGTATCCATTCTTTCAGTATTCGTGCAACTGCTATGAACACATTCTCATCTTTCACAAACACAGGTTGGAGAAAGATATTAAATACCCGTGTAACGACTGTGGCAGTTTAGTCGTAAAGAGCAACAGCTACACGTTTAAAGGGCTTCGCTCATGGGAGTGCAAAAATCCGACTTGTGAAAAGAGCGAATCTGACCGCGGGAAACGCTTCTCGCTAAAAACTATCATTACGCAAAATCCGTTTCGACAAGCTGAAAATATAATACCAAAGGAATTAGTTCAAGACTGGCGACGAGACATTCATAAGCTGTCGCCTGTAATAAAAATAAATAATAAAAAAGAAAATAAGTTGGGACATACTGCGCCATTTCCAATGGATATACCGACAATGAGCACTTATTACTATAGTTATCGCGGCGACATTGTATTAGACATATTTGCCGGAAGTTTTACTAGCGCAATTGCAGCACAAAAACTGGGGCGTATTGGAGTTGGTTTTGAACTGAGAAAAGATTTATTTCGAGAATGCATTATAAAAAATATAACAAATCATGAATGTCAAATGGAAGAGATTGATTTGGTTTGATTATATTATTATATGATTATTTTTTTACGTTGAAACAGTTGCGGCGGTTCCTTCTTCTGCCATTGACGCCAACCATAAAATTCTTTTCATATTTCTTTCATCCATTTCTGCCCAATATTCTTTCACCGTGAAGGATTGCTGTTGCATGTTACCTAAATGAGTATCCCAAAATAAATTTCCAGGGAAATAATCCGACAACATTACATTATTTTCTAGGCAAAAACGTATTTGATGTTTATTTACCGCTTCATCGTGGCTTATGTCTACAATATCATCTTTGCAGCCACAAACAGTTTCTTTATCAAACGCGTTTATGGATATTTCCTTTTGCGTGATTGGGCTTATAAGCTTTCCATCACGGATATTTTCAAGCTTTTTCATGGAGTCATAACATGATTTCCCCAAATATGTAGTGTTCTTCAAGTAGTCTTCTAGAATTTGTTTGTATTTCAATGCATCTTCTCTGGGAATACACTTTTCAATGTCAAAAGTGTGAAGCATCTGCCAGACTAATGAAGCCATATTATCCGTAATTATTTTTTCAGTGGTCATGAAGCCCTTGTGTGTTGTGAATATTTGTGGTTCTTTATCTGGGTGGCTTTTAAAACTTTGCTGCGACCCACCTGATATGTTATAATAATAATGACCCGACCAATTTGCGTTGCCTTTATTCTTGTTATTCTTAATCGTCTTTTCTGGATTATATGTAATTGGCTCCCATCCTCTTACAACTATTTCATTTTTTAGTCTTATCAGGTCTTCACGCTGAACAGATGACCCCGAATAACCATCCTCTTTCGGTATAGTTACAATTGCGGCAACTGGATTGGTTGTTTCTCCTCCAATGTTATTCATTATATACGCATCAAGTTCGTCGTTAACACCAATGGAAGAGTCGCGAATGCGTTCATAATCGCGAAATGGAACATCGATGACAATACCACTTGTGTGTGTTTTTAGTTGGTCGAGCGTTAACCCAGATTTGCGAATAATGCAATAAGGAAGCAAAATTCTTGAATTCTGACTTACGCGTTTTGTGGAACACGCGTCGCATTCTCCAGCTTTATTAATATTTTTCAGTTTAGTTTTTATATTTTTTGGCAATTTCTTAATAATGGCACTGATTATTCCTTTAATGGCTTTTGCAGAAATCATTTGGAGTATTACTTTTGTTTATTTTTAACAGATTAACTGTATTGAATGTAAATTCAATTTTATATAAATTAAATTGAGTTTATCCTGATATATTGAAAAATTTCTGAAGCATGATTTAATTATCATTCAAAACTGACGACAATTTCTACCTTTTCCTTTTTAATACTTTTTGTAGCAGATATCGAAAGCTCTTCGCGCTTTTTACGAGTTTTATTTTTATCAGCTTTTGAATTCGGTTCAGTTATTGTCGTCGCCGATTGAGTGTCGCAAATGTCACAATCTTCAGATGCAGTTGACGTTGAAGACAATGATGAGCGCGAATGTTTAGATGTGCTATTTCTTGAATTCATATCATTTTCAATGGCTTGATAATTTTCTTCAATGCAATGAACAACATCATTTTCAATTGCCCATTTGAAAAAATTCAACTGTCCTATGGTTGTTTGTATAAAGGTACCATCTTTATACGGAATTGTAATTCTTTCCCAACGACAAAATGGATCAAAACGCTTTTTAGAGTATGCTTTTAATTTCAACTTGTAATCCACATATACTTTAAATCTTCTCGATGTATTTTGGATTGTATAAACTGTATAAAACTTTTTAGCATAGTTTGTTGCAAACCAGTCGATAATTCGAAGAGATATTTTGGAATGACCATTAATTATTTTAAGCATGGTATCCAAATTATTTCCTTGTTCATAAAACTTCAATAAATTTTTCAGCAGTAAATTATTTTGAGTAGTATATATGCCGCCGCTTCCGTTACCATTATTTTCAACTGAAGCAAATTGTGTTGATGTTGTTACAGTTTCACAAATGCTCATACCGGAACTCATTTTTTTTATAATTGGAATTGAGTTGAATGTGTAGATTTATTAGTTAATTTTATTAGTTGTTTACTACTTAATTTTATGCGTTTGGTTTATATCCTTTTTTTCAATTTAAATAATTTAATTTAATTGAAAAATAATAATTTATTATTATTATTGCCTAGATTATTACAATAACCACCCCCACCATGAAATCCACAAGTCAAACCAGTCCTCATTATTATCATTGCTTTTTTTTTCAGCTATTGCAATTTTATGATGCATTTTTGTCTCTTTTTTTATGTACTGTGTATGTATGATAATTAATAACGTTGTTTATATATGTCAATTTTTATTTTAATTATTTAATTATTTTAATTATCCAACTTTTTTAAATTTCAATTGTTTTCCATATTTGAAACGATCGCTATCCATTGTTCCTCTTTTTAAATTACATTCTAGACAACAAATAACAACATTATCAGCATTGTGTCCGGCATCATTTTCAATTCTATCCAATGTCCATTGGCGTTTAGAAAGAATATTTTCATAAATAAGTTCGCACCCGCATTTACAATAGAAACATTTTAACTTGGAACATAATAATTTTTCTATTAGTTCTTCGAGAGAAATAAATGTATCTTTTAAATAAATGTCTTTATCGGTATCTTGTCTTTTATATCCAGATAATTTTTTAGTAATTTCTTTTATGTATATTTCACGATTTTCAATTACATCATTATCCAAATTCATATACAATTTCGATACAACGCCGAATTGGTGCGAGTGTGTAAAATAATGGTCAGGTAAATTCCATTTTTCGCACGCGGCGCGTTTCCTGTAATAATTTAGATTGCCGATATCATTCACATCACTTGCATTACTGGTTTGAGTTTCATTTATTAATAATAGTCCACATATATTTTTTTTACCACTTATATTTATATTTTTTGTTGATTCCATATATATTATATTTTATAAAATTTATATTAATACTATTACATATTTTACTTGTATATTTTACAATAAATTATATAATAATCAATGTTTCAAACTAATATTATAATTACCATTTAAATTATATAACTGCCATCTTTTATTATTTTTATATTTTCTTAAAGAGGTAAATGCGCGTTTCAATTGGTCTTCATATTTATAAAATACCTTGTATACTTTGGAATACTTTATTTTTGCCCAAGTTGTTATTTCATTCATATTAGAAGCAGTTATAAATGAATTAGGTTCTATTTTTCCAATTTTCCAATTATTATCGTCAAAAATTATTTTAGTAAAAAATTCCACATTCAATTTATGTGATATACTGTTTAATCTTGTTATATTATTTGAATTTTGTAAATAAGTATAACAAGAAAATAAAAAACTTTTTATAAATTTTGAAGGAATACAAATTAATGTACAATTTATTCCATTAAATTCATGACCATCATAGCACCAATAACGTAAATCTTCCTTGTCATACAAACTTGAAATATCAGGATAAGGAAACAAGTGTAAAAAATCAGATCGAGTTAAAATTATATACTCATAATTTTTTTCAAATATGTCACCAAATGTTTTACCGATTTCATACCAGTTATAATATATATTCAAACTTGAAATTTTTATATAATTGTTATTTTTTAATAACTTATTGTAATTAATAAATATTTTAGTAACATCAGGCGATTCATACATTATCTTATTTTCGGTTTTTAATAAATCTATATTTTTATCAATGTCTGTTCCTGTTTTTTGAACCATCACAAAAAAATCTGCTTCTAAAGGTTCTAATAAATTTTTATATAAGTTTACTATTATTTCATTTACAGAACGTAATTGTCCCCACATGCATACAGCGTATTTTTTTTTCATTTGTATATTTTTATTATATTATAAAATATTTAGTTAATTATAACATAATTAATTTATTAATTAAATATTTATAAAATATTATATTTTCATAAGTATATAACGATAAGTATACATAAAATGAATTTGTTCAATTCGCTATTTGGTCCTCTGACTCGTGAATACTGTTTGTATTATTATGGGTTTTCCATTTTCTTCTACGTTGTGTTTGTTTTTGTCACACTTTTCTCATTATACAGTCTTTTAACCAAGAAGTTTAGCTTCGGTTTATTGCTTGGGTTGTTTATGGGCTGCTTTACTTATTTCTTGGCATATTTTGTCTCCCGCCTTTCTTATTCAATGTGTGTTGGTAGTTTAGCACCTTCTTCATCTCCGCTGCATTTTTTTGATTAATTTAAAGGGAATCTCCCCCTCTTTATTGAAAGGAGGGTTTTTTCCCTTGAATTGATTCTAAAATAGTATTTATAAAATAGATTTAAACTCTATTTTATAAATATATTAAGGTGAACCAAGTAAATCAATTTAAGCAATCCATATTTTATGATGACTTCTGAAAGTTCTGAAAGTTGCGCAGATGTTGCTTCTACAATAACAATGATGGAATCTAATTCCAAAAAAAATCATGATAACACAGACAACACAGATAATAATGTAGACAATGCAGGTAATGTTGTTGGCGAGGAATGCGACTGCATTGAATTGAGAAATATTAAATATAAATCCATGTTGTTGAAAAAAACAAGTCCAAAACAAATCACAAAACATAATTTAAATATTGATGATTTTTTAGAAAAGGAACGAACACAAAATAAAGAAGACCATTGGGTAAAATTGGATAAATCAATGAAAATAAAAAAAATGAGCGCATTTGTAGAAATATATGCGAATGAGAATGTTTTATGCGCTAAAGACAAGGTTTCTCTTTATGACTTTCTAACTTCTAGCATTGAACAGAAAAAATTGGTTAAAACAAAAGAAGTAGTTTATGACAAGTTGACAGGAACAATTAAATCGATTCCGTGCCTGGTACATTGTCCTGCTTCTGTAAAAAAATTCACTCTTAAACGATGTGAAAAAAGACAGTCCACGTTGAAATCTCTTGCTCCCAAAAATAAAGTAAAGGCGGCAAAACAATCCTCGTCATCCTTGTTGGCGGCGGCTAAATCATTAGAGGTGCAGCCACCATTGTCTTCATTTGTCGAGACTTGAATTGTTACTTGTTTATCACCTTGTTACATTATTAAACATTCATAAGTTTGTTTATTTTTTCTGTAAGCTCCATCACACTTTTCTTAATAAATGCAATATCTTCCGACATTTGTATCATTTGACTATTTTGATTTTGACCATTTTGAATGCTGGGTTTACTTGTATTTTCATGTGTGTTTATTTTTTTGAATTTAGTCATAAGAGCATTTAATTCTAATGTTGCTTCTACTTCTTTTTCTTCTACTTCTATTTCTGTTGCTGTTGGCTCGTGTTCGGTTTGAACATCATTGAAACTCACTTTTTTTTTACCATCTGTTGCTGTTGCTCTTGCTGTTGTGGTGGTATGATTTTGAAAGTCTGCATTCGGATTCGGATTTATCCATTTTTCTGCTATATTCTTATCTTCTTTGCCCGTTGAATTAATCAGCTGTTCTAGTTCACGCTCTCGTGATGCTAGCGTTTCTGCCAATAACCTCTCCATATCATCTCCTATTGGTTTATCATAAACATCGTCTGAAAATTTAATTTCATCAGGTTTTCTTAATTTTATGATTGAGGACATTTCTTCTTCTTTTTTTTTAAGCTCCATATTGAATGCAGACTGTCGTTCTTTTTGAATATCTTCCGCCCTGTATATTGTTTCAAGTTGGGGAATTTGTTGCTGTTTTTTTTGGTCTGTTGTTATTTTTTTATTCTCCTCAGCCATTAAGTTGTCTAATTTTTTACAAATTGCATATACGGCTTCTTTATTCATCACATTCAAATCAATGGATTGATTCGTTTTTTGGAAAGATTCATTCATTTCGTTTAGAGTTGTTTCAAACATGACTTGAACTTTTTTCAGAGATGCATCAGGTACACCATTGAACTTCCCACCACCATGCAAAACGCTCCACAGTAATCCTTTATTTTCAGTGCTTGTAAATGTGGACAATTGTGAATTTGAACTCAAGTTCATTAGTTTTGTATATATTTTATTTTATATATTTTATAATAAAATATTACGACTACTCTTTATTATAATTTATTTATTATTTTATTTGGTTAGATAGAATTACATTATCTATACTTTTGTTAAATAAAAATTGAAAAAATTAAAAATTTATGTTGTTGTATAAATAAACCGTAAACAAAATGGATTCTTGCAGTCATTTGATAATTGCACCTGTTAGTAGAAGAATAAAAAGTAACAGCTACATTGACTATAACGAACAGCTTCAACTCTCAAAAATGGATAATTTTGAATGGTTGTGGGATGACAGCGAACACAATACAGCCCAACAAGGAGAATATTTTGCATTTTATTTTCACGGAATAAAAGTTGTTATTCATAAAATTAAAAGTATAAGACCCCCTTCAGAAAGGCCGCCTAGTTGGGCAGAAAATGATGGACAACAAAATAGACAAGTGCTAGTATTATCTGCCCCATTAAAAGAAATTGGTTGGAATGAATGGCAACGTTTGAATGGACCACAGTGCAAGCAGTGCACTTTTAGAACAGACTTATTGTTAAGAAGAACAAGAAGACCTTTACTACATTACATGCTGATTATGATGGAATTTGGAAATTTGAACAAAGATTAAATATAATATATTTACCCTACCGTCCCTATTAATGTCGTTATTTTAAGAACAAAGTATTGAAGCAAGTATTCGGTCTTGCACTCTTGTATGTGGACAATATTTTCAATAAAATTTAAAAAAACTGAATTTATATATTGTGGATGTTGCCGTATAATGTAGTTTAAATAATTTTTTATTATATTTTTACGCTCAATGTTGTAATATAAACTTATTTCATTTAGTTTTTCAATAATTATAGATGATTTCTCGCGCGATTTAAATAGCTGGGTAATGCTTTCCCATACCTCATTTGTAATTACGTGACAGTTATGAATAAGATGTTGATTTGCTTGCATATAGTTTATCATGCTTCGAATGTCGGAATTGAAATGACGCTGAATAGATAATAAAATATTTTCATCAACATTTAATTTTTCAGCAATATTAATTTTTTTCAAAAAGCAAAGAATATTTGATTCAGGTAGTTGGTTAAACCGCATTCGCACAAACTCGGTTTGCAGAGCTTCATCTATCCTGCTAACGTAGTTGCAAATTAAACAAAATCGAACATTTACAAGGTTATTATAATTGTTCAATAAATATCTTAGCGCTGTTTGCGCATTCTTTGTCATGTAATCCACTTCATCTAAAATTACAAATTTCATCCCTTCTCCAAACATTGATTTTGATGTAACAAATCCATTTATTTGGTTTCGAATAATGTCAATTCCTCTTTCATCAGAAGCATTTAGGTGAATCATTAATCCCTTATTTTTTTGATGGTATTTTTCTTGGTATGCATTTACAAGATTTATAATGGTGGTCGTTTTTCCGGTTCCCGGAGGACCATACAATAATAAATTCGGAAAATAATTGTGTTCAATAATTGATAAAAGTATTTTTTTATTTATATCATCTAGCACAATATCGTCAAAATGTGTAGGTCTATATTTTTCAACCCATGGAGTTGAACCATTTACATCTGCACATACACACGTACTACAAATCATAATATATAAGATATAAGTAATTAATTAATTAAAAAGGCAATTATTTGGTTGTTTTTATTATTAGTTGTTATTAATTTTAATGTTTATTATGTTTTTTACGTTTTATTTATTATAAATAAATTGAAGTTATATGTCATAATAGTTGATGGAAGATATAACGACGCCGCCTACGTTTGCACCACCACCACCACCAATGCCATCACAGTCAAATACAGCTGGATATTTAGAAATTGTATTAGGACCGATGTGGTCTGGGAAAACATCGGCTTTATTGAAGATTTACAGGCAGTATTCGTTCTGTAAATCGAGAATTTGCGTAATAAATTATGAAGCAGATGTTCGATACTCTACAACCATGTTATCGACACATGATAAAGAAATGATTCCATGCATACTGGGGTTTTCCATGGAAGAAATTATGAAAACTCACAAGGATGAAATTGAAAATAGTAATGTTATACTGATAAACGAGGGACAATTTTTTAGTGACATTGTACCCTTTACAATCAAAATGGTTGAAGAAGAAAGAAAAAAAGTATACATCTGCGGGTTAGATGGAGACTTTAAACGAGATAAAATTGGAAACCTTCTGGACCTGATTCCCATGTGCGATAAGATGACCAAATTGCACGCACTGTGCAGTCAGTGCAAAGATGGAACACTTGCACCGTTCACGTTTAGAAGCACGTGTGAGACAGAGCAAGTTTTAATAGGAAATGACATTTACATGCCTCTGTGTAGAAGTTGTTACAATGTGGAAACAAAACGTAAAATGGAAGAAGGGTCAAATATTTGAAATAAACTTTGAAAGTGTCTCAACTGTTATCTTTAGTTGTGTTTATTTTAATTTTATCCTTTAATTGTTTCGTCTCACCTTGTGGTTTTTGTGAGTTTTGTGAATCGCTGTTTTTACATTTTTTTTATTTTTATTTGGTGTTGAATGCAATCGCCGTTTTGAATGCGTAAAACGTCTATTATACGGGCTTGGACTTGGGCTTGCCGTTGTCAAAGTTCTAGGACTCTTTTTTGGACTTCTACTTGGGGTGGCCGCGACTGGAGTATTTTTGCGTTTTGAATAAGATGGCGAGTGTTTATCAATGCTGTTTAATTTTTCGTTGAAGTTTGCTGCAGCTTTGCCCTTTAATGCTTTATGTTTATGCTTTTCAATCGGATTATAATTTAAAAACCATTCTTCATACTCGCGCGTGCCCTTTTTATTTTTCAACTTTTCAAACATGTGAGCCTTTGCATCTTTGATATCTTTTAGGGTAACCTGCTTACCGATGCACGGATTCGAAAATCGTTTAAATATTCCTTCATTTTTGGTTAATTTATCATACTGTAAATCATATATATATTGACTCATGCAAAGTAGGCGGTCTCTATCATAATATGGTCTATCAATGTAAAGAAATAGCAAATAAAAACTGAGAATAGTGTCTGTTGTTGCAATGTGCACATCTTTTCCGTTTATTTTAACCACATTATAATTGTGACACGCACCGGGAGACGGCTCATATATAAACGCAACAGTTCTACCATCGACTATTAGTTCATAATGAGAAGAAACGTGTTCTCCAAATTCTTCGCGCTTTTCTATAACGACGCTTTTGAAATCTCCAGTCTTATCCAGAACCTTTTTTATTTTACTGGCAGATTTTTCTGCATGTTCAGACAATAAATCGAATGACGGCATGCTTGAATATAAGACAGGTCGTTCCGTTTTTTTTAAATGCTCTGAAAATAATGAACACGCATATCCTCCAAAAAATACGAGTTTTTCAGAAATTGCTTCATCCCGTATCAAATCAAATATTTCTATTTCTTTTTTATTTGGAGATAATGACGATTCTTTTGCATTTTTTAAACAGTTTTCACCTTTCAGCTGATAATTTTTATTGAAACGCATTAATCGACTGTAAACTTTCTCCCATCGAGACACATCGCCATCTGGACGAGAGAGTTCTAAATACATGGACATTCTTAAAAAATTAACGGGCGCATATAATATTCCATTCTTCTCAATTGTTTCACGCATTAAACTCTTAAATAATTCCGGCTCTATAAATGTGATATCTGCAACACCAATAAAATTCACAAATACTTTATATGTTCCCGTGTGCATTCCCGATTTTGCTTCAACATCACTAAATCCTTTACTGTAAAATATATCGGCAAGTTCTTTTGCATCGTCTAATGAATTCGGAGAGAAGAAATCATAATCAGGAATCTCTCTAGTCATATCATAGAATTGGTCTTTTTTGGGAAGAATATTATTTATCGCAGTTCCTCCATAACAAATTAGTTTTTTCTTTACTAGAAATTGTTCGACAATTGAAACTATTTCTTTTATTGTTGGATTACTTACCAATTTTTCACCTTGTTTGGCTTCTATTTCTTTTTGAGATTTCTTCAAAATTTCTAGAGCCCTCTTTTCTTTGCTTTCACTCATCTAGATATTGTACCACTTCTTATATTATATATACTATTATATAATATATAATTATATAGTTAAATTAACTAAAATAAATAAATGAAAAAATATATACATTAAAGTGAAGGGGGTAAAGAGGAACAATAAGTTCCCTTTAGTAATAAGTAATTAATTATTATTATTATTTTATAATTATATATAATTATATATTAATAATAATAATTTTTATAAATTTATTTGAATAAATAGAATAATGAAATCATTTTTAAATGGAGCCGCTCCAATTAGCGCATTATTTTCATCAAATAAAGAAGCATTTAGTCTTTCATCTCCATTTTCTTCTTCTACCGATGCATCCGGAAACCCTGTAACCGATGCATCAGGGGGAATGTTTGACAGTATGAGCAGCATGTTTTCTTCTTCATCAGATGCATCTGGAAATCCTACAACCGACGCATCTGGAAACTCTACATCATCAGGGGTATTCGGAAGTATGAGCAGCATGTTTTCTTCTTCTTCTACTGACGCATCCGGAAACCCCACAACTGACACATCCGGAAACCCCACAACTGACACATCCGGAAACCCTACAACTGACGCATCGGGGAATCCAGTAAATACAAACCCATCTATTACAACATATGCTGCATTTTTTAAAAGTTTATTCTACTTATTTATCCAAATTTGCGTGATTGGATTTATTGGAGCATCATTTTTGTGTTTAGTGAAAATGAATAGAACAGATTTGACAAATTATATGCCTTCTGATATTAACAAATATCCTTATTGCACTCCAGATGGAACTCAAGAATTCGGTGTTGAAGGAGACCCAATATACTCATACGGATTTCCGTATAATTTATATTGTGACTCAAATGATGATGAAAAATGTTCCAAAACATGCCGAGTTATAAAAAATGAGTTGCGAGACCCTGATGCGTTTGTTGAATATACGCCATTTGCTTTTTGGCTGTCTCTTTCTATGAAGAATACGTATGCAACATTTCGAGCATTCATTAAAATGATTTGCATCAAAATGGGCAATTTATCAGGACAAAATCAATATGATACATATGGAGTTCTTGAAAATATCGTGATGCTTTTTGGAGTATTACTAGTCTACATTCTCATATTATATGGCGGATTCATTGGGTTTTTTATGACATATGCATTTCAATTTTACAATAGTGGATTTCTAATGAGCGGGTTTGCATGGACTCTTGGGTTGTTTTTAATATCATGGATACCGCCATTTTTTAACTTTTTTGGTTTTATACTTCAAGCATTAATACTGTTTTTGTGGATTCCTTTTACACAAAATACAAAATACGTGGACTCAACAAAAAATACCAAGGTTGTTTTTGAGATATTCAAAAGTAAAAAAAATCTACTCATTGTGTTATTCAGCATTGGAATGGTGATGAATGCATTCAAATACTTGACTGCCTATGAGCCGGTCTATGTTTTAGTAGCTGTTGCCATGTTTTTATTTAATATGTATGCATTCAACTCATCTAAAGACATGCCCGTTTAATATATTAACCGGTATTAATCAATGACTTCTTCAACGCCATTTGTAAGCGTTTGCACACCAACTTTTAACAGAAGACCATTTTTTCCAACAATAATCAAATGTTTCGATAACCAAACCTATCCAAAAGACAGAATGGAATGGATTATTGTAGATGACGGCACAGACAAAATTGAAGACATTGTAAAAGACCATCCGCTTGTAAAGTATTTCAAATACGATGAAAAAATGCCCTTGGGAAAAAAACGCAATATTATGCACCAAAAGGCGCGCGGTTCAATTATCGTTTATATGGATGATGACGATTATTACCCACCGGAACGTGTTTCTCATGCGGTGGAAATGCTTCTAAAAAATCCGGAAGCATTGTGTGCGGGAAGCAGCGAAATGTATATTTATTTCAAAGATTCGGACCAAATGATACAGTTTGGCCCTTATGGTCCTAACCACGCAACTGCTGGCACATTTGCTTTTCGAAAAGAATTATTACGCGAACATAAATACAATAATGATGCATGTTTGGCAGAAGAACGTGAATTTCTGAAGGGGTACACGGTTCCATTCGTTCAGCTGGACCCGATGAAAGTAATCCTGGTTTTTTCACACCGTCACAATACATTTGACAAACGCACTTTGCTGAATGACCCTTTCAGTCACGTTATGCAGGTGTCTGAAAAAACGGTTGGTGATTTTGTAAAGGATGCTAACATCGCCGAGTTTTTTATGAATCTTGAAAATGTTCTAATTGACTATCCACCCGGAGAACCTGAAATGAAACCGGACGTCATTAAAGAAACTAAAATATTATTAAAAAAAAAAGATGAAATGAAAAAAAATGCAATTGAACAACACCGGAATCAACAAGAACTCAAAAAAAAACAATATGATAAAATTTCAGAAACAAATCCTGAAATTTTTCAACGTATTCAATCACAACAACAAGAAATCCACGCTTTGCAACATGAGAATGAGTCGCTTCAAAGTCAATTACGCCAATTGAAAGAACTTTATTCAAAGACGATTCGAGAGAATATGGAATTAAAAAAAAAATAAACATCAGATTTATAAAAATATGAGAATTTTCATAATTATTTCTAAATATTATATATTTTATAATCGCTAAGAACCATTTCACGAAGTGTTTCGGCAGTGGAATACTTTGGAAACCAACCCAATTCATTGTATGCCTTCTCGCTATTCCCCAAAAGAAGTTCAACTTCGGCTGGTCTAAAATATTTCGGATTGACACGCACCACCACATTTCCATCAATGCTGCCCACTTCATCTAACCCTTCACCAGACCACTCTATTTTTTTTTCAAACACATCAAATGACATTTGAATGATTTCGCGAATGCTAAATGTGGTACCGGTACTTAGAACATAATCAATCGGTTTTTCCGCTTGTAGCATTAGCCACATTCCATATACATAATCTTTGGCATGTCCCAAGTCGCGTTTACTATTTAAATTACCTAAAGACATGTGTTCCTGCTTGCCTGCAATAATTGCTGCAACGGCAAGCGTAATCTTACGACACACAAACGTTTCTCCGCGTCGTGAACTCGTATGATTAAAAAGAATACCGTTGCAAGCATACATTCCATAACTTTCACGATAGTTTTTAACCATCCAATAACCGTATAACTTGGCTATTGCATATGGACTTTGTGGATTGAATGGAGTTGTTTCGCATTGAGGCATTTCTAAAACTTTTCCAAATAATTCACTAGTTGATGCTTGGTAAAATCGTATTTTGTCTTTAAGACCCGTTTTAAGAATCGTTTCTAATAAACGTAATGTTCCCAATGCGTCAACTTGACCGGTATATTCTGGAACTTCAAAACTCACCTTTACGTGACTTTGAGCTGCAAGATTGTATACTTCTAGTCTTTTAAATTCGCGACCTTGTTCAGTAATAATTGTATTGAATACATTTTGTAAACTAGTTTGGTCTGTCATATCTCCGTAAATCAGTTTTACTTTTGAAAAAAGATGGTCGATTCTTTCAGTGTGAATGCTGCTATGACGACGTATAATGCCATAAACAATATAGTTTTTTTCAAGCAAAAGTTCAGCCAAGTAACTACCATCTTGTCCTGTTATACCAGTAATTAAAGCAATAAATGTCATTCTATTTTATTTTATATATTCTTATCCATGCATACATTTATATGTTTTATATTGTAATATTTAATACTAATTTCAATAATGCAAATATAATTTTATACGTAAAATATAATATTATATTTATATAAATTAGATACTTATAAAAATTTTGCAATGACAGGAAGAACAACTACTCCAAAACAAAATGCTCCATTAAACTTTAGGACATCAAACTCGTTGATAACAACAAGAGTACCACATTATGCCACAAAAACAGCAACAGCAAACAGCATTGTTCCTGGGTTACATCGTCCAAACACCAACGGCGTTCCGTCAAATATACACCAGCATGATTTTGAAGGTCCTGAATTCAAAGCTCGACCCATAAAACATTGGAGGCGACAACTAGTTCCTACATCAGTTAATGTAACAGGTAGCAGTAGCGCACCATCAGGACCTTTACAACCAATTGGGTCATCGGGTCGGCGCAATGCAACCGTCGGACTATTAATGGACCTACCTGGAGCGGTCTCATATGTTGGAGATGCATCGTGCAAGTGTGTGGAGCAACCTGGAAATTCATACACAATTAGCGAACATTTTTTAAAAACACCAAAAAACAAGGGAACTATTGTTGAAAATCAAGGTGTTATTGACAACGGTGACTATGAAATAAATACCGGTATTTATAACACACGATACATTTGCTGCACCCCGCAAAATAATATTATTAAAAGCGCACCCAGTCTTGTTAGCAGAGCATATTATTCAGACACATACGGCTATTTGAAATCCAGGTGCAAAACGTACCAGCAGAATGCATCCATTAATAGAACACCTGGAGTCACATACTTGGGTCCTGACGAGCAGCATATATGGGCAACATCTAGCGCAAATGGGTCCCAGGTTTATCAGACGAATAATATTTACAAACCAAGAGTAAATCCGCATGCGTGTGGCGGCAATTCATCTTCGGGTGCATCTATCGTTATATTTAAACCTAGTAATTACCAGTATTCAGTTCAAGGTGCAGTTGACAGTAGCACGCGAATTGAAAAGCTCAAATTAAACACCATCACCACGAATGCGAATTCGCTAAGAAGTGCATTTGGAAATGAAGCGGCAAGTGCATGCAGGTTTACGGGTAGCGGCGACACGCCATATTTTCTTAAAAATAAATATCAGCCGCCTATATGCAGTGAAACAAACCTAATAGCATTGTACAGACAAAATAAAAGAATATGCAGCTTATAAGGTATTATTATTAGATTATACATTTTGTGGTTCTCAAACGATTGAGTCCTATAACCGTAATTAGTAGTAGCGTAAATGTGTTTACATTATTAGTTTGATTACTAGTTATACTTGGCATAATATGTTTGTACAAGTTTTGTGTAAAACTATCACCATGTAAATTTGTTTGAACTTTAGTTAAAGGGCATCCATTAAATATAATCCATATTATTACTAAAATAATCGGTATGTATACCCCCACCTTCAAATATTTAACGTTCCAGAATGGAATGCTACATATAAATAAAAAAATCAATAAATGCAATGCATAAAGTAAATCCATTTGTTTTATATATGTATAATACATGTATTTTTTTTGTAGTTTAATTTAATAAATAAATTATATTATACTTGTGAAGGAATCACTGTTACAGTATTGTCTAAATAGGGACACTTTATAACATTCGGATTGATGGAAAAACAATTGTATGCCATGTCTTTGTATTGAAATATGTCTTTGTTATCAGTGGTTGGATATACTACAACGCTCCGCTCACTTGGTGAAGATAAATGAATAAATAACATACCGATTAGAAAACTTAAAATAAATAACTTGATTGAAATATATTTCATTTATTTTATAGATTTTTTAAAAATACGAGAATGATATATATAAAATGATAATATTAATTTTTTTATTAATATTATTAATAACATTAATATATAGTAAATAATAAAGTAGTTCAAAATGTTGAATTTCAAAGAATGGATACATAAAGAAAATAGTAAATACATTATATCGATTATCTTGGGTCTTGGTTTAGCGGCATTATTTAGAAAGGCGTGCAAGGATGGCGCCTGCATTCATTTTGAATCGCCACCAATGAAGGATTTAACGAGTGGGAGTGTTTACAAATATGGAAATGAATGTTATAATTATAATGTTTCCACCCAAAAATGTAATTCGGATAAAAAGACTGTTGAATTAAGTAATGGATTGCGTAATATGATATAGTATATTTTTATTATTTATATTTAGAGGAAATAAATAATAATATGAACGATACAACAAGTATAGACGATTTGCCGGGAATTGCCAGTGGTGGTAATGGTGGTGGCGGCGGCGGAATAGTTCAAAATGCTTTGAAGCCTGAAATTCCGCATCAAACTTATTCCCCTAATGTTGTTTCGCAGCAACCACTTCAGCAGCAGCATCAGCAACAGTCGCAAGCACCTGATATGAATGTAAATGAATTTATAGGTGGTTTACAGCGTGCAACCGCGTCCGGAATGACTGCTCTTCCGATTAGAGATGTTCCAAGAAATACGGAAAGTGTGGTGTCAGACGAACAGACAATGCCCAACTATGTTCCAAAAGCGCCTCACGATTATATACGAGAACACCACGAAAATACGCAATCATTTTTAGAGCACCACGAGCGTTCAACAAATCGCGGAGAGTCAATTGATGTGGTATATGAAACGCTTCAAGTGCCGATTTTATTAGCTATACTCTATTTTACATTTCAATTACCGGTTATGCGAAAATATTTGCTAATGTATCTTCCAAGCATTTTCAATAAAGACGGAAATCATAATTTATCTGGACTTCTCTTTATAAGTATTCTATTTTCATGCACATATTATGGAATTAATTTTGTTCTTAGCCAATTTGTGTTAGAATCTGAATAATAATTATATATTTTTACATATTTTGCAAAAGATTTAAATAATCAACACATTTCAGATTATCATGCAGCGGAATAAGTGAAAATAAAAGGCTTTTGGTTATCAGTTTTAGATCTTCTAAATTCATATCAGGATTCAATTTAATAAAATAGTTTTCAAACGCATCAGTCATGGAATATTGATAATTACTCGAAATGTTTTTGTTTTGTAATATTTTATCATAACCAATTATTGATTGATATAATTTTGCCCAGTCATACATAGCATCTCCATAAATAGATAATTTATTTCCTATTTTTCCTCTCATATCAATAAACTTAATTTTCCCAAAATTGTTAATCAAAATATTTGTCATTACAGTATCTCCGTGTATAATTGATATTTTACCTTTTTTATCACTTTCATATTTTTGAAGACCTTTGTATATTTCATCAAATAATGAATCGTTATTTAAAAACTTATAATAATCATATGACTCGTATCTAATTTTTAGTTTATTGGAATAATTTTCATAAATATTGATATGTTTATAATCTTCACTTTCTTTTTCTTGATTATGAATCCGTTGAATCGAGTTCATGACATGTTTTAACATATCAACTGTTAATAACTCCCATAAGTAAAGAGAAGATACTGTTAGTCCGTTTATTTTTTCAATATTATACCATTTATTATTTTGTTCATCATAATCTAAAAGAACAGGAAAAATATCTTTCAATTGTTTCGGGATGTTGTTATAAAAAAATATCTCTCCATCTAATCCTTTTTCTGATTTTTTAACATATGTTTCTATAGATTTCACAGACATGGAATTAAAATTTCTCGGACTAACCGTATTCATATAAAATCCAAGAGCTTTTTCAATGTTGTCATAACAGTTTAATGCTAGATCATCAATATAAACATCGGCATATGGTTTTCCAAAATAGATTTCATCAAACGGGATGTTAAATTTTTCAAGGGTATCAAACGTTATTTTTCCAATATCACAAAAAACTTTTCCTATATTTCCATTATGTGTTTTCATTCTACGTGCTGTATAAATTATAATTGTATGACCAAATGATTTAAGATAATTTAAAATATCTATATTTTTTTGGATTGGTAATACGGATGTGTAATCATTTTTGATTTTAGGAAATGTTACTAATGTATTGTCAAAATCAAAACAAATACGCATAGATTTTATATTTTGAGTATTATCAACACATGATATTTTCGGATAATTATTGCAAAATTGTTGAACTTGAACTGGTGTTCCGAGACAATGCCAATTTGAAATATTGATGTTTGACGTTTTGAAACTAATTCCGTCTTTAATCATTTCCTTGATAACATTGGAAGTGTAGTATTCACCCTTCTGTTTTATTTCCATATCCAATATTTTTTGCGTATATTGCAAAAGTGTCTTATAAGAAGAAAATCCATAAGCACCGGTGCATGAAAAATTAGATATCTTTTCCTTTTCTACGATATCAATAACTGTATCACCATTCAGTTTAACATATGAATAAATTGGATTATCGTTCAAGTCATCAAAAGTTATAATCTTATTTTCATAGTTCCATAACTCAATAACATCAATGCTGTAAAAATTATCTGAATCTAAACATAAAATTGGAGTATCTTTACATGTTATTTTTTTTAAAGCAATATTTATTGTTTCTGCTGCGCCGTGTGTATTTTTTTCCAAATTTAAAAATTTGAATTTTAATGTAGGATAGTGATTCTGTAAAATGTCTTCGATTCGGTAATTATAATATTCAGGATTATAAGGTATGTAAATGTATTCTAAATCATTCTTTTGTTGGTTTTTAATAAAGTCGATTAAATAATATAGAATGGGTTTGCCTAAAACATTTATTAATGCTTTTGGTGAGGTGTATCCATTTTTTTTGAATCTATCTCCCGTTCCGCCGAGTGGTATCAAAATAATCATCAATTTGTCTTACTATTAGTTTCTTACTATTGTATAAAAAGATAAAAAAGCAACTACATTGTTTTCATTTAAAATATAATTTACTTCACTCAACTTTTCAATATAATGTTTAATATAATGTGCTGAGCAACGGGAACAACCGCATTTACAGCATTTTGCTGTTATATTATTTGAGCATATTTTATGAAAACCACTCAGTAATCTGCCAGGAAATAAATAAAAATTGTCACAAATAAGATGGGGTTCTTCTAAAACAGAAACTAAATTAAATTTTTCAAAATCAATAACGCTTTTATGAAAATCTTTATTAAAAATCAAATCAAACCGAGTACAAAGAATATGATCATATGTGTTATTACTATTGATGCAGAATTCTAATGCATTTTTCAACTTTGTATTTCTACTAAACAATTTGCTATTTTCACTTTCAATAAATTCATAAGCAATTGGATTAAAATCAGCTAAAATCTGCTTTTTATTGTCTTCACTCATTTCATTCGTTGAAATAAAAATATCAATATCATAACCTAAATCATTGAAATAATTAAATATTCGTTTTTTATAATTATTTATCGATAGTTTATAATCTATATTAACAAATCTTTTCTGACTCTTATGATAATAAGACTCCTTAGAATATCCAAATAAAATTAGTGCCAATTTTTTTTTCATTTATTATATGTTTATATTTTATTTATTCCAAAGAATTTGAACCATTATGTCCGCAATATTCGGAACATATATGTTCAAATGAATAATCAATAATTCCATGTGTATTAATAAATTTTAATTTATTTTTATTAAAATGATAAACAATAGCATCTTCTGGTCTAGTTGTTGGCATAGTGAACTGCAGCTGCTGCACCGCCTCCTGTACCGCCTCCAAAACCCGCCCCTGCCCCCGCCCTGTCCCCCGCCCTGTCCCCCGCCCCTGCCCCCGCCCCTGTCCCTGCCCCCGCCCCTGTCCCTGCCCCCGCCCCTGTCCCTGCCCCCGCCCCTGTCCCTGTCCCCTCTGCGCCCCCGTCAGTAACTCACATTGTTTTTTTTGATTGTAGTATTCCACTAAATATGATTCATAACTATCGTACAATGAGATAAATACATCTATATGTTTATACTTGAAAACAAACCATTTATCATCATTACCGTAATTTCCTGATGTATGACCAACGATAACATCAACTTCTTCTATTTTTTGCTTAAGTAAATCTAGATTTATATTTAAACCTATATCTATTCTTGATAATAATATCACGTCGTCTTCCTGATATTTTTTACTATTTTTAACAAGTTCAAGACTAGTTTTTATGTTATAAAAAAACGAGAATATTCTGTAGGGTTGTTGAAAAAACTCATTGAATCTTGGGACATTTAATTTTAAATATTTATCAATGTGTTTCTGTTTTTCATATGGATATAAAACTATATTTGAAGATTCCCCATATTTTTTTTGTATACTCTCGATAGTTATTTTATCTTCTGGTAAATTCTCATTTCTAATAGTAGGAGTAAAAATATAAACGTCTTTTTCTGTGGTTATGTCTATATTGTATGAAAATTTTTCAGAGTATCTAACAAATCCAAAAAAAACAAAAATCATCTTTACTTAATAATAATATAAAAAAAATTTTTTTTGTTTTTTTTAGTTTTTTTGGTTTTTTATGGGTGTGATACGGTTTTACCACCACCCAGACTGTTCGGTTGATTGGGCGTTTTGATACCTTCTTTTGATTCCGCCTAAAAGCACCAGTGGTGAAGGGAACACGGCGGTGGTGGGGATTGTGGTGGGGATTGCGACTGCGATTGTGATTTTGCGTGTAAACGTGATGACATTCTTCGTGGTAAAATGATTCGGGTTGGGGTGTGGGATGAAATCGCCGTTGCTGGTTTTCGTCATGCGTTCAATGCGAATTGATGTTGGCGTCACATTTACGATACGACCATACTCGCGCACACCCTTGCTGATGAACGAACAAACCTCTCCAACGTGTTCGTTAGCCTGTCTTGAAGTTGTAATGCGAGTATAAGCTGTCGCCATTGTATTCTTGTGTTCCTTGTTGTTGTAACCTGATAAGTATTTGAATACATTTTGAATTTTCAATTTATATTTTTTACAGTGTAAAAACCATGTAATATTTATGAAAAAAACAAAAACTAAAATGAAATGAATTGTTTTTATTTTTTAAAATAATTATTTATATTTTCTATTTTCTCTCTTCTCTCTAATTCTTAACTCCTAAACCCTTTCGTACTATGCATAATTTGATTCGCGTTTGATTCTGAAAATCCTTCTCTACCGTTTCGTCTTTCTACAAATTCCAAAAATGTATACGGAACATTGTGATATCCATCTGTAAATTTATAAATGTTTTTTATAGAGATGTGACTTGATTGCAATAAATTTCCATCTGGAGATGTATTTATGATTTGGTCATTTACTTTAGAAAATGTAAATCCATCATCCATCATTGAATTTGTTATCTTTTGTAAATCATCAACTTGAAACGCAATGTGATTTATTGTGTCTTTATGTAACATGGTCCAAGCTACATATTGGTTCCAATTGAAAATTTTTAAATAATCATGGTATGAATACATTTCTCCAAAATTAATATTCTTATTTTTTAATAAATTTAATATAGAACCATCATGACATTCGCCTGCATAATATGAACTGAATATACGCAGTGGATATTCTCTTGTGAATTTATTGTACTTATAATATTCATTTGCCTTGACATTGTATTCAGGAAAATGATATACTTCATTTTTCTTTTCATATATAGTGCTATCAAATTTATTCATTCCTTTATACAATGAACGAAATGCAATATGGTCAACGCCTAAAATACTTTTACTATATTTTTCACAAATATTGATAACTGTTTTATTTGTTTTATTAAATGTCGCTATTTTTTGTAATATATTCATTTATTTTGAATAGGTTATAAAAATAAATGATAAAATAATTTTAAAACATTTCTTTAAAACATTTATTTTAAATCATTTCTCTTTTTGTTTTTCTGTTTCTTCTAGACCTTTTTACCGAGCCGAATTTACCTTTTTTCGTAAAATATCCATATTTTTCAAGACGCATTTCCTTCTTTGCTGTATAATGTTTTTTCTTGCTGACAATGTAACCATTTTTACTATACAATAACTTATCTTTAGTGAGCTCACCTGTGGTCATGTAAGCAGTTCCATTTGATACTTGAGTTCTTGATCCACGTATTTTCTCGTACGTATTTCCTTTAATGTTGTAAAGACCTGTTTTTTTATCTCTCGTATATCCCATTTTGTATTTTTTTGTATACTATATAATTATACAAAAAAATAATGTTTTGATAATTTATTCATTTTTATTTATTTTTATCATTTTCATTTATCTCTCTTCTCTCTTATTTAAGAAATAAGAAACAAGGGAGAGGTTAAAGGAGAACCGTAGGTTCTCTTTATTATGCCGGATACAGTACCTTTTTTTGACTTTCATCAAAGGATTTAAAATATTTCTTATAATTTTTGATAACATATTCCACCGTCTTGTCTTTCGCCTTTGGATATAAATACACTTCATACGCATCTTGTGACATATTTGACGAGAGAACAGCGATAATATTTCCATCATCATTAAATGAATCATATATTTTACGTATTGTTACTTTTCCAGTAGGCATGGTGAATATTTTATAGTCGCCATTTTTTTCAATTAGTACAACTTTCTCTCCAGATGCTAAACTTTGCCATAATTCTTGTAATGGTTTATTTTTACCCCAAACAGTGTTTGGGTCTGCCTCCATTTGTAATACGCGAATTGATTTTGATTTTGATTTGATTTTCTGAGTCTTAGAGTTAGAGCCCATCTTTTGCCATCGACGAACGCCCAGTTTATTTGTTACAATTATCCACTTATTTCCATCATTGCCTTTTTTAACGGTTCCTTCTTTGAACAGTGTTGCACTTTTAGATGGTCCTTTTCTAGTTGACATCTATATATATATGTGTATTATTGTATATATAGATATTTTTTTAATTTTTTTTATTTAATGAGAACGGCGAGATTTACGCGATGAACTGCGACGAGTGCGCCCTTTGCTAGATTTTTTGCTAGATTTAGATTTATCTCCGACAAAAACAGAACCAAATTTTCCGTTTCCAATTGGAACCCAACCGGCCTTCTTAAGACGATTTTCGCGCTTTGCAGTGGCATGTTTGCGTCTTGAAACAATCCTGCCATATTTATTGTACATGAGACTGCTTTTCGTTAATCCGCCAACAGTTTTATAAGCAGTTCCGTGCATCACTTGGGGCCTTGACCCCCTAACGACAGAATAAGAATGTCCGGAAATATGATACGCGCCATTGGCACCTTTTTTATGACCCATTGTTATAATTGTTTGTTATATAATATAAAAAGAAAAAATTATAATTCAATATTTTCTTTTCAAACAAGCATTATTTATTTTCCTAAATACAAAATATTTGTACATTATCAACATCTTGAAAAACAAATTGTTTGTGGACCTGCAACTGCCGGACCTACACTACAATTTTGATAAGGAACATACTGATTGGTTGACGAGTAACCTGGTCCCGAACCACCAGGACATCCTGCCCATTTCCCGAAAGCATTCAAAGGTTTATTTGCAAACTGAAAACGTCCACCACCTTGAAACCTGGACGTATTTATAATAATTGTGTTTCTTACATATCTTGGCACTAGACTCATGTTTGCATCATCAATGTTATATTGAAATACTGGTAGAGGACATTTACCTCTACACAAACTTCTACCTTTAACGTATACCATTTTATTTTATATGTAAAATGTATATATTATAATATTATTTCTACATTTATCGGAATTTTAATTGTAGAAATAATTTTGAGTTTAATTCACGAAAAAACACTTTCCGCTACGCGCATGCATCATCTACATCTAATTTATCACAAAAAGGTTTTTTACAAACTCTACAATTTGGTCTATCAAAATCAGATAATGACTTAGTAAAATATAAATTATGTTTAGATAAGAGATTTTCACCTTTCAAATAAATAGCCATATTTCTTTTTTTAACATGATAACGGTATTTATAAAAAATTGGCACAGATGTAATTCCAGTATTATTACTATTTTTTAATTTAAAATTATTAACAGTTAGAATTTCATTTAAAATAGTTGACGTACATAAAAAATCGACTACCTCAAATTTTTCTAGAAGACAATATTTTATAAATTTACTAATTAAAATTTTAAAAACATTATCATCTTTTAGACTTGTTTTACCTGGTAAAATTTCTAATATTCGTATACCAATATTTCTAGTGACTGTTTCTTCTTTTCGCCAAATTATATATCCTTCATTTGTATTTCCATTAATATAATATTCATAATACTTACTTTGAATAAATCGCCACTTGAAAAAATTAGAATTTTTATAAATAGATAATAAATTATATTTAATACTAAATTCAATCCATAATTCTTCTAATATATTACACAGGTTATCATCAAAATTTATATTTTCTAAAGGCATTGAATCATTTTCTTTTACTTTTTTTATCCATTCATATATTTCATTTTTTGAAGCATCAGTGTCTATTATTAAATTTTCATAAGAATATTCTAAAGCTATAACATAACAAGGTATTTCATGTATTACATGAAAACCTATATTTTTTAAAACTTCCATTGATGTATCAACTATTAAATTAGAGACTAATATAGAGTTACTGTTATCCATTAAATAATTTATTGGATCAAGTGAACTAGATTTAGATTCTTTTTTATAATTCCAAATCATTATTTCTTTTGATTTATCAAATTCCAATTTTGAATTACTGATAGTTTGTAAATATATATCTAATGAAAATAATACACCTAAAACTTTATAATCATTTTTTAAAAGTTTACTTCTAGTATGTAATATGTTTATTATATCAGTCTTTGTATCTGTATATCCTTTCAAATTCCATCTCAAAATTTCCTCATCTAAAAATGCAAATTTTTTACTATACATTTCGATTAAAAATTCATTCACTTTATCAAGTTCTGTATTGTTATTTATTACTGAAATATTATAGTATTCTAAATTTTTACTACTATTATTATCAATTTTATCAATTGATATACTACTACTACTGTCATTATTATTAGTTATGTTAAATATTCTTCCACAAAAGATATCAATAGGGACTATTTCATTACTTTTATTATAAAATATTTTTATTGTAAAATGGTTAGAAAAATTTGGATATTTATTTTTAAGTATACCAAGTAACATTACCATTTTTATAGATGAAAAATTTTCAATTATATGAAATGAATTTATATGATAATCATTACAAAATAATGAATCTAATACAAATATTTTTATATCTTTATTAATATCATTAGTAACATAATTAGTAACATCAACATCATTAGTAACATCATTATTATTATTTATTACCTCATTTTTTTCATCAGACTTAAGATTTTTTTCAGATATATTATATTTTACATCTGTACCAAATATATTATCATCATTACAATTTATCCATTCTGGATAATTATCTATTTCATTATTTATATTATAAATATATTTATTATTATTTTCATTAAATTGATTATTTTCATAAATGTTATGAAAATTTTTATTTTTATCTGTTTTTTTCAAATAACCAACACATATATTTTTTTTCTTGAAACATAATATTTTTTTTATCAATATAAATATACACTTTTCAAAATCTCTATTGAATACTCTACAAGATAAAAGAATATTATCAATAATAATTTCATTACTAGTTTCTTTTAATAATATTACTCCGACTTGGTCAAAATTAGTAAATTTATCTGTATATTCCAATATTATACCTATATTTTTATTCAAATAATTTCCAAATTCTTCTTCATTAAAAATATATTTATTTAAATTAAATTGATTTGTTTTTGAAATTAATTGTAATGCTCTTTTAAAACTTGTATCATCAATATATTTAAATGTAATAGACGTATTCAATGAAAAATAAAAATCATTCAAGTTACCTATACTTGATTTTTGATTTTCATATTCAGTTTGAATAGTATATTGTTTATGTTTTTGTAAATCACTTTCTAAAATATTATTATTTATAGATAATGGACATGCTAGTAATTGATTTGTATAATGAATAGGATCAACATGTTTAATTTCTAATACATTACATTTGGGTAAATTTAGTCTAACTTCCTCTCTTTCTATAGGGTTATCATCAATAAATAAAATATGTTCAACGGATATATTTAAAATTTTTGATATCTCATTTATATTTTCTGATTTTGGATTCCAGTTAGCTTGAATTACTATAAAATCTTCTTTTTTTAAATAATTTTTATTTATTTCTAATGCTTTCAAAACTATATCCTTATCATTTTTACTACATATTGCCAAAATTATTCCTTTTTCTTGATAAGTTTTAAGAACTTTCTGAAATAAATACCACTTATTTCCAGGATAATCATTACTAATATCTATATTTTCAACTCCATCGTCAGTTAATATTCCACCCCACAATGTATTATCTAAATCTACTACTATACATTTAATACTCATACCCAAATTACTTAAAATGATAGCTGTTATTTTATTTGATAAATGTTGATAATAGTTTAATGAAAATGAACTTCTTGATTCAAGATAAAAATCCAAGTCAAATATTTTATCATTAAAATAATTTTCAATAATCTTAATATTAGAAATATTAGTAATTTTATTATTGATATAGTCTAATAATGCTTGAATACTATAATTTGAATCATCAAATGGACTTATATATTTTTGTTTAAGTTTGAAAAAATAAATTTGAGATTTTGGATGATTACTACAAAAAATTAATAAAATTTCATAAAATCTATCTAATTCATCTTTGTATTTACTTTTATTATAAAATATTATATCTTCATTTAAAATATCTTCTAATGATAATAAAAAAAACAGATAAATAGAATTAATGGTTGATGAAATAAGTGTTTGATATAGTTGACCAAATTGTAGTGTGTGAAATTTATAATTATTATTTAAATATTTATTATTATTATTATTCATATACTCTAAAATAAAATCTATATTTAGATTTGATAAAATAGTAATATTATTATCAGTTACAGTATCTTTTTTTTGCTCAACATTAAAATGTTTGATCAAATAATCATAGGGATTTTTCAATAAATCATTTATTATACTATTTGTCAAATCTGTTAATAACCTCGGCAATCTTACACAATCAAAATTTATATTTTTATTATTACTTTTCAATGATTCAATTATATCTTCTCCTATTTTTTTTGCAATAGAATATTCTTTAAAATTATTTTCAGTATTGAGAAATTCACTCGATGGATAAAATACATATTTTAAATTTTTTTTATTAATATTTTTAAATAACAAATTAAATCCTTTACAATAATAATTATAATATAAATCAAAAATATCAATATCAAAATTGTTCGTTTCATTCACGCTAGGTGTTGCCATGTAAAAAATCTTTGTAAATTCAATATTGTCAATAATATCATTAATTTTATCAAAATCTTCTAATATATTATACTTAACAATCTTGATATTATTATTAGACTCTTGGCTGATTGCCAATGCTTCACTATAACTGTTATAAAAAGTTAAAGTAACATCCGCACCACCTGCATAAAATATTTTTGAAATTACTTCTCCTATTCCTCGTGAACCACCAACTACTAGTACTTTTTCATTTTCAAACTGATCATTTTTAATTAATATATCTTTTAATTTGATTTGTTTTACATTTTCTGGTCTGTAAATACTTTGAATAACTCCACTAGTATTCTTACCATTAAAATTATAAAAACATGTTTTATAAGTATTATCAAAATAGTTTAATTTGAAATCTAAAGTATACACATCTTCATAATTATTTTCATCCCAATTCATTTTAAATGAATTAAATAATGAATTTAATCCTGGTGTAATCATTCCAACAAACGTACTTAAATTAATTATTTGATAAATTTGCAGTAAATTAAAATTTTTATAAATATTTTTGAAATGAGTTTTTAAGTAATCTGAATTAATATTTAATTTATATATATAATTTTCACATGGTTTGGCATTGTCTAATGGAATACTTAAACTGTTATTATAATCTTCTAGTTTTAAATTAGGTTCATCATCTATTAGTGAATATACTATTTTGACACATGTGGTATTTGTATTTTTATATACTATTATTAAACCATCATTATATTCTATATTAATAATATCATCAATATTTATATATTTAATAAATTCGACATTTATATATTTCAATTTAACTCTTTCGGAATATATCAAATTTTCTAATGCTTTCAATACAATTAATATTCCATAGATGACTGGTTTATTATAAGGAGATTTCTTTGAATACTCAAGATCTAAATGAATGGGATTATAGTCATTTGATAAATAAGAAAATACTTGTTGATCAAGTATTGATAATGTTATATTCGTATTATTCATATAATAATATAATAATACAGCTTATTTTATATTTAAACTAACTAAATAATTATATTTATTATTATTTAAAATAATAAATATATTTATATAATAAGTAATAATTTTTTCAAATTAAAATGAAATCAACATTGATTCCGATACCTCTTTTAGATTTGAAAAGAGAATTGATTCCCATAAGAAAAGAGATTGAAAAAAAAATGAATGAAATAATTTTTGAAAAAACAAATTTTATTTTGGGGAATGAATTAGAAGTATTTGAAAATAACTTTTCAAAATATATGGATGTTAAACATTGTGTAGGTGTAGCAAATGGTACAGATGCCGTTGAAATTGCTGTAAATTGTTTAAATTTGAATAGTGATGATGAAATTATAACTCAAGCGAATACTTATGTGGCAACTTGCTTTGGTGTGACAAATAATAAAATAAAACTTAAACTAGTAGACATAGATGAAGAAACGTATCAAATGAACTTGGACGAACTTGAAAAAAAAATAACCAGCAAAACAAAAGTTATTATTGTCGTTCATTTAACAGGAAGTTCTTGTAATATGGATAAACTTATGGAAATTGTTAACAAATATGGTTTAATATTGATAGAAGACTGTGCACAAAGTCATGGCGCTTGTTTCAATGGTAAAAAACTTGGTTCATATGGTTTAATAGCAACACATAGTTTTTATCCTGGAAAAAACTTGGGCGCATTTGGCGACGGAGGTGCTGTATGTACTAGTAATCAAGATATTTGTTATAAAATACAACAAATTAGAAACAATGGGTCAATTGAAAAGTATAAACATGAAATCTTTGGAAGAAATTCAAGACTAGACACAATACAAGCAGCAATATTGGATATAAAACTTTGTAATTTAGAAAATAATAATGAAAAAAGAAGAATGAATGCAAAATTATATTTTGAATTACTTGAAAATGTATGTGAAATAAAATTACCAAAAATAGAAAATGGTTGCCTCCCAGTTTATCATTTATTTATTATTATTGTAAAGAATGAAAAAAGAGATAAGTTAAAAACATATATGGAAAATAATAATATTGGCGTTGGAATACACTACCCTATAAGTATATCAAATTTAAAGTGTTATGAAAATTATTTTGAAGATAAATGCATTAATGCAGAGAAAAATAGTAAAAATATATTGTCTTTACCAATGTATCCTGACTTAACAGTGGAAGAAATTAATACTGTCTGTAGTGTAATAAAACAATTCTTCAATAGTTGTATTGTAGACAATACAAAATAAATATATTTTGAAATAATAATTATATATAATTAAATATATACATATATAAATATGGAAAATAATGTTATAAAATATAAAACATTTAGCTTAACTCCTATAATAACAAACGGAAAACCAGGTGAGTTGATTGATTTAGATTTGAAAAATATATGTTTAAAAAATGAGATACCATTTACCATTAGTAAATGTTTTTACTTAAATGAACTGAATTCAGAATTATCAAGAGGGAATCATTCAAATACTAATGCTTCTGAAATATTAATTTGCTTAAAGGGTTCATTTGAAATAAAACTTCATGATGGAATAGAAGAAAAAATATTTAAATTAAAGAAAAATGATGCGATTTATATAAATAAAAATATTTGGATTAGTTACTATAACTTCAATGAATGTATAATAGTGGCATTTGTAAATATTATTGTTAATGATAAAACAAGTTGTTATATTTTTGATGACTTTATTTCAAATAATCATTGATTTTGATTATTTTTAAGTGCATCATATTCTTCTTCTGTAATAACAACATAAGTGGTTGAATTTAGTTCATCTAGATTATATTCATGTAATTGGTCTGGACGCATTTGTTTGTATACGTATTGTAATCCATTGAATGACTTGTATACAACCCAACTTCCAATTTTAAACACACCAGTTATAAGTAAACTACATGTTAAATCCATTAAAAAAAATAATACCATATTTATAATAGCAAATCAAATTAGTATATATTATTATTTGCTATTATTATTATTATATATTTAATATTAGTTGATTAAATACATTATTAAAAAATTGAAATTATGGTAATAATCAATGTGTTTGTACAATCCAATCAATTACAAGCCATACTAAGAAAATAAAATGAATCAACAAAACCAAGGATGCACAAAAATGGAAATCAATGGAATGCCTTTATACATTAAATCTGGTGATGAAAAAGGCATTCCTTACTTGTATGATGTTGACACCAATGAACATGTTGGATATTGGTGTCAAAAAAAAGGAGTATATGTTATGTTCTCACCATATGAACGAATTCTTAATAATTTAAAGCGCTCTATGAGAGAAGAATTGAGAAACAGCAACGGCAATAAATTGAAGGAATTAAAGGAAGCGGAAGAAGCGGAAGAAGCGGAAGAAGCGGAAGAAGCGGAAGAAGCGGAAGAAGCGGAAGAAGCGGAAGAAGCGGAAGAAGCGGAAGAAGCGGAAGAAGCGGAAGAAGCGGAAGAAGCGGAAGAAGAAACGGAAGAAGAAACGGAAGAAGAAGCGGAAGAAGAAGCGGAAGAAGAAGCGGAAGAAGAAGCGGAAGAAGAAGCGGAAGAAGTAGGAAGTTTGTATACAACTTCCACAATTGTAAAATTCTTTATTTTAATGTTGGTTTACATAATATTTCAAAAAAGTTTTCAAGCAATTTATGTTGATTTCATATTTGCATTTGCATTTATAATTTTATATAGTAAAGTGGTTACAACAATCTGTTTGAATTTATAACAAAATATTTGATTGTTTTATTTAAAAAATATAATAAATATATAAAAACTATTACATTTATTTAGGTAATATTATTTATTCTCGGTAGTTTGGTAATTTATTAATAATTATTGTTATATATATACAATATGAAACTAGAAGTAAATTTAGAATTCGGCATACCAATTTGGAGATTTTTTTATGGGCATGAAGTTAACATATTTGACATTCCTTTAGAATTTAAGTATAATGACAAAACGTATACAAATGGTATCTTTTTAATTCAATTTGCTTGGGATGTATGTAAATTATTGAATGGTGCTAAAAAACATCTTTTTTTAAATGAAAACATTTATTCAAAAAGAAATGTTATACTTTGTGCTCCTGACGAAAAAACATTAGCGATTCTAAAAAAACATAGACCTAGGTTGCAATCTTGTTTAGCTAACCACAATGCTTTTATTGATGAAAGTATTTATAAAATAGATTATACATGTGAAAATAAATATGATTTAGTTATAAGCTCCGCATTTAGTCGATACAAAAATTTTCATCTTATAAAAGATATAAAAAATATTTGTACCACTGGATATTGTACTAGTGATACAGATGTTTATAATATATTGTCGCATATTTCACATACAGATTGCGTAAATTTTGAAGGTAAAGAAAGAATAAAACAAAATCACAAATGGTTAAAGCCAGATGTAATTTGCAAATATTATAATATGAGTAAAATAGGAGGCATTTTTTCAAAGGCAGAGGGAGCTTGTTATTCATCTAGCGAATATTTATTATGTGGACTACCAGTGTTATCATGTAAATGCACTGGTGGACGACAAATATGGTACGATGATACAAATTCAGTATTATGTGATGACAATGTATCATCTGTTAATAAAAATTTTAATATAATTATTCATAGATATAATAAGGGATATTATAACAGAGAAAAAATACGAGAAAATCATATCAATTTAATGGAAGTTCATAGAGATAATTTAACTAATTGTATTTTAGAAAAAATGGCTTTGATTTCAAAAGAGATTCTTCCATCATTTGAGGATTTAAAAAATAGTATCAAACACTATCATTCAAATTGTATGGGTGGTATGACTATCTCTCCTAGTTATATAAGACAATGTTCAAGGATGACACAGGCTTATGAAATTTTTAAAGAATTGAACCTGAAATTTCATTAAATTTACCATATATATATATACTAATGCGTTTAAATTTAAGTTTTACAATTATTTATAAATTTATACATTATTATTTTTTTAAAAAAAATAATAACATATAAATTTATAAATCAATATAAAATAAAATATTATGTCAAATACTCTTTACTTGAATGGTGTGATTTTTGATGGAACGACTGCTAATTTTTCGGCATATAGTGATGTAAAACATACTACTGCTACTCCTCAATATGATAGTTCACTTACAAATAAAAAATATGTTGACACCAAGGTTGCAGCGGTGCCTGCTGGTGCTACAGGCGCTACAGGCGCTACAGGCGCTACAGGGTTACAAGGCGCTACAGGGTTACAAGGTGCTACAGGAGCCGCTGGAGCAAAAGGTGACACAGGGTTACAAGGTGCTACAGGGTTACAAGGTGCTACAGGAGCCGCCGGAGCAAAAGGTGACACAGGGTTACAAGGAGCCACAGGGTTACAAGGGGCCGCTGGAGCAAAAGGTGACACAGGGTTACAAGGTGCTACAGGGTTACAAGGTGCCGCTGGAGCAAAAGGTGACACAGGGTTACAAGGAGCCACAGGGTTACAAGGAGCCGCTGGAGCAAAAGGTGACACAGGGTTACAAGGTGCTACAGGGTTACAAGGGGCCACTGGAGCTACAGGAGCCACAGGGTTACAAGGAGCTGCCGGAACTAATGGAATTGATGGAGCAAGAGGTGCCACGGGGTTACAAGGAGCCACAGGGTTACAAGGGGCCGCTGGAGCAAAAGGTGACACAGGGTTACAAGGTGCCACGGGGTTACAAGGGGCCACTGGAGCTACCGGAGCCACTGGAGCTAGTGGGGCTGATATCTTAGGGGTAGATAATACTTTTACAGAAACAAATACATTTAATAAACAACTAGTTTTACCTAGTACATTAACATATGTGTATGTTACAAACATTGATGAATTAACTGTAGACTGTGATAATGCGTCTAGTGGAATTTTTAATCTCTACCCTATTGATTTACACACTACAATAAGTAAATTAACTATTACAAATGCTCGAGTAGGAGGTCAATATGTTATATATGTAAATAACAACAATACATCATTTGCATTAACTATCAATGGTAGAACATCACTACATGTCAGTGTCAATGGTTCTGATAATATTGGAAAACTGAATTATCCTGTAGCAATAATGTTGAAATACGGGACAGAATTCTCAAATGCAATTTTATCATTTACATATGACGGTTCATATGCTTATGTTGCTTGTAGTGCGTATGGATGATAAGATGATAAATTTGATATAAATTATTTTATTTTATAATTTTATAATAAATATAAATTATAAAATATAAATGTTTAGTTTGAATCATTCTCAAAATACATTGAAACAGGTCAAGGTTACAGTTACGTTGCCATCAACTAATAAAACTTATACTGGAAATCCAAGAAATGAAATTATCGAGGTATTTCCACCTTATGCAGTTTATTCAATAAAAAATGCTCAAGGAAGTCTAATCAAAATTGGTAGAGGAAATGCTACATTGACAGGTACTGAATTAAATATGGGAGTTAATAATGGCGCAAATGCTTCTTATTCTATTCACCCATTAGGAGATGAAAATTATACTTATGTATTAGATAGTCAACAGTTTGTTACAGGCACTTTAACAATTACTGCTGCAACATTAACTGCAACAACAAGAAGTGGTAGCGCAACATATAACGGACTCAATCAGTTAGTTGCAGTTATTAGCGGAATAAACGGGACAACATATACCGGTCTTCTAACTGCCTCTGGAACAAACGTGGGTTCATATACAACAACCATTACGGGAACAGGAAACTACACTGGCAATGTGATAGGTACTTTAACAATTGGTGCATCAACAATCACCATTGCATCAAGTGGTCTTACGAGTTTTTCATATAATGGTTCCAGTCGAACAGTTGGATATACAGTATCAGGTGTTTATGCGGCGGATACAAATTATGCTGTATCAGGAACATCATCAACAAACGCAGGGAATTATACAGCCACGTTGAGCAAAACTTCAAGTAATTATGTTTTAGGTACAACTACTACTATTCCTTGGACCATTACTAAAGCTGTGTTAACACTTACAACCGGTAATAACTCAATGATATATGGTTCTTCAGTGCCTACGCAATCTTTTGGTTACTCGCTGTCTGGACTTTTAGGTGGAGATACCACAAGTGTAATAACTGGTTCAGCTACAGCTACTCATAGCACAGCGGCTACTTCATCTTCAAGTGTAGGTTCTTATCCTATTATAACAAACATTTCGGGTCTTTCAGCTACAAATTATACTTTTTCTTCGGTAAATGGAACATTAACAATAAATCCAGCAACATTAACTGCAACAACAAGAAGTGGTAGCGCAACATATAACGGACTTACTCAGTTAGTTACAGTTATTAGCGGAATAAATGGCACATACTCCGGTTCTGCAAGTGTTTCTGGAAGAGACGTGGGTTTACATTCAACAACCATTGTGGGAATAGGCAACTATACTGGCAATGTAACAGGCACTTTAACCATCACGAGACCATTAACAGCGTCAACTACAAGTGTTAATGTAACTTATAACAGGGCTAATCAGTCATTTACTATTAGCGGAATAACTGGAACATATTCAGGTAATCCAACTGTATCAGGTATTACTGTTGGTAGTTACACAACTACAATTTATGGAACCGGGTATTATACTGGTTATGTAACAGGAACTTTGAACATTTATCAAGATTCTGGATATATTGAAATATTTTACGGTGGAGTTTATGATGCCGGATACCCGTCGGGTGTTGTTGTGCCAGTAAGAACCGCAAATGCAGCATTTTCAGTTATTAGCAGTACAGTTTCGGGTGATGCTTATCACGCTTCATCGGGCTATGGCGGTCCGTACAATTGGATGCAGGAAGCTAATCCTCCCGGATCTTATGTTAGAAACACTAATCCTAATACACAAGGATTTGTGGTATATATAACTGCAAGTATTACTGACCCAAATTACACTTCTATGACCGCAACAACAAGTGTAACATTTAATCCCTATGTAGCACCATACAGTGGCGGAGGATTTATATCCGAGTAATATTAATATTAATAGCAATACATAATTTAAAAATGAGGTGATAAAAATACAAAAATTATATATACAAAAATATAAATGGAACTTTTCCAATCAAAAAAAAATATAGCAATATTTAGCTCATTAACTGATCACTATGAAATGTTTGGTTACATAATCCAATTTTGTTATACAAATGACTACAAATTAACAATTTTTTCAAATTCAAGTAATAATGACAACAATGGTTGGTTGTCTTACTATAAAGAGTTGTTTTCATCATTTGAGTTCGAGACCAAACATTATAACTTATTTCAGCAAGAAAAATATTTGTTTGACCTTATTTTTTTGACCTCTAATACCGATAAATTATATTTTGAGTATTTTGATACTGATTATTTGAAAAGAAATACTATTTGCATAACACATCAAATAAATTACCTTTATAAAGTGCAAGAACCTGATACTGTAAAGACAATATATGTAAGACCATTTAAATTAAATTCGGATGACGAATGGTTCTTACCTTGTTTTAATTCAGAAAATAAAAGTGTCAAAATAGTAGACGATAATTTTATAAATATTGCAATTATAGGTGCGTGTGTAGAATACGATGTTAACAACAAGTTATTTTACTATAATTATAATACAACAATTATAAATCGATTAAAAACGGATAAAAAAATTAGATTGCATGTTATTGCAAGAAATATTACAACTTTTCAACTTTATGGATTAAATAGACATATTGAACTTCATACGTATGAAAATGTCCCAACGGAATATATGTTTGAAATATTAAATAAATGCAGTTTTATAATGACCGATGTTAACTGTCATAACAATTCAACTCACGAAATTGATAGAATGTGTGATATAAATGAACATATTAGTGGTAAAAATGTAGGATCGCCATCTCCTAAAGATTACCATTTTAGATATGAAAAGGAAAAAATGTCTGGAGCAATTTCGATGGCCTTTTCTTTGTGTATACCGCTTATTATTAGTAAACAAACTAATCAATATTACAAATTTAAAAATGTAATTGAATTTGACAAAACAGATGATGAAGATATTATTTTAATGGACATCTCTCCTGAATTAATAAAAAATGAGAGAAATGAACTGATGTATAAATTTAATGATTTTGCAAATAATTCTTTAAAAGAAATTATTCATAATCAAACTTACAAAATGACACATAAAAAAAACTACAAGATATTTTATATTAATATAGACGAAAGAACCGACAGAAAGGATACATTTGAAAAACATATGAAAAAATATGATTTAGAATTTGAAAGATTTTCAGCTATAAAAGACACATTCGGGGCTTTTGGATGTGCCAAATCACATTTAAGTGTTTTGAAAAATGCTAAAAATAACAATTTAGAAAATGTTATTATTATGGAAGATGACATAGCCTTTGATATATCACCTGAAATGCTTGATGAAAAACTTAAATTGATATTTGATAATCAACTCGACTTTGATGTATTTCATTTGTCTTATCGTTATAGAATATCAGAGGATGTTCCAGGCGTTGATTATTTAAAAAAACTATTATATTGCCATTATTGTTCATGTTATATTATAAATAAAAAATCTTATGATGATATTATTGAATGTTGGGAGAAAAGTTTGTTACTACTTTCACCAGAAAACTCAGAATTAGGCTTAGAGTGGCATCAGAAAACGGAGCGATTTTCTTGTGACATATCTTATATTCCTTTATTAAGAAAAAAAAAATGGTATTGTTTTGATAAACCTGTATGCGTTCAACTAAACGGACAAAGTAATATTACAAATAGTTATATGAATCATTATACTTGTGATTCTATAGAACACAATTGGGCTGATATAGACCCAAGTCTTTTATATATTAATCAGTTACAGTTACAATAAATTTAAATGGAATTAGTAATTATTACACAGCCTTGGTTTCCTGATTCTGTTGGGTATACCGGATATCCAGACATTTTAAATCCCCATTGTATATGAGTTATATCTGTAAAGGCTGAAACATCTATTTGAATATCAAAATTTCCTAAAATATTAACTTCAGAACGTACTTCGTGAATTAAATTTAACTTCCCCGGATAAACAGGAGCTTTATTGTAAGCCGCTATAAATACAGAGATTGTATATGGAATTTCATACTTTGTTTTTAAAGTATTACTTTCAAACTTCCCCCCAAAAGAAAAAAGATTATTAAAGTCTTTTTTCATTTCTTGATACAAAATAGTTATAACCTGTTTCTGTGGAACATAGTTTTCACTTTCATCTTTAATAAACCAAAAATCATTTGAATCATCAACAATCAATGGACTAAATACAATACTATTTCCTGATAAGTCGGCTGTTAAAGAAGATTTATTATCGCCAACTGGTTTCAAGTCCCAGTTTTGACTCTCTATAAGATTGGTATTCTTTGTTTCAAATACACTTACATAACCCCAATAATCTTTTGAAAAGGTTGGGAGAAACAGATTTAATTGCAACTTTTGCATTTTAAATTAATAAATATATTATTTTTAATACAAAATATTTCATTATTTTTAATTAGTTTCTTATAATACATTATAAACAGGAATTTTATCAATATTAATAATTTCAGTTTTTGATACATTTTTAATACTTTTTTGTGTAACTTCGTATTGAGTAAACACGCGATGTTTGAGTTGTTGTGACGGCACTTTATTATGAACTGTTCGCGCAATCATTTTATATAATTTAAAATCTGGGTATCTGTCAACTCCGTCCTTCTTGTATAAAATATTACGTCCATCATCATCAGTTACCCAGTCGACAACAAGGGACACTAATCGACTTTTTTTACACTCACGCGCAACATCTTCAATATTTTCAATAAAAAAATCAAAGAGCGAGCAACCCAGTCTGCATAAATCAAAACTGTAATTTGGATAAATGCATGGTTTTTTTTCATTTAAATAGGGTTCGCAATTATATTGAGTGGCAGCATCTCCGCTTTTATGAAAACTATCGCTGCAAATGAATTTGGAATTAAATTTGTAAATTGACCGACCAAAATCAATGATTTTAAAAATTCTACCAAACGTCGGAACCTTGTAATATTTTTTATTAAAAAAATAATATATAAATTCTTTATCCGTTTCAATAAACATGACATTATTTGTATGCAAGTCATTGTGCGTAAATGAAAATATTTTTTGATACGTTGCAAGTGTTATAACAATCTGCATTAATGCGGCTTCCCATTCTCCATCTGAGAGAATGTCATTTACCATTAACCAATCGAGTGTTTTTGTGCAACGTTCAAGCATAATGACTTCAACCGGGAAATTATAAATAACAGCATTTAATACTTCTTCTTCTTCATAACAATCATCATCGTCATCATCATCAACTGTTTCAAATGTCGATTCTGTATCACCGCTTTTATCACTACTACCACTTCCACTATGACTACTATTACTGTTACTATTACTACTATTATTTCTGCTTTTACTGCCTATATTATCGTCATCGCTAAAGAGTTCATCATCGTTTGTATCATTATTTGTATCATTTGATTGTGTTGTTGTATGAGATGACCTAGAAGAACATGAAACGGAAGATGATGAGGAATTTAATGTTTTATTATTAATAATGCAACTACCATTATCATTATTTTCGGGATTGAAAATATTCGAATCGGTCAACTCGGTCAACTCGGTCAACTCTAGCTTACCACTTGCACTTTTGACGACATCATTAATATTATGACTGCTGTCACAAGACTCGATGTCGAAATTATCTAATTGAATGTCTATATTTTTATCTTCATTAACATTAAACTTTAGTTTAGGATTGCGATTACGATTTCTAGTTTGTTTTTTCTTACCATTACGTTGACAATTTTCATCATCATCGTCGTCATCGTCGTCATCGTCGTCACTACAATCTTCAAATATTGTCTCGTCAAATTTAAAAAGAGTTCCATTTTTCTCTTTGAAAAAATTATTCTTCATCAAGTATTCATAATCATCGATAATATTGATTGTAAATTCATTTTGAATTGCCAAGTATGATCCATAAAAATCTATGCCATGAGTAAAGCCATGGGTATTCAATAGCTGGCTCGATAAATAAGAAAAGAATCCATCGACATATGCAGAATTGTTAGCATCTAATATCTTATAATGATTGTATTTTTCTTTTGCTTCAACATTTATAGAAGTAGTTGAGGCTGTATCAAATGTAAACGGAGTTGAATGAATGGATGGCAAGCTTAATAAAGAATCTAATAAATGCAAATTGGCTCCCTCCACCTCACAAATCTCATCCACATTAGCAGTTCCCTTGAAATTATAATTACCAGCTAAATATTTAATCGGGTCAAGTAATGGAGAGAATTTGAAAAATACAGGAGTAAACGAATTATTTTCGTCACCATTACTTTTACACTGTTTTGGATTTGGAAAAATAATAGCATTTCCACAATTTTTTGATACTGATGTGGCACCATTATCGTCCGATAAAGTATCAGCAGCAGCAGAAGCGGCAGCAGCAGATATTGTTTTAGCGCTGTGTTTCTGGTTAAGGTTGATTGAATTATAGTTTGTGTCATTGAGAGAGAAGAATTTTGAATAAATTGGAATATAATTTTGACATTTTTTTAATCCCATATGAGACACTTCTAAATCTTTAAGAACATTATCATTTTTTGGTTTTTGGTAAAATAATTTAAATTTGAATTCATCATCTACCACACTTGCGGATGTTGTATCAGCATCAACAATGGAAATAACAGGAAAAACAGGAGGAATAACAGGAATGGACATACGAAACAAATGAATAATTGAAATATTACTTTCTATAAATAGAAAAATACGACTATTCAAACTTATATAAACTTATCCTTATATATTTATTACATTTATTATACTAAATTCAAATTAGTTTGACATATTTATTTTTTTTATTTTACAGGATATATAGCACATTCATTAAATTTTTTAAACAAGCACAATAAAATATGAACTTGGAACTAGGTAAATTTGATATGCGCTCTATTAGTTTTAGACCGGACGAAAATAAAGGTCCTGTTATTGTGTTAATCGGAAGACGTGATACCGGTAAAAGTTTCTTAGTGAAAGACCTTATGTATTACCACCAGGATATCCCAATTGGAACAGTTATTTCAGGAACAGAAGCAGGCAACGGATTCTTTGGAGAACACGTCCCGAAACTCTTCATCCATGACGCATACAACACCGCAATTATCGAAAATATCCTGAAACGACAAAAAGCAGTCCTAAAACAAGTTAAAAAGGAAATGGAATCTTATAAAAGAAGCACAATAGACCCCCGAACCTTTGTCGTCCTCGATGATTGCTTGTTCGATAATAAATGGACCCGCGACACTATGATGCGTCTCCTCTTCATGAACGGTCGTCATTGGAAGATTATGCTGGTCATCACAATGCAATATCCTTTAGGCATTCCGCCAAATCTTAGAACCAATATTGACTACGTGTTTATCCTGCGAGAGCCGTACATAGGTAACCGAAAACGAATCTATGAAAATTATGCGGGAATGTTTCCGACATTTGAATCGTTCTGTCAGGTGATGGACCAGTGCACTGAAAATTTCGAGTGTTTGGTAATAAATAATAATGCCAAGTCGAATAAATTACAGGACCAAATTTTCTGGTACAAGGCGCAGCAGCACGGGCCTTTTAAACTCGGTAGTAAAGAATTCTGGGAGATGAGCAAGGATTTAAATTCTGATGATGAAGAAGAGTCATATGACCCGAAAAATATCAACAAAAAAGGAGCGGGACCCAAAATCAGTGTAAAAAAAAATAAATGGTAGTGTACTCCACGCCGCTAACCGCCAACAATGTGACAAATGTAAATTAGAATTTATATTGTTACCAAGTTGTAGATGTTGTCCACACATTTTTTTCCGCTAATTCTTGCGTATGGGTCAGTTTTTGAAAGCGCGGTTATTTTTGCGATGATGTCTTTGATTGAATTTTTGATGCAGTGGTGTTTGTGGTGCATGTCAAAAAGGACTTTTTCTTCATTTTGTATCAACCGCAATTCATTTGAAACCTTGGCTTCCAAGTTGCAAAGTTTGAAATAGAAATTGGAGGATTGAGTGTACCGATGATAAGTGTTGTGGGATTCGTGCAGCTTCATCTGATTCAACCTCATCTGGAGTGGAATCAGTCGGAGGCGCATGTCTTGACACTTTTGTATTTGTTGCGTTATTTCCGCTTTAGATTGCAACTGGGCTTTCATGCGGGCTTCGTGTTCAGTTTGCCGTTTGAGTAGCAGTTCACGCTCGCGCTCGTGCATTTCTTTTTTTGGTTTTTTCTCTTTTGATGAGGATGATGATGTGTTTGATTCTTGTTTCACTAATAATTGCTCGGCAAGTGATAGACTCTGAAACCACTCAGACGCCTGCTTCTTGTTCCTTATCTTATATTTCTTTATTCCTGACGACTTGCCTACTCCTGATTTGGATTTGGATTTGGATTGTCCTCTAGTGGTTTCCATATTGACTTGTTGCGACTTCTTGCTGGTTTTAACACTGAATATTTAAAAAGTAATTGAAAACTTTTCAATTTATATTTTTGTAATAAATAAAAATTGAAAATAAAAGTTTCATTTTAATATTTTTAAACACTTGAAAATAATTACAATCAAAAAATAACAGTGATATGAAACATCATAATATATCAAGAAAAACCATGTTGATATTATATTTATCATTGTCAATATTGTTTACACTTATTTTATCTGTGGAAACCAATGTTAATGTCACCGACATCATCACAATTTCCGCCAATTCAAGTAAAGCGCCAACTACCGATAGTGAAACACCTTCTCCTTACAATGAAAGAGTGATAGTCATTTTGGGTTATTTTGGATTATCATTAATAGTTTGCATTCCAGTTTCAATGTTCTTGTTGTGCATCTATAGAATGAGGGGGTCGGCTCCTTGCAATTTTAGAGAAGCATTTTGTAGTTGTTGTTAATCTACTTCCTCGACATTGTGTCCGTACAGAGTATCATACAATTGCATGATAATAAAATACTATTTTCTTTTCATATTTTTTCCTTGTGTATAAGATGAAATGGAATAATAATTATGTTTATCAATTAAATCATTGTAATTATTCATATCCACATCTTTATTTTTTAATAATTTATACAATTTTGCTACTGGGTTTTCAGGATGCAATGTTTCGCATACAATATTATTTACAATGATTACATCATGATTTTCCATCAGTACATTGTAAAGAGGTGTTCCATGGTATTCAATTTTGATTACATCATTCAGTTTTCCAATAAACCAGTCAGCTGTTCTCATTTTATTTTTGTAAAACAAGGTATGTGTTTTACTTAATATTGTTTTTTTTGATGGAATGTTGTTTCCTAAAGAATTTTTACCAAAACAAACTAAATAATTGCTCAAAGAAATTGATTTAGTTATGTGAATTATTTTTTTTGAATCAATGGTATGAATACTCGGTAAAATGGTTTCAATTGGAAGTATTCCTTGGTCTGTTTGCACAGGTGTTCCTGCTGGAAAACATATATCAGAGACTATATTAGATTCTGGATTTATGGCATATATTAATGCCATTGAATTTGAGTCGTAGTGTGGTAAATAATGACAATGAATGACTGAACCAATGTTTGGAAGGTATGGAGCATATGTGGTTTCTTCACTAGAATAATAGGGCCAAGTAATAGCAAAAGACAATGACTGTTGAGGACCAATTTGATAAATATCACGACTGTATGTATGTGTTAAACCAACTTCTTCATCACTTGGAGTTCCAGGAGTACTATTAATCAATGATAATGAAGGATAAGAAAATCCACCGCTCAGATGAAAATGAAGAGGATGTGAATCTGAAGTATCACCATTTAAATATGTCCAAATTTCAGTTGACTTTAATTTTACAGAAATAACCTTCATATTGTCATTAGAAAATCCATCATAAAACCCAGCATATGTTTGGGTAGCTTGAATTATGAGTTGTCCATTGCGTCTAGGACACAAAATAGGTTTTTGTACATTTTTATCACTTGTTGCATAATTTGGATAAAAAGATTGAATGTAATTATCATATACACCATATAGATATTCTTCATCACATGGGGCATCAACTGAACAACACGGACCAGAGTGTGGAATGGGGGGTATTAAGTTGACATTGCCCGTCAAACTTTTACCCATCATTTGTAATATAGCCCACCGTCCAAGTATTCGTATGCAATAATTTGAACTATTTTTTGTTTTGATGATTGCGGATTTAAAATATGTAGTTGTGCCGTTTAACAAGTTTACTCCATATGGAAAAAACGACCAATCAAATGAGAGCACATCAAACGCTGAAAATGTTTGCCCATTTACAGTTATGTTCGTCATTCTTAAACTATTATTTAATAAATTTATCCATTGTTGAATATTTAAGTTTTCTCTTAGATTAGTGGGTGGTAAGGTTATTGTAACACTAAAAATTGGAACGGATGTGGTGTCATTGTATGATATACTGTACTCAAACCCTTGAATTGTATATGTATCATTTGATATCATGGCGATATTAATGTAATTATCATTCGTTTTTGTAACCCTAAATTCTGAACTGGGAAGAACATTTGGTTTGTAATTATTTGGAGATTTGCTATATTCAATTAGTGCTTGATTTAAATCAAGCTCTGTTGAATTCCATAAATCAACGCGAATTCGGGCTGTTCCATTGCAAGTTTCAGTAACTCCATACACATTGTTTATTCCAATATAAGCATTTCCAGAACCACCATAAATGCAATTTATGTCATTTTCGAACCATATACAAATATTTCTTGATGGAGTTTTTGAATTTACATTTGGAAGATTATAATAATATTCGGGATTTAAACTTTCAACATAATCATTATCAAATGGAGGTATTCCATTTTTATAAATAATATTATTAATTTTTAATAGTTCATTTTGCATAGAAAGGGTATTGTTGCCTGAAACATTTGTTATATACAAAAATAATCTTTTTAATTTTATATTTGGAATTGGACAACGTCCATTTACCATTGTTTGATTTACCTGAGGAATTCTTGATATAGTAGGATAAGTTAGAGTTGAAGGAATTTGTTGTTGATTTGGTGTTGTAGAGTTCTCTGGAATGGGAGAAGGAAATGGTGTTGCAGAAGAATTTGAAAAATCAGGAAAAGTACCAGTTGTTTGAGTTGGCATATTATAAACTGCTGTTAAATCATAATCATATGCAAATAAATAAGCATTTTTGATGGTTGTTAAATCTAACAGTATAGATATGCGACCACCTATTGGAACAAATTGCATCGTAGTTTTTACGGGTGCGCAAAGTCCTTGGTCAGTTTGAATTACATAAAATGATAAAATGTTTTTATTATCATCACAAACCCCTAAGTAAAATACGCGAAAATTTCCATTTGTATTCAAAAAATCAATCTTAACAATGTTATTATTAGTTTCATGTTTAAGAATATTTGAATAGTTAACAGATGGTGTTGACGGTTCAATATACCATTGAATTGTGGATATTCCATTTATGACAGTAAAACAAGACCTGTTTGGATCCGTTAATGACAAATTTCCAAATATTTGACGTCCACTTGAATCTAAATCCATATCCAAACAATTGAGAACAATGTGGTTATCTCCATAAATATACGAATCAGTAAATGGTTTTGATATATCATCTGTAACAATTATAGACCCCACTATACCAGCATACACTAACTCAGCATCTCGAAATTTATTATGTGAATGATACCAACACAATGCAGAATTATTTTGTATGATTGGAAGTTGAATATTTACACTAGTGCCAAGTGACGTACTCGGTCCAAATACTCCAAAAGCAGATGCGCCATCAACTAAACCAGTGTTCACAAATCCATGCAAATGTACATTAGTTGTAAATTTTGTAGAATTAACAAAATTAATTAATGGCGCTTTTCCTCTCGGAAATAATAAAGTTGGAAGGCCAAAACTATTCGTTGTTGTTTTAAAACCATTAATGTATACATTGCTCCCAAATATTGGTTGATGTTTCACGTCACTTCCACTTATACTGGCTTCTGGTGAAAAACGATGCTGTGTGTTTAAAATTTCTATTTGCACAACATCATTTGTGGATAATTTTGAAAAATCAGTTAAATTAGAAATGGGTAAGGGAATCATATATATATATATATGTTATATATATATATAATATGTTTAAATATAAACTTTTATATTTTGGTGTATTTATATTTTTAAATTTTTTTATTATTTTCCATATACATGTAAGAAGATAGATTCGTTTATTATCAATCTACTTCCTCAATATTTGGTCCAGATTTTGATGACGATGATTGCGGCTGTTGTTCTTGCTGTCCGGGCATGTCACTAGGCATTTCGCCATTGGAACCAGTATACAGTTTTGAAATAATGAAACTAATTTTTTCCTCTATTTTTTTTATAAGCGCGCATTTTATGACTGCGTTTCTTATAATAACTGCGCGAATACATCTTTAATCTTCTTCCTCCTTCTTGCCCTGCATATTCTCGTTGTCGTCTACGTTCGTCGCGTTCTTCCTGACGTTCTTCAGCAAGCTCGAGCAACCCTTGTGAAATTTGAGACTCACCCCTATAATATGCTGCATCTTTCTCTTTTAACTTCTTTATATCAGAATCTCGTTCAGCTTTACCATATTTTATCAAATCTTCTACAGTAAAAACTTGAATTATTTTATGATATTTTTTATTTTGATTGAGAAGTTGAATTAATTTTTCAAACACTGAACAAATACCCTTCATTCTTTGTTGGACAGCTATGCGTGCTTCTGGAGTATGTTGCAATGAATTTTTATCGATAAAATCAACTAATATAGAAACCACATGAGTGAAAAACAATTTTATACTTGTAGCAAGTTCACTACTAGTATCCAATTTATTATCAGATATAAATTTATCAACAATTTCATCACATTGTTTAATATAAATTTCACGACTAAGGGGGGGTCCATGTAACGTTTTTGGACCATATTTTTCTATGATTTCTCTAAAAGGAACTACAATTCGAGGTAAATCTGGTGTATTTTTTAGTAAATCAAAAAACTCTTTCGTAATATCAATCAAAAATGAAGGAGAATCACTAAAATTATATCCTTGCGTCGAAGCTACGGGAGTAGATAATTGCCATATGAATTTTGTAAAAGATTCCTCTCCAAAATTTTCTTTAAAAAACTCAACAAACTCTGCAACATTATTTGCTCTTGCGTTTCTAATGTTTCGATTATAATAATCTTCTTCAAAGTTTGTCCTCGTGGGTCTACGCGTCTTTTTGGACGGTGTCCTGTGTTTTGAAGTGGGCGTGCGTGTCTTTTTAGACGGTGTCCTGTGTTTTGAAGTGGGCGTGAGCGTGCGCGTTTTTTTAGACGGAGATAGAGCAGCTCCTTGTTCCATATATTTTTCTTCACTTAAAATATTATGAGAAGACATTTTCTTTGTTCCTATATATATATATATATAATTATAACAAATAAATTATAATTTATTTATAATTTATAATTTATTATCAAATTATTACAATTTCAAACCAGCATTTTGCAGTTGTTGTTAATCTACTTCCTCAATATTTGGTCCAGATTTTGACGACGACGACGGCTGTTGTTGTTGCTGGTTTTGAAAATCAGGCATTCCTCCAGGCATTTCACCATTGGAACCAGCATACAGCTTTGAAATAATCGGACTAACAATTCCCTCTAGTTTTTTTTGTTGCACTTCATACTCGGCTGTCTCTGTTTCACTGTGTCCCACAGATTCCAGCCACTCAAGTGATGCCTTGCAAGCATCCTCAATTGCACTGCGGTCTGACTCGGATAATTTCTCCTGCATACCCGGGTCAGAAGCCGAACTCTTTACTGAATAAACATAATTCTCAAATCCATTTCGCGCATCAATTTTTTGTTTGTGCTTTGAATCTTCCTCCTTGTATTTTTCTGCTTCAGAAACCATGCGCTCAATGTCATCCTTTGACAACCGTCCTTTATCATTCGTAATGGTGATTTTATTCGATTTGCCGCCGGCTTTATCAACAGCATTCACATTCAGCACACCATTCGCATCCAAATCAAATGTCACCTCAATCTGCGGAGTTCCACGCGGCGCCGGAGGAATGCCGTCCAGTTGAAATTTTCCAAGAATGTTATTGTCTTTGGTTAGCTGGCGCTCACCCTCAAACACTTGAATTAAAACACCGGGCTGGTTATCCGCGTAGGTTGAAAATGTCTGCCCCTTTTTGCAAGGAATCGTGGAATTTCGCTCAATGAGTTTTGTCATGACACCACCAGCAGTCTCAATTCCCAGAGATAGCGGCGCAACATCCAGCAACAAAATATCCTGCGTGATTTTCGATTGGTCTCCCGTCAAAATCGCCGCCTGAACTGCTGCACCATACGCCACCGCCTCATCTGGATTAATCGAACGATTGAGCTCCTTTCCATTAAAATACTCGGTTAGCAAACTGCACACTTTCGGAATTCGCGTCGAGCCTCCAACCAGCACAATTTCGTCAATGCTGCTCTTTGACATTTTAGAATCTCTGAGCACGCGGTCAACTGGGTCAATTGTAGAACGAAACAAATCCATGCACAGCTCTTCAAATTTGGCTCGCGTAATCTTGGTCATAAAATCAGTCCCTTCGAAAAGTGAATCCACCTCAATTGTTGTTTCTGCGGATGCAGAAAGGGTGCGCTTGGCGCGTTCGCACGCAGTTCGCAACCGACGCAAAGCCCGACTATTACCGGTCGGGTCCTTCTTGGTTTTGCGCTTAAATTCCTGAACACACCAATTTACAAGCCGATTATCAAAATCCTCACCACCCAAATGCGTATCTCCTGCAGTTGCCTTTACCTCAAAAATCCCGTCATCAATTGTTAGAAGCGAGACGTCAAACGTTCCTCCGCCCAAATCAAAAATCAAAATATTACTCTCACCCTTTCCTTTTTTATCAAGCCCGTATGCAATTGCCGCCGCAGTTGGCTCGTTGATAATGCGCAACACATTTAGCCCCGCAATTGCACCCGCATCCTTTGTGGCTTGGCGCTGCCCATCATTAAAATAAGCCGGAACCGTAATGACAGCTTCCGTAACCGGCGATCCCAAATAACTCTCCGCAATTTCCTTCATCTTAACTAATACCATTGCAGACACTTCCTCCGGAGAAAATGTCTTTTGTTCTCCCTTGAATTCCACCTGAATATGCGGCTTCCCACCATCCTTGGCAACCACTTTGAATGACCAATGCTTTATATCACTCTGAATGCTGGCATCGTCAATTTTTCTACCGATGAGACGCTTTGCGTCAAAAATAGTATTTTCCGGATTCATGGATACCTGATTTTTCGCAGCATCTCCAATGAGACGCTCGCTGTCTGTGAATGCGACATATGACGGCGTTGTCCGATTTCCCTGGTCATTTGCAATAATTTCTACACGCTCATTCTGCCAAACACCCACACACGAATACGTAGTTCCCAAATCAATTCCGATTGCTTTTGACATTTGAAGTTTGTTATCTAGTTGTACTGCGCAATATTTGCTACTTGTATATATGTTTAATGTGAATTATCTCTATATTATTTCAATAATATATTTATTTAAGTTGCGTAAAGTTAGATTGCCACTAATTCTAAATGTGTTAGCGGGGAGTCCATTTTGCATAAAGGGTTATATTGCTACTAATTTTAAATGTGTTACCAGGAGGTGTAACACTATAATTTGTTCCTTTACCATTTGCGGCAGTATTCCAACCACCAAAAACAAAACCCGTTTTTACAAGAGCTGCCGGTTTTGCTAGAACTTTAACTGTTGAACCAGATGTATATGATTTAGAATCAACAGGAGAAGTTCCACCACCCCCGTTGCCATTGTAAGTTACTACTACTACAGGAGTCCATTTTGCATAAAGGATTATATTGCTACTAATTTCAAATGTGTTACCAGGAGGAGTAACACTATAATTTGTTCCTTTACCATTTGCGGCAGTATTCCAACCACCAAAAACAAAACCCGTTTTTACAAGAGCTGCCGGTTTTGCTAGAACATTAACTGTTGAACCAGATGTATATGATTCAGAATCAACGGGGGCAGTTCCACTTGAATGTTGGTTTCCATGGTAAGTTACCGTATAAGTTACTACAGGAGTCCAAACTGCATAAAGTAGTAAATCTTCAGTAATTTCATTAGTATCATCACCGGGAGAATAAGTTGTTCCTGAACCATCTGTAGCAGTATTCCAACCATCAAAATAAAACCCATTTTTTTCAAGATTTACCGTATTTTCTTGAACTGTAAATGTTGAACCAGATGTATATGATTCAGAATCAACGGGGGCAGTTCCACTTGAATGTTGGTTTCCATGGTAAGTTACCGTATAAGTTACTACAGGAGTCCAAACCGCATAAAGTAGTAAATCTTCAGTAATTTCATTAGTATCATCACCGGGAGAATAAGTTGTTCCTGAACCATCTGTGGCAGTATTCCAACCATCAAAATAAAACCCATTTTTTTCAAGATTTACCGTATTTTCTTGAACTGTAAATGTTGAACCAGATGTATATGATTGAGAATCAACAGGAGCAGTTCCACTTGAATGTTGGTTTCCATGGTAAGTTACTGTATAAGTTACTACAGGAGTCCAAACCGCATAAAGTAGTAAATCTTCAGTAATTTCATTAGTATCATCACCGGGAGAATAAGTTGTTCCTGAACCATCTGTAGCAGTATTCCAACCATCAAAATAAAACCCATTTTTTTCAAGATTTGTCGGTTTTGCTAGAACTGTAAATGTTGAACCAGATGTATATGATTGAGAATCAACAGGGGCAGTTCCACTTGAATGTTGGTTTCCATGGTAAGTTACCGTAAAACCACTATTTTCAATCCATTGCGCTTTAAATTCATACGGCCCCCCCCACAATTGTTCTGAATATTCACCAGGTTGATGAACTTTAGCACTATAATCATTTACCCTAACCCAACCATCAAAAGTATAACCCGTTTTTACCATTGTTCCAGTTCCTAAAATTATAGGTGCAAACAAGCTGCCATTGTCATTGTAGGGATTATTGGAATCAATTGGAGGATTTCCAGATGTATTTGATACTCCATTATAAAAAATGATGGCACCAGACCCTGTGCCGTTGTTACCATCTTGGGTGTATGTACGAAACCACTGTGCATATAATGTTACATTTCCAGTAATTACCAAAGTTTGATAAGGAATAACAGTATCTCCAGTACCATCTGAGGCAGTATTCCAATTTTTGAAACTATAAATCGTTTTTACAAGTCTAGAATAGTCCACGGCATAATTTACATTACTTAAAACAGTACATTTTGAACCAGATGCATATGAATTATTATCAACGGGAAGAATTCCACCCGTATTTCCATTGCCATTGTAAGTCACCGTGTAGGACATTTACTATATAATATTATTTATTTTATATTATATTATTACTAAATAAAATAATATATTAAAATAAAATAATTTAAATTAATCAACTTTATCAAGGTCAGAAACTTGGTTTTCGGTAAGACGCGACAGCCCGTGGTCCGTATTTTTGTCAATCACCACATTCTCTGTTTCAAACATTTGTTTGCGGATGTCATCAAGTGTTACATTTTCCGACTCTTCTTCATCTTCACCTGCACTTGTTGTCTCTTCACCATCATCAGCTGACAGATTTTTAACGCTCACGAGCTCGCCCTTGGAATTAATGGTTTGGGTAAGTTTATTTCCAGATTTCTCCGCATTCTTTTTATTTTCATCGATTGCCTTCTCTTTAGCCTCTTTTACGCGTTTATCAAATTCCTTCTTGGCATTATCCTCATTCTTTTTCTTTTCCGACATCAGCTGATTCAACGTTTCTTCCATGTATTCAACGCGCCCAGTCTTATAAGCGTCCGGATGAAACGGAACCCACATTCCCACCGGACCCACATAAACATCATGATTGGGGTCAACTTCACGAAGCAGCTTGCAGCGCATCTCGGCTTCCTTCTGCGATGCAAAAACGCCGCGAACTTTGATTCCTCTAACCGATGTTTGAAATTCGTGTTGTTCCCCAAATTCAACATCTAATCTTTCCTCATTATTGTCTACAAATGTTTTAAAATCATCATTCACATTATATTTCATCACAGATTCATGCTCAGTCTTCAAAAAATCCTGGAAATCTTCACTTACTTTTTCAAATGTCAAATTATACTTGTAAGAAATGAAACTAATAAAATGAAGCATTACATCAACCGACTTTTTATAATTCCACTGCTTTAGAAACTCTTCAAAGAAAAAATGATCTTTCTGTTTTATAATTTCTTCTGGACTTACAAATGACAAACAAGCAAATTTTTGACCAGAAATAGCTTTATCTTCTTCCAACAAATCTACATAATTTACATTGTTTGTTCCATTTTCATTTTTCTTTAATTCAACTCCGCGCGGTTTCATTTTAGGAATATTTTTTGATTAATATTTAATATTATATATTATATTACAATTCATATTTAAGTATTTTAAATAGTAAATATATTTTTAATTATTTTTAATTAAATTATATTTTCAAATAGTTTTATTTTTTTTTCTGTTCATTTAATATAATATAAAATGTATAACAACGTTCTTGATTTAGGCGAGCTTGTCAAACGCGCAATCAAATATTTGGTTGAAGGTATAATGGTTGCCATTGTTGCCTACTCCATTCCCAAACAACGTCTGAAATTGGAAGAAGTGGGTCTGATTGCATTATCTGCTGCAGCAACGTTTGCAATTTTAGATGTCTATGTTCCTAGCCTTGCCGTTTCTGCTCGGTCCGGTGCCGGCTTTGGAATTGGCGCCAACCTTGTTGGATTCCCTAGGTAAATAAATAATTTTAATTTTTCAAAAATAAATATAAATTTTTTTATATTATTATGAATTATTATGAATCAATAATAATATATTTTTAGAGTTTTTATTTAGTTACTATATAATGCTAGATAATTATATTTTAACATTAGTGATATGTTTTATACTCTTTTATGCTATATTAAAAGAACGGCGTGAGCTGGGTTGTTATAGAATTTCAATTGACCGTCAATGTGATGATGATGAAAGTATATATGTTAAAAATACAAAAATGGAAAAAAATGATAATTGTCAAGACCTATTAGATAGATTAGGCAGTATTGTAAGTTATCATGAAAAAGGTGGTGTTTGGAAAAGATGTATAATTATTGCAGCAGTATGTGTAAGTGTTATATATGTTGTCTATAAGATGAATTCAAAATTTGATAATATTTATCATTATGCAATACTTCTATTATTAATGTTTACACTTATTTATTTTTATCATAATTATATTAACTATCATCACTTTAGACGATTGAAAAATAATGGAATTGAAATACTTGATGAAATTAAAAATAAATGCTATAAATGAATAATTCTAATTCTATTAGTAAAGATGCCTGCAATTTTTCCATGAAATTAATTTTAGTGTATTCATATTTATTTTAAAAATGAATACAATAATATATTTATAAAAACCTAAAGACAAAAAGATATGTTATGTATCTTATATACACAACCTTATATGTCAACTGATCATCACAATAACAATAATATTTCCGATTATACAAATCATGACCACGAGTATTTGCGTAATAAAAAAAAACAAGTCAACATTGTTAAATATACAGTTGAAATTGCAGATGGATTTTTTGCAGGTTTTAAAAGAATAATAGAAATGGACATTGGAATATTTGATTGCATTTTAAATTCAAAAGAAGTATTCAAAATATTAAATAACTATATATGCAATCACATGTATTTCAAGTTGCTATTTTTTTTAAGTCAAGAGAACTTAAGTGTTCAAATGTGCGAATTGAACAATATAAAAAATAAAATGTCAATTGATGAATCTTTGTGTAATTCTGAAAGTATTGAATTTATTAATACTAAAAAATTATTAATTTACATAAAATATTGAACCTTTACCGGAAATAATATGAGACCGCGCGTTTAATTACGTGTTCGATTTCGACTGCGCGTTCGATTTCGACTGCGCGTTCGACCACGGCTGCGACTTCGTCGGTTATTGCGGCCAAAAGGTTGCCTTCTTTTAATCGTATTCGTAGCTTGAGCTTGATGTGGAATTCCACCGGGGTCATCAGGTTTTCCGAACCATTCATTATCTAATTCAAGTTGTTCATTTTCATCAAACATGTCGCTTAAATTTCTTTTTTCTCCAATTGTTTTTGTATAACGACTTTTTAGTACATTTTCGGTAAAATAAGCGCTTGGAGACTTTATACCCAATTTCATCCTTTCTTGTTTTTTTTCTACATCATCTTCATCAGGAACAAAAGTTTCTACAATGCTTATTTTTTTATTGTATTTTTTATTTTTCTTTAAAATATCTTCAAAAATCTTTCCTCTTGGAGTTAATGGTGTTGGTGTTGGTGTATTTAACATTAGTTCTTCAAATTCTTGAGGTTTGGGAGTGTGAGTTTGTGTTCGTGTGGTTGGTGGTATAAATGAAGATGAATAAGTATCATGAGAATGTGGCATAACGCGTGTAGCATCTCCAACAATATTATGTTTTTTATGTGTAAAATTGGAAGGGGTTTTTTTTATTGTACGTTGCGGTTTTCCTTTTATATTCAACTTTGGAATCACCATTTGAATTCTAATCTATTTTAAATTATAACCTATTCTAAATTATATACATTATAAATACATTATAATATTTAATATAAAAAAATGATTTGACTTTTATTTGATTTTGTTTTTTTTATTTGATTTTGTTTTTTTTATTTGATTTTGTTTTTTTTATTTTATTATATTTGTTTGGGTTGTTGTGTGTGTATTATTTTTGGTTTGGAAAAGTTAGAGAAGATTGGCGGCAATGTTTTCATCTTGCATTACTTCATGCGAAATGTCTGCGAAAACGCGTCTTGCTCCAATGCGTGTAACCTGCACACGCGGGTGTTGTGGTTGATTTTGTTGTTGAATGCGCATATATTCAATTGTGTCGAGAAATGCGGTAATGCGGCGAGCAAACAGTTGGGTTGGCTCTATCAGAGCTGCATATCGTTGTGAAAACTCCAGAAAATCAAAGAGCGCCTCTCTTTCATGTTGTGTGACGGGGGCCGGGTTGATATTTTCCATTTGGGAAATCAGGGCATCTTCGATGGTGGTAAGTAAATTCAAAGTGTCTTGGTTATGGGTAGAAGCTGCCATTGTTGATTTGTCTTGAGACTTGAACACTACAATATATTAATATAATATTTAAGTTTTCAATTTATATTTTTTATAATGAAAAATAACCAAAAAATCTCTGAAATGTTCAATAAAATAAAAAAATGTTTTTTGTTTTTTTTATTTTATTGGCGCCTATACTTGTTAATAGGCGGCCGTCGTTGAGTAAGCGCTGTCGTGGTCGTAGAACCGGAAGTTTTCTTCCATGTTGTTCCAGCTTGAGCTTGAAACATTCGTCGGTGTCGTGGCGGTCGTAGTTTTCCAAGTCGAATCTGTGAATATGTTGTAAAGGATTTGAGAAGAACAATCAAGTTCGTAGCCACCGCAACCGCAAATGCAATTCTGGTTCTGGTTCTGGTTCTGGTTCTGGTTCTGGTTTCTTTTTGTTGGTTCAGGTGCAAATGGTGGAGGTGCAAACGTGTACGATGAAATTGGTGTTGGCGGCGTGCTGTAGGTTTCAAGACTTGCTTCAGAGCGTAGAGAAGTTTTCTTTTGTTTTTGTGTGTAAGGAAGAACAACCCAATAAGAAGGGTCCGAAAACACAATGCGCGCTTCGCGTTGTGACTGAATCCTTTCGCGAAAATGCTTTGAAATGACACCGGGAATCCAGAAGAGAACGTGCACAACTGCAAAACAGAAGTTTGCATCCGGGTGCTCGTATTCCACAAAATCAACGCGCGAAACAATTGCAATGTGTTGGCACTCGAAAACGCGCTTCACATAGGCCTCACGCATTTGATTGCGGTGGATTCTGGGAATGTAGATGGAAGTGAGCGAGTAAGGATTGGATGCCATCTTTGATTGTGCGGTCATTGAAATTGTCTTGTCGTGTCTGATGCTGATGATTGAGCTGATAAATGTAAAACAAGTAAATAAGTTTTCAATTTATATTTTTTTCAATGAAAAATATAAAAAATAAAATGGTTTTTAAGCGCCGCCTCTAAACAAAATGGGATTATAATATGGAAGAAAATCAAAACAATTGTTTCCGCTCGCATCCTTTTTATAGGTGAATCCATCGGCGCAACATCCATATTTGGATGCGTCACAGCCATAGCGTGCTTGACTAAAATTATACATTTGATTTCGAGTCATCTGACCGGGTTTCATTAATTCATTCATGTAATCGTCCATGTCGGCATCATAATAATTGTAGCCACTGTTATTAGAACCTGGGTCGGATTTTCCAGGATTTTTCACAACGCAATCTTTTTTATTCCAATTTACGCCCTTGGTGCACGGATATTCTTGACAATTTTTTTTATCAATAATATTTCCAGATGCATCTCGTTTACATACGACATTACAATCTAAATTACTTGATGTACAGCTTGATGTTGAATTACACCCAAACATGAATCTCATACCATTTTCGTCTGTGTTGCTGATTCCACAAAATCCAGTGTCTTCGTCATATTTCGGATTGCCCGGGTCTTTGGGATTATATGGGTCAAATTGGTTAAATTGGTCATTTGTTCCGGCGAGCGGTTGAGCGTAACATTTAGCCTGCGAGCAATTGGGTTTGTCACCACCTCCACCACCGCCCTTTCCACCTTTTTTAGATGGAGAAGGCGGCGGAGTCACCGGCGGGGTTCCTGGATTAGGGCAAACACCTTTTGGACATTTAACTGTTGGACAAGCCGAACAATCTTTATCATATTGACAATACTGTTTATCTTTTGTAACTCCGCTTATGCACACTTGCGGACAAATAGACGATGGTTTCAATGATGATGGAAAATACGGACTAGTTAAATTAACCCCGGTAAATTGAGACGTGGTTCCTTTAAGAACAATTTTGTCTGTTTTAAATAAACTTTCTAATGGAGTTTTATCATATGGTGCGTTAAGAGCGAATAGAATGGTTACTGTTGTCGTTAAGTCGTCTTTATTATTCAAATTGAATTCCAATTGGTTCAGATGTAAAGCTTTTCCAGGTTCATCAGAGTCATGAAATTTGCATGTAAAATTCTTTGTAGCTGGATCAACGCCTAAAATTAATGTTTGCATTTCTGCTGCAAGCTCGCCACCTGTATACAGACCAGCTTTTATGTTGAGTGACATCGGCATTATCTCCTCCCCATCCGTTCCACCAATCTTTACATAAAAAGTATTGTATCCATCTTCTACATTATATCTCTGACAGTTCCCATCCGGGTCAACTTGGTGTCCCCAACACCCCTTTGGACATGTGCCCGATTCAAACCCCTCTCTAAGTCCGAACAAACTATAATAAGACCCGTATAAAATAACAATAACGAGAATGCTAAATAATGCCCATTTTCCAAGTTTAATATTAAAATCTAATTTCATATCGACTATTAAAATATTATTTATTATTATTTATAGTATGGTGATATAAAAACTATAGATAATAAAATAAAAATAAATCTAAAAATGCAATAAAATGAATATTGAAATGACTAAGGAAAAACATAACTGTGCAAACTTTGCGTGTATGGATTCTTCCGAAATGCGTCTAAAATATCGGGCTGAATGCGCGCACAGTTTACAGATTCTTGATACGACTGCGGATATTTCTCAAGTTTTCCATACGTTTCAACACCCGGTGGGTTTGATATTCTGAAAACGGGATTGGGTATCCATGGGTCACAGTTATCATCGTGTCGCTTGGTGCATATATTTTCAGTCGGGTTGAACAAGTTCATATTTCCAGCCGGCGTGAAGCTAGTTGAAATTTTATTCACATTATTGTGCTGATTGTATTGCGCCTCATAAACGCCGACACCCTGGTTTGTCGCACCGCCGCTGGTACCAACATATTGCACATTTGTCGTATCGCGCTGGTTGAATGTGGCTTGTTGTGGATTAACTAAATAACCGCTACCTGCTGTTTGCGCATCAACATTCAAGTGATTGAACCCGAGAAGTCCTTCCGTCGTTTCTTTAATGGTTGTGGGCGCACGATTGGCAGGATTATACACAACACCGGAAGAGCCGCACGCCGGTTTGACATCACCATACAATCGAATATTTCCAATGGTGTTTTCTTTGCGAGATGGTCGCAACAAATCGAGAATCGGGGCAACGACCGCACGCATAGCACCATGAATGATTCCTCCTTCATGACTTTTTGTAGTGTTTCGATTGTTTGATAAAAGCTTGTATCCATCGCGCCCGTAATCATTTTCGCCAGGAGTAAAATTTTTACCACCGGTGTGAGCATTTGTCACGGGTTTTCCTCTATATTCCGGTCGTTTAGCCGGCTCATAATTTTCGGGTGCGTAGGTGTTTGTGCCCATGACATTCGAATCCGCACCAAAATATTCAGTGGTTGTGCAGACGCGTGATTGCGGCTTGTAAACTTCTTTTGCACGAGCTGTCTGCGCCTTTTCAAGACCGGTGGTGGTAAACCAGCGGTCAGATGTATTCACATAAAATTTATCCGGTAAATATTTCTCCACCTTTCCATACGTTTCCGGAGTTGGCGCGCTCAAATTATTCCAATTGTATGCCGGGCCCTCATGCGATTCGAGACCAAAAGTTATTTTAGGGTTATTTACAGTACGGAGTTGGTCAACATTACGGTCAACCCATTTATCGCGCGCCTCCATACCCGCATTAAATCCGTCGCTACCTTTCGCCGTGTATCCTCTGTCCAAACCTGGACCCACCTGAATTTCTTCCCACGGTTTAACATTTGCCATTTTGCTGCCAGGCATGACGCGTGACTGAATAAAATCGGTAACACTAGGCATTCCATTCACATAATTTATAGCGTTTTGAGGCGCAAAAAGTGGGGCTCGTTCTTCCTTATGTATTTTTTGTGAACCGGCACCCGAATACGTATCAAGCACTGACTCGGTTGCATTTGCATCAGCAGTTCTTCCTCTAATTTTTGCGCCGAAGAACGGAACCATGTTATTGTGCTCAAATTTATTCTGATTAATGGGTTGTCCTGTGAGTGAATAAACAGTATTCGGGCTGGTAAATCCCAGATTTTTTTTTGAATTAGTATTTGGGTTATACGAGTTTCCAAATTGGTCCGGATTTTGCAACACCCGGTTTCCCACACTTGCATTATAAAATTTATCTGTAACTGCATTCGGGTGAGCATATGCATTTACATTTGAACCGGTGTTTGGCAACATTATCGGGTAATTCGTTGTGGGAATATTTGTATTTGGAAGCACACTTGGATTATTTGCGCGATTATTCGGATTATTGGAAGTTATAAACGACTCCTTTAAATTTTTGACTGAGCCTGCTGTATCATTTTTTTTATTTTGATTTGATACTAAATACATTCCTCCTAATGCAACAATTGGGATTGCTAATTCCATTTTTATTATATATATTTTTATATTATATATTATTTACTATATATATGTAATATAATTTTACTCTATTATTTTATTTCTTATTTCTATTTTAAATAAAATAAATAAATATAAATAGTTGATAATAGTTTTTTCATTATTTATCTGTAACATAAGTGTCATTTTTAACAAAATTCAAATACTTTAAACATCTATATCTTGTCAATTCTACATCATTATACTTGACCACTTCTCCTCTTCGTTGAACTGAATAGCTTTTCAACTCTGTATATGTTGTGTTATTTTCATCATGAGTTGCATCATCATTTGCATCAGCTCCTGTTAAATTATAACAAAATAAAGTAATTCGAAAATTGGTTTTATTTGGTTGAAAATTCATCACTTCTTCTAAATAATCTCCCAACTCATTAATATTATAAAATTTTGAATTAAAAATTGTATGCGGATTTATTTGTTGTTTTCCAAAAATGATGAAACTATAACCATTGTGTCCAATAAAAAATGACCAATTATCATATTCTTCAACGTGTAAAATAAGTCGTGGCATAATGTTAATTTTGTTGGTATTTGTAACTAATAAGTAGAAATCATTTAATATGTTTTATTAAATTATTTAATCACTACTACTAACAGTCAGTCAATACACCATAAATTCTCTTACTTGAGAAATGGTAAACAAGGTATTTTTGCAACATAATTATTTTTCTCAAGTATGCGTGTGCTAAGGTTATTTTGAAATGGAAAACACACATTTTCTTGAGGATTGAGCTGAGGATAATACCAATTGGTTTGTTCTAAATCGCGATATGTCCATGCAGGATGGGTGACGCGAGACTGTTCAACAAACGATGGGCAGCAGGATGGATATGGTATCTGACTGCTACTAACAGCCGTCTTTGAATAATTGTTTTGCAGGCAATCTCTCGAGAGAGGCTGATTTAATCCCATTAAATTACTTTCTAAATTAATTGTATTTGTTCTTAAATTTGCGCCCCATCCCTGAATTCGAATGCACGGGTCTTCAATGTAATACGGTTTATCACCATTCCCCGGCACATTCAACATGTATCGTCCGGGGTCGGTCGATTCCTGCAGCTGCTTGTTTATTCTGCAAGGGTCATCATGAAAACGAGTAAATGACATTTAATATCTGAATAATATGATTTATATTTTATATTATATATTATTATTTATTTTAAATATAATATTTAAACATATATTAAATACATCATGTTAAATTAAAATAAACTGTTACAAATGAACCACGAACGACAACAAAGAAATATCCAAATTAAAATGAATTCAAATTGGATTCCAGCATCAGATGAAATGACAGAAATGCGAAATTTAAAAATGGTATTTACGCAATATAAAAATAAACCGCCATATTATCCAGAAATTCCGCACTACAACGAAGATGGTTTAAAAATATACAGAGATGATAATAATCATTATAATCCAACTTTTGCCGTAAATACTCAAGGCCGCGGAAACATTCCAGTTCCAATTATAGATATGGATGATATAAAAGTTTTTTTAACAGACCTTCCAAGTGCAAATTGGGTTAAAGCGAGAGACTATCAAGCATGGGCATATCGCGATTTCATTTATGACTCGAATAATGCGCCGATCAAATATTATGCTTCTCGGTATTCATCTCATTTGTTTTTTCAAACGAGCAACCATAGAAATGTGACTACCATCGAAATCGATGGAGTCCCTCCAAATATTATATTCAACATATCAAGAAATGATAATGGAAGCGTTTACTATGAAAAAAATGACAGTCGAGCTACACGAGTGAGAATTTGTGACAACGAGTCTGCTCGTTCCGGTTATTTGGGATACTATCGGAGAATGACGGATGTCGGCGATATTATATCGGCAGCACCAGCAGTTGCAGCAGTGTCATCTGACCCATATGGACCAGACTACCAAGATTTCGCAGCATTTTTACACCAGCCACACGGCAGCAATAATAAGTTGCCACTTCCGCTTGGATTCCGCAATATTGAAACAAATGTTGAAGAAGAACAGTGCATTTTGTGTTTTAAAAATAAATCAAGCTTGCAGTTAAATCCGTGCAGTCACAAAATTATATGTCCTGACTGTTATACAAAATTAGAAAAGCCTGAATGTCCAGTGTGCAGAGGAAAAATACAATCATTAATGTGCGACAATATTTAGTGTGGATAATGAGACAATGGATTATTTTCACAAAAAATAAATTATAATGTAACAAAAATGAATAAAAGTCATTTTTGTTATAAATAAATGTAAGTCTAATTTAAATTGTTGAATTTAGTAACTTAGTTACGACCACGACCGCGACCGCGACGTTGAGTGCGACCACGACCACGACCACGACGAGAACCGCGACCACGACCGCGACGATGAGTTAATTTTGCCATTATATTGTTATATATACACTAAAGAAAAAAATATTTTTAATTTTATAAATTATTTAAATAATTATATAACTATTTAAATAAATAAATGAATTATATGAATTTAATTATAAATCTTCCTAAATAATTTATATAATTCTTATTCTTATATAATTCATTAATTTTTTGATAATTATATAAATTTGAATAATCACCAAATTGTGTCACTATGCCAATACATTCCATCTCCTTTTTTTACATGATAAATACTTTTAAATAATCGCAAACGCGCGAGAGGACAATTTGCTCTATATTTGTCTAAAGGATGCGGATTCATTTTTAATTCTATAGGAATTGATTTTTTTGAAACATATGAGCGCCACTGATATGCAATGTACATGAACAGTGTCTCAAAAGAAAGTTTTTTAATTGGAATAATATAGTCATCATTTATTTGATAGTCTCTCAAATATTCTTCTACTATTGCCAAACCGCTAATATCTGCTAAATTCTCTCCAACAGATAATGACCCATCCATTTTTATTCCATCGCGCGCAGCAAATGTTTCATACTGTAGAATAACATCCTTTACCTTTGAATCAAATACCTTACGGTCGTGTGGTGTCCACCAATTGAATAAATTTCCTTTATAGTCATACATGCTTCCTAAATCATCAAGCGAATGTGACAGTTCATGTCCAATTGTATATCCAATATATGCTAAATTGTATTCAATACCTCGTTCATCACCGTCCAAAAATGGTTTTTGAAGGTAAGCGAGAGGCAAATAAATATTGTTCTTGGTTGGGTCATAAAATGCATTCACGATATAAGCTTGGTTACCTGCTAAACTAAAATTTGCAGTCCAATCTACAATTGGCAAGTCAATGTAGTGTTTTCCTTCTGATTCAATGAGAATTTTTAATCGCCATTCATTACATGCGCATATATTTCCCCAAGGGTCATTTGCATGATATACTAGGTCGGGGTCAGGCACTAAATATGGTGGGTGTGCCATGTCAACGCGAATATGTTTTAATTTAAGAAGTGCATATTTTTTTGTTTTTGGACTCATCCATTTATTTCTCTCTATTTTTCGCATAAAAACTGTTTTTAAATCATATGCCAGGTTACTCGCCCACTTTATGTATGCCCCATTTGCATATTTAGAAATATACTGTTCTGTTAAAAAAGTGTTGAAACAGTATGACAGACCAAAGATAGGATAGATTTCTTGAGGCCATATAATACTTTGTCCCGTAACCGTTTTTCCAAAAAAATTAAAATATATTACTCTCCATGATTTGTGAAATCGCATCAACTGTTTGAAATAACAATAATATATATAAGTTTTCCATTTTTTTGAGTTCCAATTATCGTGAAGAATTCCCGTAATTTTTGACAAATAATTTAAATTATCTGTTATGAAAAAAGATGGAGTTGATTTAAATCCTAACCCGTTTGTAAATTCTTTCCATTTAAAGTTATATTTATTGGTTGCTTCACTTGCGGTCACAACGTTGTATCCATCTTCGGCTTCTTTTATTTTTGAATCATATGAATTCATTGCTTCTAACAATTGTTTTTCAACATCAATAACGTGTTCTGAATGATAATCATTATTTTTTCCAAATGCAAGCGCGAATATTTGTGTAACAAACTTATTAAAATTTTTATTGAATTCTTTTTCATACTTGTTATCATTATTATACAAATCATCGTTGTAATAAGACAACTGTGGCGAATTTATATGACATCTATTTATTTGAGAATCTTTTTCATCGGTTATAATTGAAAATGACAACGGACAAAATCCAGACACGATTTCATTTTTATTCATATATATCAACAAATCAACACATGTCCCTATTTCGAAAATCTTATCCAGTTCCTTTTTTATATTTATCCAATGTTTTTCACAAACTGATTCATTCAAATGTAAAAATGATTCATAAACATTATTTATCATTTTAGATTTATTATCTGAATGTTCAGAAGTATAATCTTTTACGATGTCGATGAGTTGATAGTAAACTTTCTCTTGTAACATTCGAAAACTGTCGATTCGTGTATAGTATTTCTTTTCATTTTGACTCTTCATTTTTTTTAACCATTCATAGTTGACATATGTATAAAAATCATCTTTTGGATTTACTGATTTCGGTGCCAAAGGTTTATCAAATATTCGAATAAGTTCTTTTCCAACAGAAACAGAAACAGATTTTTTTTTTGAATGCGATTCAGCGGTTGTTTCATTGTTCAAATAATTTTTAAAATTATCTTCGAATGAATTATTTACAGTAATGCAACCGACATCATCTTTTATAATAATTTTTTTTAATTTAATTCCACCATAATTATCATCATGTGAACTTTTAATTTCTTTTTTATTTTTACGTGTTTTATTTTTCATTAAATTATATTTTATTAAAATTTATGATATATATAATTGCATTATATTATATATATTTTTTTTACAATTAAATCAATGTGTAGAGTTGGTTATATTTTTGTGTCACCATTCTCTAAATTTATTTTTGTAATAAATCTATAAAACACCTCTCCATATGTCATTCCTCTCTGTATAAAATAAAGACGTTTTGATTCGTCTGAACATAAATCAAACCAACTGGTATAATCGTTTGTTTCGCTAACGCACGTTACTTCATTTAAAATTTTAGGAATGGATTCTTCGTTATCTATTTTACGTATCATTTGTTTTATACACATTTTCAAAAAATCTAGTAGATTCGAGTCGTTGCTAATTGTATCATTATATTTTTCCCAAATGTTTCTAAATCCAAGGATTTCATTCGGGTCGCATTTCTGGTCTTCAATGCAAGTGTTTACTGGATAATTTGACATGACTCCGCCGTCAATATAACAGCTGATAAAGGGATTTTCGCCATTACTCTCACACGAGTCCATTATTTTAGGAGAAAATATAACCGGAAATGCACAACTCATCTTAATCGCATCCATTACCTTTAAATTTGGATATGTTTTATAACTTATATTTACCAGTCTAAATTTATTCAACTCGACAGACATTACGTGAATTTCTTTTTTATTGTATTCATACAATTCACTCATAGTTGTATTCAATGATAAATCTTTTGATAATAATAATGGTTTCATAATAATGTCAAAAAACTCTTCATGAATTATTCCTTTGTTCGTGTAAATATTTAAAACATCGTCAAATGTGGTATTTAATGGTAGCACGGTGTTCCATGGACATTTGACAATGTAGTCATCTATCGTTTCCCAAGTGTGTTTTAATGATAGAATGATTCCAATCACCGCGCCGATGGATGTTCCATAAATGGATTGAATGTTATCAATATTCCAAAACTTATTTTTTTCGAGGTATTTTGCAGCGCCATATGAGAGCAAACCTGTTGGACCGCCTCCGCTAATAACCAAATGTTTTATCACCATTTAACTATACGTTGCTTTTTACTTGTTTATTTATGCGCACATGAATATATATAATGTACGTTTTTATGTTTTAATAATTTTATATTTTTTATAATACAATAATATAAAACTATTATTATATTTTATATATTATATATTTTTAATAATATTTATATAGTTTATTTCAAATGGATAACTTATTTTATTCCCGTGAAGAAGAAGATGAAGATGTTGAAAACGTACGAAAAATTAATTTAGACGAGTTGTACGACACGAAAAAAGAAAAGGATTTACAAAAACTGCAGGTTTTCAACCGTATTCTTAATAGAATTCACACAAAAATTAAAATGACATCAAGACAAAAAATAAATAGCAATTTTTGCTGGTATGTTGTTCCAGAAGTTATGCTTGGAATTGTCAACTATGACCGCGTCATGTGCATTTCATATATTATTGCAAAGTTGGAAGAAAATGATTTTCAAATAAGATATACTCATCCTAATCTTATTTTTATAAGTTGGGGGCATTATATTCCTACATATGTCCGCACTGAATTTAAAAAAAAAACAGGAATATCCATCGACGAACATGGAAATAAAAAAGAAGACGGTAATGACAACAGCGAAGAAGGAGGAGGTGGAGGAATACGACTCATTACAAATTCAGGAGGAGACAACAATGCAAATATTGACCACACTTTACTAAACCGAAACAAAACATCTGGAGTAAGCGCCAATCCAAATTTGGTTAAAAAGGAATACAAACCAATTAATAGTTATAAACCCACCGGAAATTTGGTTTACAGTAACGATTTTCTTAAAAAAATAGATGAACGAATGAATAATTAAATAATTTAATTTATTTGATAAAATATAAAATTGATATATAAATATAAAAAATATATTAAACAAAATATTATAAATAAATAAATAAAGATAAACACAAACAAATGACAGATAAAGTGAAGAATCGGAATGAAGATGAAGAAATGCGTGTAAAAAAAAGGAATGGCACATTTGAAAATATTGCTTTTGATAAAATCCTTAATCGTGTAAAAAATCTTGGGAAATCGGCAAATTTAACTTCAGTAAATTATGCATCTCTAATTATTAAAGTTATTGACCAGTTATATGATGGCATTCCAACAACTAAAATTGATGAACTCACTGCAGAACAGTGCGCAGCTTTATCCACACAACATCCCGACTACATTACGCTGGCTAGTTACATTGCAACATCAAATAATCATAAAAACACGGATGTTTCATTCTATGACGTTATGAATAAACTCTACGAAAATAAAGATAATCAAAAATGTAGATCTCCTCTTATTTCAGAAAAAACCATGTCGGTAGTTATAAAATACAAAAATGAACTTGAAAAGATGATTATGTATGAGCGCGATTTTTTGATTGAATATTTTGGTTATAAAACACTGGAATATTCATATCTGTTAAAAATAAACGGACAAGTTGTGGAACGTCCGCAGCACATGTGGTTACGCGTTTCGGTCGGCATTCACGGAGACAATATTGAAAAAATTAAAGAAACATATGATTTAATGTCTCAAAAATATTTTACTCATGCAACACCCACCCTTTTTAATTCCGGAACACTTCGTCCTCAAATGAGTTCATGTTATTTGATTGCAATGGAAAATGATAGTTTGGGCGGCATATTTAACACGCTCGCAGATTGCGCACACATTTCTAAATGGGCCGGAGGAATTGGCCTACACATTCACAATATCCGAGCTAGAGGAAGTTTAATTCGAGGAACAAATGGCGCATCTACTGGAATTGTTCCAATGTTGCGAGTATTTAATAGTACTGCACGGTATGTTGACCAGGGTGGACGCCGAAATGGTAGTTTTGCGATTTACTTGGAACCATGGCACGCAGACATTCGCGAATTTTTAGAATTGAAAAAAAATCATGGTGACGAAGAAGTGAAAGCGCGTGACCTGTTTTATGCGCTTTGGATTCCTGATTTATTCATGAAAAAAATAAAAGAAAATGAAGACTGGTGTTTGTTTTGCCCGGATGAGTGTCCAGGACTATCCGACGTTTATGGAGATGCATTTGAAACACTTTATCATAAATATGAATCAGAAGGACGAGAAAAGTGTAAATTAAAATCACGAGATTTATGGTTTAAAATACTTGATAGTCAAATGGAAACGGGCACGCCTTATTTATTGTATAAAGATGCTTGCAATAAAAAATCAAATCAACAAAATGTTGGAACCATTAAAAGTTCAAATTTATGCACGGAAATCATTCAATATTCCGATGATAAAGAAACGGCTGTTTGTAATTTGGCAAGTATTGCTCTCAATAAATTTGTCACAGCAAATAAAACGTTTGATTATGACTTATTGCATTCTGTCGCAAAAGTTGTTACATATAATTTGAATCAGGTCATTGACGTTAACTATTATCCAACAGAAAAAACGCGAACAAGTAACTTGCGCCATCGCCCAATTGGAATAGGCGTTCAAGGACTTGCCGACACATTTATGATGATGGATTTTGCATTCAACAGTTCAGAAGCAAAACAAATCAATACAAATATTTTTGAAACAATTTATCATGCCGCGCTAGAAATGTCGGTTGAACTTTCTAAATTACATGGACCATACGACTCATTCAAAGGGTCACCCGCTTCAAAGGGTGTATTACAATTTGACATGTGGAATGTTGACCCTGGTAATTCCCGATATAATTGGATCGAAATGAAAGCATCGGTCATAAAATATGGAATTCGAAATTCGCTATTACTTGCACCAATGCCAACTGCAAGCACATCACAAATTTTAGGAAACAATGAGGCATTTGAACCCATTACAAGCAACATATATACACGACGCACTCTAGCCGGAGAGTTTATTGTTATAAATAAATATTTGATGCGTGAACTAATTGACATGGGACTTTGGACGGATGCGTTGAAAAATAATATAATTGCGAATCGCGGGAGTGTGCAGCATCTTACTAATTTAAGTGAGAATATGCGAAATAAATATAAAACAGTTTGGGAAATACCAATGAAAGATTTGATTGACATGTCGGCTGATAGAGCAGTTTTTATTTGCCAAAGTCAGAGTTTGAATCTGTGGATGGAAGAACCGAGTTACGGACCATTAACATCCATGCATTTTTACGCTTGGAGCAAAGGTCTTAAAACGGGGCTTTATTATTTACGAAGAAAACCTAAACACCAGGCACAACAATTTACAATTGAACCAGAACAGCAACATCAAACCAATAAAAATGATAAAGAGGAAGAATTTGAAATATGCACAATGTGTTCTTCATAAAATTTATTCAAAGTTTGTAAGAAATAAATTAAAATAAAATCAATTAGTTTTAGTAAAAAAAATATAAAAAATATATTTGAATAACTATATATATTTATATTTAGTAATAAATACTTAGCATAATTAAATCGTTTGTTAAATGGTAATAACTGAAACCCCCGAAAAGAAATTTGGATTTATATTAAATAAAAGGAATGAAGTTATAAAAAAAAATATAATAAAAAATAATAGAGAAATAGGACCTCCAGGACCTCCAGGACCTCAAGGCAAACAAGGACTTCAAGGCAAACAAGGACTTCAAGGAGAAAAAGGACTTCAAGGAGAAAAAGGACTTCAAGGCAAACAAGGACTTCAAGGACTTCAAGGACTTCAAGGACTTCAAGGGCTTCAAGGACTTCAAGGACTTCAAGGACTTCAAGGAGAAAAAGGACTTCAAGGAGAAAAAGGACTTCAAGGAGAAAAAGGACTTCAAGGACTTCGAGGACTTCAAGGACTTCAAGGGCTTCAAGGGCTTCAAGGGCTTCAAGGACTTCAAGGGCTTCAAGGACTTCAAGGACTTCAAGGAGAAAAAGGACTTCAAGGACTTCGAGGACTTCAAGGACTTCAAGGAGAAAAAGGACTTCAAGGACTTCGAGGACTTCAAGGACTTCAAGGACTTCAAGGACTTCAAGGACTTCAAGGACTTCGAGGACTTCAAGGACTTCAAGGACTTCAAGGACTTCAAGGAATTCAAGGACTTCAAGGAGAAAAAGGAGAACCAGGAATTGATGGTTCACAAGCCGCAAACTTGGCAGCATCTCAAGCGATTGAAGCAAGAGTTGCTGCTGAAATAGCATCGACTGCAGTATTACAAACAGCATCTACAGTAACTGAAATGGCGGTAACAATTTCAGAATTATCTTCTGCCATCGAATTTTTGTACAAATATTTTTATGACAAGTCTTATAAATAAATTAATATTTTTAAATATTTAGAATATTTTTAAATATTTAGAATATTTTTAAATATTTAGAATATTTTTAAATATTTAGAAAAATAATATTTGGTCATATTATAAAGAATTGAAAAATGTCGTCGGCCTCTCATACTCTTTTTCTCAACGGACTTTCAGTCCTTCCAACTAAACAACTTACAGGTTTAGCTGATCCCACGGAACTCACACATGCAGCAAACAAACAATATGTTGATGCTAGTGTTACTAGTGGGATAGCTTTAATAGTAAATGCTGCACCGGCTGCATTAGACACATTAAAAGAAATTGCAACTTCGATAGCCAATGATCCAAGTATAGCAACAACTTTGACCACCAAAATTACAGATGAGAAAGCTGCTGCAATATCCACTGCCGCCGCTGATGCATCTTCTAAAGCAAGCGCTGCTCAAACTGCTGCAATATCCACTGCCGCTGCTGATGCATCTTCTAAAGCAACCGCTGCTCAAACTGCTGCCATTAGTGCCGCTGCAACAGATGCATCTTCTAAAGCAACCGCTGCTCAAACTGCTGCCATTAATGCCGCTGCAACAGATGCATCTTCTAAAGCAACCGCTGCTCAAACCGCTGCCATTAGTGCTGCTGCAACAGATGCATCTTCTAAAGCAACTGCTGCTCAAACTGCTGCCATTAGTGCCGCTGCAACAGATGCATCTTCTAAAGCAACCGCTGCTCAAACTGCAGCTGCAACAGATGCATCTTCTAAAGCAACCGCTGCTCAAACCGCTGCCATTAGTGCTGCTGCAACAGATGCATCTTCTAAAGCAACCGCTGCTCAAACTGCTGCCATTAGCGCCGCTGCAACAGATGCATCTTCTAAAGCAACCGCTGCTCAAACTGCTGCCATCAGCGCCGCCGCCGCTGACGCAACTTCTAAAGCCAACGCTGCTCAAGCTGCCGCCATTAGTGCCGCCGCCGCTGACGCAACTTCTAAAGCCAACGCTGCTCAAGCAGCTGCTGAAGCCACTGCTGCTTCTTCTTTGTCTACACTCCAAGGTCTTCATAACGCTCTCCGAAGTGAACACAACACACTTAAAGGTCTTCATGACACTCTCCGAAGTGAATACAACTCACTCGCAAGTTCAACTACAACTAATGAATCTTTTGCAGAAGTGACAAGATATATCCGTGAATTGAACGCTTATTTTTTCGGGCCCGCCAATTCATCAAAACCTGTCCCTATCAGTTTGTAATTTATTTTATCCCGCAAATTTTATGAGAATTTAATTTTAATAATATTGTAAAAAATTGATAAATATATATTATATTATTAATGCCAATATTTATCAATCAATCAATCCATCAAATCGAATCAAATAAAATGCAATCATCATCATCGTATTGCTTAGAACCTGTATACATTGAAAAGGATGGACAAATAAAACCATATATTCCAATCGAAATAAAAAATGGACGCGATGCATATGCGGCATCACTACATATGCTTCTCAATCATTTTGCACAATTTCACATTGCTATTGTCGACATAATATCAGATAAATATCATATTCCAGTTGAAGAAATTATGAATACCATCAAATCAGATGATAAATACACCAATATGTCTGTTTGTCCGAATATACACGAGTTGAGTAAGACGCCACCATCTTCATCATCATCGGTAGTTGAAACGGTTACTGTTCTTGATGTTGTTGATTCAAAGAAAAAAGTAATTAAAAAAATCAAAATAAACCCAAAAATAAAACCAATCAAAGCAAATTTTGCCGATACAACTGTAGTTAATAATTTATAAGAATAAATCGACAATAGGTTCTCTGCAATTGGGACACGTATTTTTAGTTTTTACCCATGTCGCCAAACAGCATGCGTGAAATAAATGTTTGCATCCTGTTGTTACAAATTCATCACCATCTACATAATCTTCTTTGCAAACTGAACAACAATCTTCCTTTTTTTCTTCTTGCACTTGTTCTTGTTTACTCACTTTAGTCACATTTATTTTCAATCTTTCAAATATTTCAACCGGTGTTTCAACAACACGCGCAGATGACGATTCAGAAGCCGCTGCCGCAATAACGCCTAGAAGATAATCTCTATTATGAACCGGAACAATCATTTCATCAAGGTTCATTTCATGAATCATAAAAATCATTTCATTCCAATAATTTCTATTACTATTATGGATAATCAAGTTGTAATTGTTGTAATTGTTATAACTAGTATAATTGTTGACACCATCATTCATCTTGTCGTTGAGGTGGTTAATAATAATTATATTTAAAAATTTATCAATTTTATTAAAAAATAAATAAATACATAAATAAATAAATAAATGTTTAAATATTCAAATAAAATTATTATTCTTGTATTCACATAATTTCACCTAGTTGCAACATTCTCTATACATTCTTCTAAACTGTCTACTTTCACAGGACAAATCTTGATTGTGCGCCAATTTACAATAACATCGAAGACAAATTAAAACATCAACTTTAGAATTGTGCGCATTTTCAGGAGTCTTCTTGAACAAATGATAATGCAACTCAAGAAGTGTTGGATATTTGAAATAGATTGTTCCATCACCGCGTAATTTTTCAATTTTACATATTTCAACAGACTTTAGCATTGTACAAAACTCGTTTTTAAACTGAAATTGCACATACGAGTTATCAGATGAATCAAATCCTTTGTTTCGAATCGCTTCAACAATCAGAAGTCGTTTATCGAATGAAATGTTGTGCCCAATGCAGCGCTCGCACGAGTTTAATGCACGTTTGAACGCAAGCAGAGCATCAGAAATTGGCACACCACGCTCGGAAATGACATCTCTAGATATTCCGTGTATTTCAACACTTTTAGGAGTTAAAACTACACCCTCATCGATTTTGATAATTTCATCGTATTCTTCAACTATTTCTTTTTTTTCAACATCATACACCATGAAACTCAACTGAACAATATGTGGCCATTTTGATATTTCATAAATGGATGTATTTCTATTTTCAGGCAATCCGGTTGTCTCGGTATCAAAACAAATTACGCGCATTGGTTTGGTTACTATAACTGATATTATGTTATGTTATCCTAACACTTTATTTATCAATTTTTTTTTATACAAATTAATAGTCAATAATATTATAAAAATAATAAAAATAATTATATTTTTTTACAATAGATATTATATTTATATTTATATATATATATTTATATACGTCGTAATAAAATAATCTCTCGCAATGAACCTTGATAGAATTCATATATTTATAATATTAATGTTGGCGTTGATATGTTCTTCGTGTTTAGGAAGTTTTATGCGCGAAGGTTATGAAAATGACAATGATGATAATAATAAGTATCCAAATGTTGAAACAGATAACCAAAACCTAGACCCTGAAGACCCTTCAAAAATGACAAATGCCAAATATTCAAACTATGACAACATGTACAATACTTTAGATAGAGAGACGGTTGCATATTCTAATTCAAAACTTTCCAGAAATAAAAAAATAGGTCCGCATAAAAGCAAGGGTGATGACAATAATGACGACGACAATGAAAGTAATAATATCAATAGTTATGGAAATGTAAATAAGTATCCGAATGTTGAAAATGATAACATGTTAATGGCCGGTAAAAAAGGGAAACATAACAAGGGTGGCGGTGGTGGGTCTTCCATTCCAGGTTCTCAAATACCAAAAGGAAGTGAAGACTTGTACATGTTGAAATCCGAAATTGTTCCTCCCGTTTGTCCTGCATGTCCCGCCGTTACAACTTGTCCCAGCACAAAAGAAAAATGCCCGCCGTGCCCACCGTGCGCAAGATGTCCAGAGCCGGCATTTGAATGCAAAAAGGTTCCAAATTATTCAGGACAAAATGACTCTTATTTACCACAACCTGTAATGTCTGATTTCAGTCAATTTGGATTATAATTAAATTATTTTATTATATAAAAAAAGCACTTGAATACAATTCTATACAAACATGTAATCAATCAAATCGTCACAATTAATTATTTCAATGCCTCGCCTATTTTTTCACGTAAGACAGCACAATAAATGGTCAATTTTTGTCCAATATAATAATAATATGTTTCACGTTTTTGGAATGAGAGATTTTAACAAGAATACTGTTTTTCATACTTCATTTATTGGTGAACATTCAACTTATTCATATTTAGATGAAATTTTGGATTTTAAAAAGAATAAATCAGATTATTCCATTACACTTTTTTACTCGGACCTTTTACTTTTTGAAGATGGTAGTTCATTTTCTCAATTTGAAACGCATGCGAATGATAGAATGAGGGAAATTATCGGTTATGACTACATTCAACTAGATGAATTCAAAGTTATAAAATATTTAGAATTTCTTCGAAATGACGTTCGCATTGAAGAATACAAGTAGTGTTGAAAGTAATATTCATAACTCGATAAATCGAATGAAAAATATTGAATAATATATTTATTTATTAATAAATAAATATATTGTAGTATACGTATAAAACCATATAAAACACATAAATACATAACATCATAATAACATACAACAAGATTTACGATAAAAATGATTGGACTTGGATGGGTAATGATGTATAACTCAATTGTAGAAAAATATGTTGATGATAAATATGTTGATAATAAAAATGAAATGAAAAAAGTAAATAATAATAATATTATTATTGTTAATAAGATATAAAACTAACAATTTAATAACTTATAGTCAGTTAAATATAATTAATTTAAATGCAAATGCAAATTGAAGTAGAACACTCGTCGTCGTCGTCGTCAATGCAATCAGCGGGACAACAACAACAAGGTAAAAATAAAGATGTGAAAAATATAAATATTGATTCATTAAAATTTTTGAGAGATAAAGTAGAATCACTAACCGTGTTTCATCAGACTGAAATATTGAGAATTTTACAAAAAAATAAAGTTACATTTAGTGAAAATAAAAATGGTATCTTTGTAAATTTGACATATGTCAAGACAGACGTAATTGATGCAATTAATGAGTACATTATTTATGTATACAAACAAGAATCACAGCTCAATGAAATTGAAGAGAAAAAAATAGTTTTATCAAATCAATATTTTAAATAGTATTAAAGAATATGTGCCGATTTAATATAATATTAACAACGCAACGATTGTATTATATTAAAAAAATCAAAAATATAAATGCAGCAGATGATTCAAGAAAATATCACACCACTAGAAGAGTTGATTTCTTCCTTACAAATGCATGTAGTTGGAACTGAAACCAATGCAGAAGTTGATAAACAAAAAGAAAAAGAAAAATCATATTTATTCAATATTAAAGAAAAAGATAAGTTACTTTGGGCATTTTATATAATGTTGAATGGTGAAGATGCGTACAAGTATTTGAAAACAAAATTTGTTGCAGATAAAGAAGTTAGAATAAAGTCGGTTGAAAAATTACATAAAATGTCAAATGTATTTAAACAGCACAAATTGAATAAGGGGCGAATTGAAGCAGAATTATCTAGTGACGCTTTATTAACATTGGAAGGATTTTTTGGATTATGCATTATTCATAATCTCTCTGCACTATTTATAAAAAGGAATTGTTATTGTGAACTTTATGGTGTTGGAGATTCAGATAATCCATACTTGATTGAAGAATTTGAGAATGGAATTGGCATACATATCTTTAAAAATAAAGAGTCATCAGCTGAAGTGGCGATAGATGTTAGAAAAACAAAATGGAAAATGGAGAATATCCTTGCACCAATTAAATCTATATCATCATATACTCTCTCTGAACTACTTGAAATTTATAATAAAGTAATGTCAATGTCAAAAGAGCCCAAAGAGTCGAAGCAGCAGCAGCAGCATGTCAAAGAAAAGAAAACCAAACAATATTTGTATGATTACATATGCAAACAATTTATATAAGTTTTGTATTTTTTTGGTTTATTCTTATTTATTTAATTTATTTTTTATAGTATCATCTATGATTTCAGGATAATCATTAGATAATAAAATATCTAAAGTGAAATTTTTGTACCAACAATTAGTTTTAATTTTGTGTATACAATTTTCAACAGATACTATACGATAATGATAGCATAACAAGAAGCCGTCGGAAATATCATTTTCTCTTAATTTACCATACATTGCATCTAATTTATGTGATTGATTGTGAATACTTTCAACTATTCTTGGATTCTTAATATTTGATTTTATTGGATGATGATCTTTTATATCATCAAAATATTTAGGTTTAAAAATGCATTTTACCTCTATTCCATCATATCTACATCTAAATTTGTGTATATCTGTCTTAGTATTGATGTGGCGTTTATCATGGTTCCAACGATAAATATTTGTTTCTAGTAGAGAAACAGGATTTTTTTCAATATTATTACATGACATCATAACCCATGGAATTTTAATACACATTGCATTTTTAAAAGTAGTTAATAATTCATCCCGAATTGTATTTTGTTTATTATGTTTTGTTGTAATAAATTCATCAACATCAATATAAATAATCCATTCAAATAATGGAATAACTTTTTTATACAAGGTGAAAATACTTCTTTTTGAAATTATATCTTTATCAAAAGTAATTTCAACTTTATCATTGTCAATAATATTTTTATAAATATTTTTATCTGAGTTATCATCCAAAATCATTATTTTATCAACACCTTCATTTAGATAATACTTTACAAATTCATCTATATATATTTCATCTTTACATCTAGTAATTAACCCTAAAAAATACTTCATAATATATATATCAATATTATATATTTCTAAAATATTATATTTTCTAATATTTTAATTATTATAAAATTGAACAAATATAGAATTATATATACAAATTATATAACAATGTCTGCTTCCCTTTCTGGAACAAAGTCTACTACTAAATCACAAGAAAAACAAAATGAAGATAAAGAAAAATTTGATAAAATTGTAAAACTATATTTAGATGCAGTTAAAAATGAACAAAAAAAAGAGGTTGATTCGACGATTTATCCGGAATTGGAAGTGCGTTTTGGAACAATGAAACAGTCTGCACCTTTGACAAAAGATAATGTTACAAATATTATTAAAAAATTAAAATCGTTGCAATTCACACAGTCTTCTGAAGAGTATGGTTTAAGAATATTTTTGAATGACTCTGATGTCCGAATTCAAATTGACGGGTTTTCAATCATACAGAATTTTTGCATTGACAACACAATTGATGACAAGAAGAATGCAAAAATGATTACTAAAAAGAATATGGAACATGGCGTTGCGCGGGAAGATGGATCAGAATATAAAACGGACATTAAACCTGTTGATAATTTGGATTTTGATTTTAGGGTTAGTCTTCAATCTGAAATAAATATTGGAAAGGATGAGCGCGACAAAATTATTTCCAACTGGAAATCAACAGGGAAAAATTTTAGGTACATTAGGCGAACTACATTTACACATCCTGATAGTCCGGTAAAAATTGATGTTAGTGTTGTAAAGGATACATTTTCATCATCTAGAAAGTCATACGGCGATTTCAAAACGTCAAATATTATGAAGGGTGAAGAAAAATATGAAGTTGAGATTGAGGTGGATAATAGAGTTGTTGCGGATTCAGGATTTTCTCTGGAAGTTTTATTGAAACGGTTGAGAGAGTGCATTAAATTGATTCTCTCTGGAATACAATCAAGTAACTTTCCAATATCGAATGATGAAAAGCGTCAGGTGCTTGATGAGTATTCAAAATTAATTTATAAGGGTGATGTTAAGCCGCCATCACGCTTGGCGTTTATAGGGCCATCATCTGTGACACTTCAAATAAAAAATATAGCGCCTGCCGGCATGTATAAAATGCCGAGTATTCGTAAAAATTATTCTGTAACAGATAAAGCAGATGGACTTCGAAAGTTGTTATATGTTTCAAATAAGGGCAGAATATATTTGATTGACCCGCTAATGAATGTTCAATTTACCGGTCTTGAAGCAGAAATAAAGGCGTTTCACAATACGCTAATTGATGGAGAGCATGTTTTACATGACAAGGATGGAAATTTTATAAACCTGTATTTAGCATTTGATATTTATTTTATGAAAGGTGAAAGCATTCGCGAGCGAAGTTTTTACACAAGCAGTAAAGAACACGCAGATAAATCGCGATACTCGGAAATGATGAAATACATTGGAAGCGTAGATGCAAAGCCGATTATAAAAGTGGTTCAAAATCCATTAGCAATTCAAGCAAAGCGATTCTATTTTGATGACGGAGGAGGGTTTGACGTTGAAGAAGAAAGCGACGCTTCTTCAGATAAAATATTCATGCTGTGCAAACAGTGTTTAGAAGCCGACTACAAGTATGTGACGGATGGTTTGATTTTTACACCGTGCAATACTGGTGTTGGAGGGTCAGCGCCCGGACAAGTTGGACCTCTTGACCGAAAGTCTACATGGGCGCTTTCATTCAAATGGAAGCCGCCGCATTTCAACACTGTTGATTTTCTGGTAAATACCGTTAAAGATGATAAAACCAATCGAGATAAAGTGGTTGATAAATTTGGAACAGGAGGAATAAATGCGACAAACATGCTGGCGCAAAAACAAGTGGAGTCTTATAAAGAGCTTATTTTAAAAGTCGGTTTTGACCCGTCTAATCGTTCAAATAAAATAATTCCAAATGCATGCGCTCTAATATATGAAGGCGCCATTGAAAAAATGTTTGGAGGGTCGGGTGAGTATAAGCCCATACAGTTTTTGCCATCAAATCCGTATAATGTGAATGCGGGAACAATGGAAATAAAATTGAATAATGAAGGAGACATGGTTACCGAAGAAGGAGCCGAAGTATTTGAAGATTTGACAATTGTTGAATTTAGATATGATTTACAATACAAGAAATGGATTCCATTAAGGATTCGTTATGATAAAACAGCTGACCTTAGAAAAACGGGCAAAAATTTCGGAAATGATTATAAAACGGCAGATAGTGTTTGGTACTCCATTCATTATCCTGTAACTGAAAATATTATTAAAGGTGTCGATAAAACAATCACATATGAGGAGCTTGCTGCTGAAGCGTCGGATATAACAGAAGTATACTACAAATCTAGTGACGGTAGAAAAGAAGAACTTACGAGCGGGTTACGCGATTTTCATAATAAATTTGTAAAGTCTGCACTTATTTACGAACTGTCTAAATCAGGCGACACACTGATTGATTTTGCTGTTGGTAAGGGTGGCGACTTGCCAAAATGGAAAGAATCTCGATTATCGTTTGTATATGGAATTGACGTGTCAAGAGACAATATCGAAAATCCGGTCAACGGAGCGTGCGCAAGGTATGTCAATTTTGTTAGAGAGAATTCTGGAAAAATGGATGCAATGTTTGTTGTCGGAAATAGTAGTAGAAACATAAAAGATGGAAGCGCATTTTCAAATTCGAGCCAGTTGACTCGGGAAATATCTAATTCAGTTTTTGGAAAAGGAAGCGTTGATGCATTGAAAAAAGCAGGATTAACTGGCGTAGTGGCAAATTATGGAAAAGGGGAACAAGGATTTGATATATCGTCTATACAATTCGCAGTTCATTACATGTTTGAAAATGAAGAAACTCTCGAAGGATTTGCCAGAAACGTTTGCGAATGCACAAAAAAAGGGGGAATGTTCATTGGCACAACATTCAATGGTAAAAAAGTATTTGAACTTTTAAAAAGGAACGGAATTAAAAAAGGGGAAAGTTTTGCAATTTTCAAGGGCGGAGACAAGTCAAAAAAAATTATTGAAATTGTTAAAAAATATGATGATGACCTGCGATTTCCTCCGGATGAAAACAGTCTTGGATATGAAATAGGTGTTTGGCAGGAGTCAATCAATCAATACATTTCAGAATTTCTGGTAAATTTTGAATACTTTGACGGCATCATGTCAAAATATGGATTTGAACCCTTCTTCTTGGAAAATAGGGATGGTGGCATTTTCAGTAAAAGCAGGGCATCATTCGAAGATTTATTTAGAATAATGAAACAGTATCACTCCAAGAACTTTGCATACTCGAAAGCGTTGACCATGTCGAATGAAGAAAAATCGCTTTCATTTTTGAATGATTATTTTATATATAAAAAAGTGAGGGATGTTGACTGCGCGCATTTGAAACATTCCGCAGTTGTTGCTGTTGTTCCTTCTGGCTTTTCAAAAACATTTGCCGTTTATGATAAACAAGGGTTAATGTTGACTCGCCTTGTTGACATGTTGGTTGACCGCAAGTGGAAACAGGTTGACATCAACAGCCCGAGTGCCGATTTCGCATGGGTTGGAGCAACAAGTGATGAAAAAAAAACGGGGTTTCTAAGATACGAAGAAAGCATATACAATATCAAAACAATGGTTAAGAGTTTACTCAAGGGAAATGGTGTAAAAGGATACAGCACGTCTGATGCAGACTACCCGTACACTAAAAATGTGATTACAGACAAGGCGCAACTTTACATTGAATTAAATAAAAAATGCCCCGAAATTTGTAAAAAATACATGGCAGAATCTTGGTTGTTGAGCGATGAAAAGCGCACATCCGAATACAAAGAAGGCGAAGGCGTTTTAATAATAAAACCGCTGGGTGTTGGTGCTGGAGGTGGAGAAGGAATTGAATACATTACAAGCAAAGAAGACCTTAAGGAATTTGTAGCAACGCATAAAAAGAAACAATACTTGGTTTCAAAATATATTAGAAATCCTATGCTAATCGAAGGTAAAAAATTTCACCTGCGCATGTATTTTATGGTTTGCATGAGACCAAATAAAAAATCGGACTGGTTTTTGTTTGATGAGGGCAAAATAATTACAGCCGAGTTGCCCTATAAAGATGCAGATTATAAAAATAAAAAAATTCACGATACGCATTTTAAGTCAACGAAAAAGAATCGATTATTTCCGGAATCAAGAGAATTGGGATTAAATGATAAGGAATCAAAAAAAATAATGCAACAAATGCGCGAAGTCCTGCGGTGTGCTTATGATGTTTATAAACCCCACATTGCAACTACCGCTGAATCAAAATATGGATTTGAAGTGTTTGGATGCGATTTTATGGTCACAAGTGATGGTGGTGTTAAACTCTTGGAAATTAATGCAAGACACGATTACGGAGTAAATGACATTGAAAAGGAAAATCCGGAAATTTATGAGCGATTTTGTGGGGACTTTAGTGAATGGATTTATAAAAATGCAGTTGAACCCATGTTTTTGAGTAATGCCGAACAAGCTGAAAAATATGAATCTGAACATGAACGCGTGGTTGCGGTAATAGAAAAAGGATTTCCTTTTGTAGAGCGTTTTTGGACAAAAGATGATGTTGAAGCCGCATACGCGCTTATTAAAACAAAGGTGGCTGATGTTCCTTTGTCAACTCTCAAGAAAGAAAATTATATTGATGAAACTTCTTATAACATTTTAACAGGAAATAAAGAAACGGAAGAAGTAAATAAATTTATTAGAGAATACGTGGGTGCAAATGATAACCTTAAATTTAAAAATGGCGAATTTATATCAATCAAGTCTCCTGATGAAACCTTGTTAGATAAGGATTATTTGCTGGTTGATTATTTTACAGAACCTTCGAAAATAACTGTTCGATTGGCAAAAGGCGAGCCGTCGTTGGAAGACCATTTTAAAAACGGTACGCTTGTTGAAAAGGCGCTGCGTTTATTGAAACGAAAATCAATAGAAGCAACAGATGAGTCGTTGCACGACATTATTGTGCACCAATCAGATGAGCGCACTGAAAGCCAAGAATCAAGAATAAATATGAAGATATCAGTGGTGGATGGTAAAGATAAAAAAGTGTATTTGTCAAGTGCAGAGAATACGTATGTGTATATTATTATGTGGAAATTGTTATTCCCTGAAATGTCATCCGATGATTTTTCCAGTGTGAAGATTCTTGATGGAGCTGGAGGATACGGCAGTCGTTTGATGGCGGCAATAATGCTTAATGCCAGTTATGTTGGCGTGGAACCGAATCCGCTTTCTACTCCGGGGTTTTCTAAAATGATTGAAATGTTTGGTTCTACAGAAAAACAGAAAATGCTGGAAGATGGACTTCCTAGTGCAGTCGGTGTAGAAAATTTGCCTTTTGGATGGGCAGATATTGTCATGTTTAGTCCTCCTATGTGGGGAAAAGAAGTGTACAATGATGAAACGGTCAAGGGTCAATCCATCAATATGTTTAATAATGAAAAAATGTGGTTGAAAGAGTTTTTACACGCGTCTATTGAAGTTCTGTGGAGCCGTCTTCGAGTTGGAGGATTCATTGTGTTTCAGAGTGTAAGATACGACTACATTGGTGAACACATGATAAAAGAACATGTAGAAAAACAAAAGGATGCTGAATTCAAAGGTATATTGTCGCGTGTAACTACAGGCGGAAGATATAAACCGAATTGGGTTTGGCAAAAAACAAATGGTTCATCGGCACCACCACTAGAAACCAAAAGTATGGAAAAGGTGGAAAAGGTGGAAAAGGTGGAAAAGGTGGAAAAGGTGGAAAAGGTGGAAAAAGTTGTTGATGAAAAAAAAGTTCCAGAAAAAAGTAAAGTTCCAATTACAAAAAAGAAAATAGTATTCGAAAAAAATAAAACAGTTAAAAAAAAACCAACTCCTGAAGAAGCATAATAATTATGGATAAAACATCTGTAAGAATAAAGGAGGGTTTTCTAAGGGAACCATTGGTTCCCTTATCCATTATTACAAATTTATGAAAACAATTTAGATATTTAATTTAATATAAATTAGTCTGAATAAATAGATTAGATAAATAAATAATTAACATATATGAGTATTTTTTTGTTGCCAAAAATTGCATATGTCATTCAAAGTGAAGATATTGGGTTTAAAATGATTGACTCGACTCCAGATGCATTCATTTCAAATTCATTATGTGAAATGTTGAGTAAAACAAAACTTCAAATTGAGCCGATGGAAAATAGTTGGGACAATTATAAAAAACTAACAAATCCATATGAGTTTATTCACACAGTTGTTCCAGGTTGTAAAACCCAGGTGAGTCGAATGAAACCGCTTTCACGTTCATTTTATAAAATGGTTGAAATTTGCACGCAGTTTAACTTGTGCAATCGTGAAAAAGGCAGTGGCAATAATGACAATGATATTTTTAGAATTGGAAATTCAGAAAATGGTCACAATCATAACGCATTTATGCAGTTTGCGGTAACTCCCGAAGCATTATTTCCTACACATTCTGAACCATCAATGTCATCGTTTCATCTTGCTGAAGGTCCAGGAGGATTTATTGAAGCGGTTTGTCACATGAGAAATAATCCCAGTGACATATATTATGGAATGACGCTTGTTAATAATGATTCAAAGTGTCCTGGATGGAAAAAAAGCAAGAATTTTTTAGAAGAAAATCGAAATGTAGTTATTGAAAAAGGAATTGATGAGACTGGAAATTTATTGTCAGTGGAAAATTTTGAATATTGTTATAAAAAATACGGAGGAAAAATGGATTTAATTACAGCAGATGGAGGAGTTGATTTTTCTGAAAATTTTAATAATCAAGAACATACTGCAACAAAATTAATTATTGCCCAAGTTATTTATGCAATTTCAATGCAGTCAAGTGGTGGAAATTTTGTACTAAAAGTTTTTGACATTTTCTCTAATGCGACGGTTGATGTATTGTATTTGCTTTCATCCTTGTATAAGGAAGTATACATCATGAAACCCAAAACAAGCCGATATGCTAATTCGGAAAAATATGTCATATGCAAAGACTTCAATGTTAATAAAAATGAAAACAATATTACAAATTTGATTCATAAATTTTATGAAAATTTTCACAATTTGATTTCAGATTTAAATATTGAATCATTTTTTAGATTTAAACATGATCGCGTATATTTAACAAGAATTGAAGAATTCAATGCAATATTTGGAGAGAATCAAATAGAAAATATTATAAATACATTAAATTTAATCATGAATAAAAGTACAGAAAAAAATGAAAATTTGAAAAAGTCAAATGTACAAAAGTGTATACAATGGTGTGAAAAGCATGGTATTTCACACTACAAAGTGATTCAAACAGTTAATATTTTTTTACCATTTGGTTGATTTTTTTAGAGAGAATAATATTCGCTAGCATTATATAGATTGTTATAAAATCTATATAATTATAATTTAAATATATATCATGAATATAATTAGCATGCAAACAACAATACAATTATTATATAAAACAATAAGTGGAAGTAAAAAAAAAGAAAGGTTTGAAACAATTCTTGAACCTTTACAGGCACTTATTCAAATTGGATTTCTATCGTACTATCCAATTGGAACAAAATTAACAATTCAGAATAATATTTTATATATACAGGCGCCTACATACAGCCAGTCTGTGACGCGATGGTATAATAATGATACTCAAGAAGATTTATTTTATTTATTCAATATTTTTTGTAGATTTAAAAAGTTTTATACAGATGAAAAGACGGAGTATAGCGAATTATTTTTACTTTTAATTGAGCTAGCAAAAAATGGAATTAATAATTTAATTCGAACTTATAACCAGACAGAAAAGACGCATGTTTTACACACGCTTCAAATGTACAAAAATATGTTGGATGGAAATAATAACCATCACATTGTTCCACCAAACGCACCAATTCATTTGACAGGTACTTCTTCGCCTTCACCTTCTTCATCTTCATCTACCGCATCACCTGAAATTGATATGGATGACATATTTGTTAAAATTTCTGAATTGTACACGGATGAAATATTCAAAATAATTCATCATACTCTTCTTGCAATGAAAAATGATGAAAATAATTATATGTACTATGCAGACGGGTTAAATATGATATTACAACCGGTAAATGTACGAATAAAAAAATGGATTGATGAGAATATTGTATTTTAGCGTATGATTTCGGCTGCCATAACTCAACACCTTAACACTTAGTCTTTCGGTTTAAATTTTAATTTAAATTCCTCCAACACAGTATTCATAGGTTTGGGGGGCAATTTTTGTTTAACACCTGAGGTATTCAATGGAAGAGGAGGAGGAGGGGGAGGAGGAAATGGGGGAGGAGGAAATGGGGGAGGAGGAAAGGGGGGTGGTGGAGGTGCAAAATTGTTTCCACCATTGGAATAATTAGAATAACCTAAAACCTTTTCAAATGTTGTATTTGCTGATTCTAGCTTGCACATTTTCAGTTTTAGTCTTTTTATTTGTTGTAGTTGTTTTTTGCTTGTTGACATTGTCATTTCTAATTTGTTTGTCAATATTGCATTTTCTGCTCGCAATTCATAACATAATTTTTCTTGTGTTAAAAAAAGTATTTTGAATTCATCTAAATTTGTTGTCAATGTTGACACTGTCAGTGTTTGCGAATCTGTTGTGGCGTGTTGTAGTTGCGAATCATGCGGCGGCGGAAAATTTACATTTGAAACTTCTTTATCTGCTTCTTTTCCTTTTCCGCCATCTTCGATTAATTTATTATATCTAAAGAAATATGACATGTAATAGTTACAGTAGTTACAACACATTTATTAAAAACTGTGAAGATAATTAATTACAGTTTTTAACCATTTAATTATAAATAAAATGCATTTAAATATTGCTCATGATAAACAATATTGCAAAATCACTATTGATCACTATTACGGCAATTAATAAAGAAATGGTGGAACCAACATTATGTTTAAATATGATTGTAAAAAATGAAAGTAAGATTATATGCAGATTATTTGATTCTGTAATAAGATGGATTGACTGTTACTGCATATGTGACACGGGTTCAACAGATGACACAGTTGATGTAATAAAGAAATATTTTAAAAGTAAAAACATTCCGGGAAAAGTAGTCGTTGAACAGTTCAAGGATTTTTCGCATAATCGCAATTTTTCATTGCAAGCGTGTGTAGGAATGTCTGATTATGTTTTATTATTGGATGCAGATATGATTTTTTATCCGAATGAAGATTTGTTTTCGAAAAAAATGTTAACGCTTGATGTTTACTATATTTTGCAAGGGTCAAATGATTTTTATTATAAAAATGTAAGAATTGTAAAAAACAATGGAAAAATGTTATACATGGGTGTAACTCACGAGTACATAAATTTTCCACCCAATACCACATCAAATACTTTTGAAAAGAATGTTGTATTTATAACTGATATTGGCGATGGCGGGTCAAAAGGAAATAAATTTATTCGAGATGTGGAGTTACTTACAAGGGGAATAGAGGAAAATCCAAAAAATGATAGGTACCATTTTTATTTGGCGAATACTTTGAAAGATATGGGTAAAAGAGAAGAAGCCGTCGAAATGTATAAAAAGCGAATTGCATTGGGTGGGTGGAGTCAAGAAATTTGGTACTCTTATTATAAAATGGGAACATGTTATAAAGATCTCGGAAAAATGCCCGAAGCAATTGATGCGTGGCTAGCGGGGTACAATGTTTTACCAAATCGTGCAGAAAATATATATGAAATTATAAAATATTATAGAGAAGTGGGAAAGCACTCGTTATCACATTTATTTTATAAAATTTCAAAAGAAATTATAATTGCATGTGGTGCAGGAAAAGATGATTATTTATTTTTAGAAAATGATGTTTATACATACAAGTGTGATTATGAATACACAATCATTGCGTATTATCTTGGACTAGGAGGAAACATAACAAATATAAGACACTCTATTATTAACGTGTTGAATAACTGTAATAATTTCTTAATTCTAAATTTATTAAAAAATATAAAATTTTATGATTTAAAATTAGTTCCATTGATAAAATGTGACATGAGTTTTACTCTAGACCATGAAATAAATGGAAACATGGTTCATTTTCATTCATCTTCAAGCAGCATTCTTCCAAGACGCAATTGCAATGGCGAGAGCAGCGGCGGATACATCATGAATGTGCGTTTGGTAAATTACACTATTGATTGTGATGGAAGGTATAAAGGTTGTGACCCGCATATTATATCCTTAAACAAGTTTATGGAGTTGAATAATGATTTTCACACTATAAAAGAAAAAGAAAAATTAATTGATATTGAATATGTTGATAGACGGTATATTGGTGTAGAGGACGTAAGATTGTTTTATGACTCGGATGTGTCATCAGATTTATCATTCATCGGTGTTGGGTATCATGCAAATAATACAATTGGAGTTGTTTATGGAAAATATAATGGCGACAACGGCAATGCATTAAAACCTTTTGAAATAAAACCCGAGTTGAATTTAAATTCGGAATGTGAAAAAAATTGGGTGTTTGCAAATATAGCAGGGGAAAAACGTGTTATATATGGTTGGAATCCACTTCAAATATGTAGAATCGACGAAGAAAATCCAAACGTGTTGAGAACAGTTTCTTTAAAGCAACCATCACAATATCCTGGAATTTTTAACCACATTCGAGGTTCTACTTGCGGTTTTAACTATCGAGACCAGATATGGTTTGTTGTTCACATTGTTTCGCATGAACAACCTCGTCATTATTATCACATGATGCTTGTTTTTGAAAATAATGAAGATATGAAACTTATCAAGTATACGCCTGTTTTCAAATTTGACGAGCATTGCATTGAATATTGTCTTGGGCTCATTGTTGAAGAGTCGCGCATAATTACCACATACAGCAGTTGGGATAGAAGCACAAAAATTGCAGTTTATGATAAAAAGTATATTGAAGAAATGATGATAATTTTTTAAAAAACATAAATAAATATTTTTTTGAATAAAATTTAATAATTCCTATTATTTATAAATTGAATTATTAAAACATAAACCTACAATGTGCAGGTTAAAGAACGACGACACAACTATATTTCAATGGCAACGACAGCAAACAGAGTTGAACAGATTTATGACTTTATACTTGGAGTTGGATTCGTTGTGTTGAGCATTCTAGCGCTGGTTCAGTTGTTGATGGCGACAATCAATAAGTTTGTTGAGTATTATTCAAGACAGATAGACCGCATTGTTATGGATGAGTCGTTTGATGACAGTGACGATGACAGCGATGACGACGATGACAGTGAGAGTGATTACAGTGAATACAGTGAGAATGAATCCAGTGAATACAGCGAGAGTGAATGCAGTGACGATGATGGTGATAATGAGGGTGGTCACCACAGCAAACGCCATCATCATCATCATGATGACATTGAGTTGAGTCCTTACATTCCTCCTCGTAGAAGTCAGCGATTATTAGAAAATAGAGCAAAATGCAATTCTCCCTTATTAGTTTGTCGTTTGAAATTTGATTAATAATTACGATGTTCCGGTAATCTGAGGAGGCGCATTATTTTTATCGGTAATGTCTTTACCAACTTTTTTATTTACATCGTTTACTTTTTGTTTTAAAACTGCTGTTATTGTGTCCATTGTTGTTTTTATACTGGAAGCATTATCATTTACATTTTTTGACAGTCCGTCGACAGTGGGTTGAAGCGCTGCAACTTTTCCAGATAGTAAACTTGTTCTTAACTGGTCTGCATCGACTGTTTCGCTCAAAGACATTGGTTCGACATACATGGTAGTTGTTGTAATGTAATTTAAAATAATGGCAGTGAAAAATATAATATATGTAAATATGATAATGTTTGAAAAATTGAAAGTAAATTTCATTTCTATTTTCTTTATTTTCTGTTTATATTAAATTATTTATTTAATATAAAATAATAAATATGTTTGTAAAAATGTAATGAACTATGGAATTATAGATTATGTTTTATCTTTATTCGCAATGATTGCTTGTATTGCTTGTTGATTTTTTGCATTATCTGATGTATTTTTTGTGACAATTGGCAAAAGTCCTAAAATGCTAGACTGCATAGAGTCAACTGTTTTTCCAAGTGCATCTAGTTTTGCACTATATGTTCCAACGGTTACGCCAATGTCTGAAGGCGAAGGCGTAGGCGAAGGTGAATCAAGTCCTTCTAAAATGTTTCCGCCTGTATAAAAATGCGTAATTATAATTATAAATAAAAATAGTATAAATAAATAGATGATTAATTTATTAAACATTTAAAAATGGAAAATAGAAACGTCTTGATATTATATGAAATTATATAATATAATAATATAATTATTATTTATATATAATGTCTGACTATTCAATTGTTGACCTTGTAAGTAATCTACCAACAGACAAATTTGAGGAGTTATCTCGCGAAACTGGGGAACTAAGGCTTCATAGTTTCGGTCCGTTCGAATCTTTATGCAGTATTAACGAACAACGTGACTTTCAACTTTCACAAAAAACTAAAATAACTTCTTTAGAAGGAATTCAACGACCTATTGTCAATTTAGAAAACGCTGATAAAGTTATGAGGAGCGGGTTAACCCCACTTACAAAATTGACAGTTACGGGTCATAATATTCACTCTATAGCAGATGTTCAATATCTAACTCGTTTAGAAGATTTAACCTTGAATCTGACTCAAATTGTCTCTATAGCAGGTGTTGAATTTCCGGCTAGTTTACAAATGTTATCATTGAGTAGTAATAAAATCGCCTCGTTACAAGGAGTTGTATTCCCACCTAGTTTAAAAAATTTAACATTGAGTGGTAATCGAATCACCTCTTTAGAAGGAGTTATATTCCCGGGTACTTTAGAAGTGTTACTATTGGACCACAATCAAATTGCCAATTTACGAGGAGCTGTATTTCCGCCAGAAAGATTTCCACTAAGGTTGGTAAGTGGTTCGGAAAGTGGGTCGGAACTGGATAGGGATACTGCAGTTGCTCGTGTTTTTAACAGTTTTAATAGTGAGAGCGAGAGCCGTCCCGCGCTACCGCCTGATGTTGCTAAATTAGTTATACGGCATACATTACAGGTTCCTAGTGTTTCACGCCTTGTGTCATTAAAGGCATTAGATTTAAGTCATAATCAACTTACTTCTTTAAAAGGAATTGACTTCCTGACTAGTTTAGTATTGTTGAATTTGGAAGATAATAAATTAACCAGTTTAGCACTTAATCTTCCAAATTTAGAAGAATTGGTTACTACTAACAATCCAGTCGTTGATTATAGTGGACTTGAAATAAGTGAATCGTGCGACTGGACTCGTGAATACGATAAGTACCCAAGACTGCCAAAGAGTAGTAGTAATGGCGGAAAAAGAAAAAAACAGCGTAAACAAACAAGACAAACAAAGAAAAATAACAAAAAAAATAGAAGGAAAACAAAAAAAAATGAAAGAAGAAGACAGAGAGTTAAATAGTGGAAGTGTATTGTTAATTTATTTCAAGTTTACGTGCAATGCAATATGAATTGATTTTTATGGCGCATTGGGACATTTCATTTCTAGGGGAGAATATTCTGGTGTAAGTTGCAGTGTCAAAGGGGTTAAGGGGGGAGATGAAAATATTTTTTTAGGTACAATGGGAGTTTCGGAAGTTTCAATAATTTCAATCAACTCTTTCTGGTTCAAAAAATAGATTTGAGATGGCACTGACAAGTTATTTACAAATTGAACTACATGCGACAGCGTAACGCGTTTTCCTTCAGGTTTCAACACGTGCAAGTAATCATTATGTAGTTTGTACATGTTGTTTCGATACTTAATGGGGAAATCTTTTAGATTCATCTTTTTGTAAATATAACAATCTAAATAATTTTTATGCAAACTGGAAGTGTAGTTGTACAAGTTGGATTGAAAATCAAAAAATGTTAGCTCATCTTCGGGGCATCTTTCGAAATGTTTTCTCACATAACCCAGCTGTTTAAGATGCAAATACACAAACTCACTTCTTGCGCGGACCCCCTTGGTATTCTTCACCATTTCATAATTTGGGTTGCGCAACTTAAAACGTTCGCCTGAGAAAGTTCGAAACATTACTCCGGGATAATAGTACAATGAATCCATCGATGCGTATGTTTTTACAATTTTATCAAAGTCGCCTTGACCCTTCTTCATTCCGAGTCGGGCAGGGTGTGACACTTTTGAAAAACTGCTCCACCTTAGAACTGACCGTTCCATTTCATATGCGGTTGCGGTAGTCAAGTCATCACTGTTTTTAACCAAGTAAATGGCAATAATGTAAAGGGCTGTGTTTTTTACAGGTGCCACAATTACATTATCCGGGTGTTGCATGACAAAACTATAACAATACTCTTTTGGCAAATCGTCAAAATTCAAATTTGCATTTTCACATGCCTCCAAAAACATGCTTCTAAAACATTTTCCTGCCGGTTTTTCGACAGGTGAAATTGTATTCTTCGTGGAAAATTCCCAGCTCTGAACATCATTTGCCGAGTTATAAAATACATTTACCATTGTTCCTTCAACAAACTCTTCGGCAAATTGAATGTTATCAACGTCAAGCACGACATCTTTCGTCTCACACATTGGCGGAGAAAATCCGATAACTTTGCAGTCTTCATTCAAAACAACTGACCGAAAATGTTTCACGCAACGTTTGTCGGATTCACTTTTATTTTTTTCTTTATTGAGAACGTTGCGCATTATTTTTTTATCATAGTTGATTAAATAATATTGTGTTTGAGATGTTTTATTATTATTATTATCAACAGACACTTTTTTACATTTTATACATTCGTCGCCATTATTGACAATGTCTGGCAAAGAACTCAATTTGAAACGATAGTGAGATGTTGATGGTTGCTCCTGATGTGATTCCTTCATGATATGGATGAATTCGTATGGGTTAATCTATGAGTTAATACTTGTGTATTCTTTATATTCATTAAACAAAATATAAAACATTTAACAACTTTTGAATTGTTTTGTTCTGTTATTCATTGATGTACTTTTTCATGTAAATCCGTAAATTATTAATAATGTAAAGATTATAGAATTTTCTCTAACTATTATACTATATATAAATATAAATTATATATTATTATATATTAGATATTATTAGATATTAGTATATTTGATTTCAACATGGAAATGGAAAAAGAAAAAAAAGATGCAGGTAATAATAAATTGTTTCTTGGAGATGAAATAAAAATAAATGTGAATGTTCCCGATTCCAAGTTGCAAAATAATGTATATGAAATTGTGTATGTGGATTCCACCCTATTGAAATTAAATAATAAACAAACTCAACAGGTAATAAATGTTAAGATTCACAATGATAAAATGCAAAAAATTGAAGAAGAAGAAGTATCAGAAATTCAAATTATTAAAAGGAAAGCCAGTCACAAATATGTAGAACAGTCTGATTTCAAGATTGATATGACGCTTTCAATTGAATTAACGCCGCCACCTTCGTCATCGGAAGAGTCACCTCTTTTTATTTTGTGTAAAATTGTAGATGTGGATAAAAATCAGGATATAATTGAAGTAAAGCTCTTGCTTGATGATTTGGGAGCGGAAGTAAAAGACATTCCACAGGATTTTCAAGAAAGCATTTTCATAAATTTTGGTTGTAGTGGTTTACCTCTGTGGATAAAAAAAATTAAAGTAATTGAATTTAAACCTAAACCGGCTGCGGTAATGACTAGTCAAAATGAGGATTATATGGGTGAACAAGGAGCAGAACAAGAACAAGAAGACTCGGGAATTGACCTTGATTTAGCCGACGCTCTAGATGAGGGAAATAAAATATTTGCAAGCATAATGTATGAGGTTCCATCGTCTCAGAGAATTGTCTCTGAGACAAAACAATATGACGATTTATTAGAAAATATTATTTCATCAGTTCCAAAAAGCAGGCGGACTGATGCAGAGTTGAATGGGATTCATCGAGGAATAGAACGTTTTTTTCAGTTGCGGAAAGAGTATTCGCTATTTGATAAAAATGGTGTTCCAAAAATGCCAAGAGCTTTGAATGAACATGATAAACCGTCTGTAATTCACATTCAAAATTTAGACACAAAACTGCAGTGGGTTTTGCCTGTCGTAGAAAATATTAAAAAGTTATACGTCACCGGCGATGATACGATTGGGGTCAACACGGTAAATGGAATATATGATTTTGAAGAGCAAATTTTAGAACAGAAGAATCTGTATCCGGATACAAATGCGCCTTACAACCAGATGATAATGGAAGATATGAATTCATATTTAACGCCGTTTGAGAATCCGAAACAAAATCCAGATAACAAATATGTTATGCAAAATAAACCGGTCTCAACAACCATTCTCACGCTTTCAACAAACAATGACACAATTGTGTCATCGAAGAGGTCATCGGGTTCGACAGTTCAGACATACATTGACCGCGCGTATAACTTGGGGTTGACGAAATTAGAATTCGAAGATGTAAAATCAAATAATGTAAAACGGGTTAATTTGACTCCGAATGACCCCGCATTTATAACGTCGTTTATTACTCTGAATAAGCAAGCAGTTGCTTTGACCCAAATGGGACTGCCGGACACGCTGTTAACAGACAGGGTTTTAATGGATTCATTGTATTTAAAAACTTGGTCAAGTATAATTTCCGACATTAAATTCAGAGACGATGTTGCAACCGAAATTATAAATGTGGACAAGGTTGAAAAGAAAGGGGGTAAAGAGGAAGAAGAACAAGAAAAGCACTCAGAAGAATACAAGGGTGGAATTGTATTTTCAGGTGTTGTTGCATTCGCTCCGAATGAGTCAATATCAAAATCCACACATAAAATAGGTCAGTTTATTAATTCATTTGTTCCGACCAACCAAGATGCATTTTCAGCGTTAGAATCTCGACTCGGCCGGTGTTTATCAATGTACGAAGTTATATATGCACTCCAACCGTTTTTAATATACAATAAAGATTTAACTGAATACCAGTATAATGCAATGCGCGCATTTATTAATAAAAATATTTCTGAATACATGAAGAGGTTGTCGACATCATCATCAAAATTTAAAAAGCTTGTTAATAAAAATGCAATTACAAAACTAGAGTCGTTGGAATTATTTTATCAACCATTCAATGAAGATGAAGGCAAGCGTGTTCCAATTTCAAAAGAATTACATAAGAAAATAGTTTTGGCGAATGATGAAACAACGTCTCTTGATGATATTTTTAAACTTTATAAATTAACTGATGATAAACATGGTAGCAATGGTAATGGTAGTGGTTTTTTATCGTCTTCAGAAATTTTGAAAATATTTCTTGACGTTGATTTTGCGCGGTTGTTTATGGACGTCATGGCGGTTGAGAATTCTGATTTGACATCTTCGGAGATGGATTCTATATTGAAAAGGGAGCAGAAGGATTTGAAGGAAAAAATGATGAAAGAGTCATCAGGGGCAGATTCAAAGTCTTGTAAAAAGCGTGAGATTAATTTGAGCAGAGTGTATACATCAGTGAGTGAATTAGAATTAGATAGTGGGAAACCGGCAGACGTTTTGTTTGATTCAAAATATGATTCGACAGGCAAGCGCGTTGTAAAAGATGGTGATTATGCGGCGTTGAAAATTGTTGACCAAGATGATGGTTCCACGCGGTACGATTATTATGTTAGAAGAAACAATGAATGGACCATTGACAAAGACCCCGAGCTTCAAAATGTGCATGTTGATGACCCGTCATATATTTGCAACATTCCGTCGGAAACAAAACCCAAACCGCTCTGTTTTTCAATAAATCAAAAGTGTCTAGATAAATCAATGTCAGAGTCGTCATTGCTGGATGATTTAACAAGTAAAATTATAAATGAGTTTGATTCGAGAAGCGAAGTGAAAAAAAAGAATATAGATGAGACATTTTTACGAGATTTTAAAAATATAAAACTTCTTTTAAAATTAAAGGTTTTCGAAATATTAAAATACAATCAGACGAAATATCTATTGGGTCAGGAACATAAAAAAAAGGTTACAACGGTTGTTAGGTCTCCATACCAGGAAATTGTCGATTGCATTTTAGGCATGGATGATGTTGGTAAAAAATATCAATGCATTTTAGATTTGGTAAACAGCGAACTATTTGTTAGAGATGCGCTTCCAGATGAAGATGCTCGATGGTATTATTGCAAATCGTGCGGCGTTCCGGGCGTTCGTTTATTGCCCACGTTTTTTTATGAGCTTGCCCAGAATTATAATCCGCAAGACCCTAAATCTTCGAAATACATTACAACACTTTCCCGAATTGAAAGAACAAATGGTAAACGCGAAGGTGACCAAATTGTTGACAAGTACAGCGGTTACTCAATTTCAAAAATCGCGCTAGTTTCAGAAGGGTGGATGTTTGAAGAAGAGGGCGAGGAGGCGGGCTCACAATTAATTCGCAATGAAGAAGAGAATGCATCAGACCTTGCACTAGTCAACTCGGGTGAAGTTATCGATGTAAATATACAATCCGAACATGTTCAAGAAAAAGGCGAAGGCGAAGACAACGACGAAGGTGAAGAAGACAATGACGAAGGTGAAGACAACGACGAAGGCGAAAGTGAAGAAGGCGAAGAGAAGGAAGAAGAAGACGAAGAAGGAGGTCAAGGTGAAAATGAAACAGTGATGAGTTTGAATACTATTATTAGTCATTACGAGAGTTCATTGTCTGTAATTTTTAAAAATAAAGATAAACGGTTTATGGTGGAAACAATTCAATTACTTCTTCCTAAAAAAAAAACAAAAGAGCAGTATGAATTGGATAAAAAAACGACAGTCGAATACGAAGCGTATGAAAAAACATATAATCAATATTTAATTTTTTATTCCATGGCGTTGATTATAATCGTGATACAGTCATCTATTCCACAAATAAAAAGTAAAACAACATTTCCAAACTGTGTAAAATCGTTTAGCGGCTATCCTTTTTCTTTAGATGAAGGCGATTTATCATTTGTTGTTTATATGGCATGCATCTCTCAAAAAGTAAAGAGCGACTATGCTCCTTGGAATTCTATCAAAAAGATTAACCAGGAAAAAATGAGAGACACATTATTTAATCTTATAAAAACGAAAATAGTTAATCAACCACAAATTCAGTCGCGTTTTGATAAGAAGCGTGAATTTGACAAATTAAAAGAACAACGGGCGCAAAAATCTTCGCATTCAAAATCTGGAATTAAAGCCAATGTTGCATCGTCGCATTTTCGTCCGTTGTTAGTTGACCCTTCTGCATTTATTACATCGATGCCATTACCTGTAACAAAAACATATTGCGATGACTTGAAACGAAACTTGAAAAATGGAAGTAGTTTGCAAACAGAAAAAATATTAGTGTTGCAATCAAAAGTAATACATTTTTCATTGATTGTTCAAAAACTTATTCAAGAGGTAATTTCATCTCAAACAAAAGATAAAACAAAACTTTTATCCAAGAATTATATTCAGAATGCGTGTTGCAACGAACGTGAAGGCGGTGGTGTGACAACATTGGATTATATGATAAGTCATGTTCCCAATATAAAAAATTATTGTGACATGGTGGACTGCACAAGTGCAATTCTCTTCGACATTTATAATCTTAGCGAAGCTTCAATTATGCTGGACCCAAGGGACACGCGAAATAATATTCCCGACCTTTCGACGAATTTTGATGAATTCACAATATACAATGCATTCATGACATATTGCAACTATGGAAATGCAAAAGGAGGCGCTAGCAGCACCAGTTCGTTATCTAGCGACATTCATAAAATTTGCAAATTTAAAAACACATTTGGAGAGAATCGAGATATTTTTAATATTTTTAAAAGTTCGAAAAATTCGGATATAAGTCACAGTGATAAAATAAAGTTGATTGATAAAATAAAAAATGAATTCAATCTGGATTACACAACAAAGGATTTGCAGCATTTATTACAGCTAGTAAATGGTCAAACAATGAAACCAATGAATGATTATCAAGTGGGTGTGGGAACATACAATGAGAATTTAAATCGTATTTTATTGAAGGCGATTGATGATTTGAAAACAAAGCCAAAGGCAAAAGAGTCCAAGATGTCTGTGACAATGGTTTTCCCAGATGAATTTATAGTCGCATTGAAGAATTTTAATGAGAATCGCTCGCAATCATCTTTGAGAGAGTTGCAAATAATAATTGAAAAGAATACAAAAACATTGACAGATAAAGCGGAAAAGTATTTTAATTTTAATACAAGTAAAAAGAGCGCCACATTTCGCAATGCAATATTTCGAACAGCCGAAGATATAGAAAAAGGCATTTTTAAAAATGGGGGTATAATGCTTTTCAATAAAATGGAAAATACATTATTAAATGGTGAAAATAATTCGTTGGAAGTATCGATTGAATTTGTGATAAATGCAGTAAAAAATATTACACAGGTTTATCCGAATATTATACTCTCTCAAATTTCCGAGATGGAATCTTTGCCACCGTATATTTCTGGGCAACTTTCTAAAGGTGATTCAGAATCTATAATTAAATTTTCAAATGAGAGAATCACAAATAAATTGGATAACTTTTATAAGATTGGAAATAAAAAACCAATAAATGCAATTTTAAAAAATGTGCAGAAATCTACATTATTTTTGAATGAAATTGTTAAAAATACGCCTGTTTTCAGTGATGCAAAGCATATCACTGTTTTACTGTACGAGTATTATTTTTTAGTTGCTCTTGATTCATATATATATTTTTCAGAGATTGCAAAACAAAAACAATTGTCACAGGGAAAGACAGGCAAAATGGTAGTTGATATTCAAAAAGAGATTTCCAGAATATTGGAAACTTATTTTTATTTAGTAACTGAAGATAAGAAACTAATCAACAAAGATATTGAAAATATTCGTGAAAATTATTTGCGTTCGATTGATGAAGAGAGAGATGACATTGTTCAAAATGTTGAAAAGATGTCTGAAGACCAGAAACAAATTTATTTAATTCATAAAAAATACAAGATGGGAACGCAGTCTATTGGAAAAAATACGGGTCTGCGGATATACAATCCTGATTTTGAAACGGAAGAACTTTCAAGAATTGAGAGAATAAATGGTCGGAAAAAAGAAAGAGGGCTGTCTGCGGTATCAGATGACCCTGAAGCGCTGGCTCGCGAATATGCGGTGGAAGACGAGGGAGATGCGCCCGACGTTGATGGGGATGATGTCATGAATGAAACACAAGAAGATGATGGTCAAGAAGAATATGCAGCTTCTGCAGACGTCTATCCCGACAGTAATCAAGATGAGGGTGCTGAAGAAATGCGAGAAGAAGAATAATAGTTTATAATATTTGTATTTTTTTTATGTACCATGCAGGTGCTTCTCTCTTCTTGTTCCATGTCGCAATCTTTTGTTTTTCTTCCGACATGTAGTAGTTTCTGTATGCAACGACTGCATCTTCGTGTTTGTACTGGTCGGGCATTGCCTGCGCAAATGGCGTGAGTCGTTGTTCTGGAAAGACGTCCGCATCGGGAATATTCTGTCGTAAATACTGCGCAACCAAGTAGGATTTGTGAAATTTTGTTTCAGGGTGATTGTAGCGGAATCGCCATTCCTTGTGCATTTCATCCACAAGGTCGAGTGTCCAGATAAAGTTTTCGCGCGACATTCTGCACCAAATGGTAACAGGGTGATTTTTGTGAGCCAGCTTGTAGAGCGGCGCGTTGGTTGTTTCGTCATCCATTGGAAGAAGAACGCGGCGCGCAGAACACAACATTTGAACGGCTTCAAGTATGATTTTGACAATGTGCTTATCCATCATGAACCTCGCAACCTCTTCGGGAAACAATGACAGAATAAACAGATTCATGATATTTCTTCTTCCTCGTCTGATTTTCGAAACGCTGAAAAATATAAATATAAGTATTTAAAAATCAATTTATATTTTTCATTATTTAGCGGGGTTTATTTTATGCATTTTTTTATTTAGATATATTAGCAATATATCCAACCTAAAATAATAATTAATTCATCAATCAATCAATCAGTCCCTATTTAAAATGAATAAGATTTTTATAAGAAAAAATATAACCTCATTTTCGATATTGTTATTTATTACATTATTTGGGTTAATGGTGTATATTAAGCCGACTTGCGTTTTTAATAAAGATGGAACTATGCGACAATTTGGAATAGGTTATAGAAATAAGACAGTTATACCTATTTGGTTAATAGTAATGATAATGGCATACTTGTCATATTTATTTTTATTGTATTTGAATGCTTATACACAATTTTAAATTTTAGAAGTTTAGAAAATTATATTATATAAAAATAAGAAAAAAGATAAACAATTTTTTTATTTTTTTCTAGTATAAATATATAAAAATAAAAATGGCAAAATCAAGATGTAAACGCGGTTCACGCAAATGTATTACAGGTTGTGTTGGTAAAAAATCTTATCAAAAAATTAAAAAATGCGCCAAGGGGTATAAAAAATGCGCAGACCAGGCGTGTCATAATAAGACCGCAAAACGTGTTCGTCGTGTTGCTACCCCTGTTAAGAGCAGTTATTCACTTCGTTCTCGAGGAACCAAGAAATAAATATTGATACTCAATTACAGTAATAATATTATATTATGTTTAGACTAATTTTATATTTTATTTTTTATCATATAATATAAAACACAAATAATTATAATTATCTGTGTTTTTTTGATTATTAACTAGTAATTAGTATTCAGGAACGTGTCTTTTGAATAAGCAGCCGTGCGAACTAACCCCTTCAACGTCGCGAATGACAGTTGCATCCTGAAATAAACAGTTTGCAACCCAAACCTTCATAATGCAAAAATTCTTTTTTGGCGATATTGTTATCCCGTTGATATGTGACAATATGTTGACATTATCTGACATTGTCTCTCCAACTAGTAAATATGACATTTGTTTCCAGGCGCCCGGAACATCTTTATTGATAATTTTATATGAAAAACAGCCACCATTTCTGTTTCTCTCGTCTTCCCATATCGGATTAATACCTTTACGCATCAAAAATAACATGCAATTTACAATCAATTTTGGTGGCAGCATTTCGGTTATTGTTACTGCTTGTTCTAGTGTGTTGAACTCAAATATTTTAGTATAACTCTTAATGCTCCAATCTGTATCGTGTGGAAGATGCGCCCAAAGAATCCACGTGTCCGACAAACTATGAGGTGGTGATAAATGGTGTGATGAATTGGAATTGTCGGAGTTGATTACATTTGTTGAATTTATTCCGCCTTCTTCTTTTGTCGACGACGCCAGTGGGTGTTCTTCGAACGATGTCATATATAAATATAATAAATATAATCAGTCATTATGTTTATATTGATTTTTAAAAATATTTAATTGTGTTGTTGTTAAAAATTATACGTTTATAATTTCATATTCATTCAAATTCACCAACAGTCCGGATGAATTACCAAGTTTATATGTTGTAATTGCATTGGATATACACGTCAAAGTGTATTCGCACTCTGGAGTAAAAGTTACAAAAGCGTATTCCTTCATCATGTACCATGATAAAAATGCATAATCTAATATAATATTTCCCACCACGTTGAAATTATATGGAAATGAAATGTCAATGTCATATGATACACCTTTTAATTCAAGCGAACATATAATCATTCCTGCTTTTGAAATAACATGGTCTTTTGTTGTTGTTGAATAGTCATTTTCTGTAAATTTTCTATACAATTTGGTATAATTTTTATTTTGTTTATTATTAGTGTTGTTATTTTTCTCAAAAAAAAGTGTTTGCATTATAAAATCATACGGTTTAAATTGAATTGTATTATTTTGTTTGTTGTGTTTCATAATAAATAATTCATCCTTTTTACATTTTTCATCTTTCATATCTTCTTCTAATTTTACTTTTTCTTGCTCTTGTTCTTGGTTCTCGCTGTCATCTTGAGAGTCGCTGCTGTTGTCGCAGCCATTGAATGAATTTGACTGAGATTCATCATCTTGAGAGTCGCAATAGTCATTTGGATTTCCTAAATAATTTGATTTTTTGAATAATTTCATTGTTTCAAATTGTTCATATTTTACTCCATTTTTAATTACTCTAATCTCATAGTTTGTGTAGGATTCAGCGGAATCTACAAATGTGGTATCGACGATGGATTCATTATTATTATTCTTATTATTATTCTTATTATATTTATTTAAAAAATAGGATGTTAATTTATTATATGCCGTGTTCATTTTTGTATACATGGATATAGCCTTATAAGTAACTCGAATCATTGTTTCAGGAAAAGCATCACTTTTTACAAAAGAATAAAGCATACAACCCGCTGTTAGCGCAATCATCAAGTTGAAGCTTGTTTCAGGACTTATTTCTAGACATTCACATTCATTATAATTATAATTTTTTGGAACAAAATCATTGTTGGTTTCGTAATATTGTTGAAATTGAAGAACCATGTGTATAATTGATTATATATATCAATATAATATATAAATAAATAAATGTTTATGTAATTATTTTATTTATTTATATTATTTAATATACTTATTTATAATATTTGTATATTTATATATATTTATGTTACCGGATTAAAAACTCCACATGCTTTACCGGCGGCAGCGCTTCCATCAGAACAGCAGCCGTATTGCGTTCCAGCGCATCCTCCGACAAGTTTCCCTGGAGCCAATGAAGATTTGGGGTCTAACACAAGGGATGTCCCCGTGGGACACGGGTTTGGAGATGTGCCATCATCACAACAGCCGTATTTCGTTCCGGCGCATCCGCCAATATTTTGACAGTTTGTTCCATTCACATCTACTTTCGCAGTCGTGTTGTCATCACAACAGCCGTATTGCGTTCCGGCGCAACCACCAACAATGTCTTTATGATGATGCGGTTTAGGCGATGGTGGACAATTTTTACCGTAGAAATTTCTTTTTGCGGTTACTCCGTCATCACAACAGCCGAAACGCGTTCCGGCACACCCGCCAATGTGTTTATGGTTTTTCCGAGGTCTGCGTTCAGGTCTTAAATCCGATGTCTTTGGGATTCCGAATACAAATACAAGAATTGTTGTAATGTAGGTCATCAAAATAAATGGTATAAATACAATAAACCATGAAATAATTCCTAATCCTGATGCACATAACATATTCAACGCAATTGTAAAAATAATCATTACGATAAATTTTAAAAATGCAGTATTCATTTCGCCTCTAAACATATCAATAAGTATTTGAATGATTGAAAAGGCTAAATATAATGATGCTGGCGGACAAATATATTGGAAAATCATTTGATATAATTAAATAATCTTAATTGATTGATTGTATATTATATATATAATATATAAAATATACACAAATAATAAAAATTAAATAAAATAATATTATTTTTACGTTTAAATTTATTTTTTGAATTTATTATTGTTTATTTGCGTCTTGTAAATTTTGGTTTTCCATTATTAAATTTACCAACAATTTCTCCAACATCGTCATTTACGCAAGAATAAATGTCACCACTTTCCTCATTTGTTGTATAATATGTAACATTTTTGATTACAATTTCATATACTTCTTCCTCTGCTTCTTCCTCGGCTTTTTCCTCTGCTTCTTCCTCGGCTTCTTCCTCTGCTTCTTCCTCGGCTTCTTCCTCTGCTTCTTCATCGGCTTCTTCCTCTGCTTCTTCCTCGGCTTCTTCCTCTGCTTCTTCCTCGGCTTCTTCCTCGGCTTCTTCCTCTGCTTCTTCATCGGCTTCTTCCTCTGCTTCTTCTTCCTCGGCTTCTTCTTCTGATTCTTCCTCAGCTTCTTCTTCTGACTCTTCTTCTGACTCTTCTTCCTCTGATTCTTCTTCCTCAGCTTCTTCTTCTGACTCTTCTTCCTCTGATTCTTCCTCGGCTTCTTCTTCTGACTCTTCTTCCTCGGCTTCTTCTTCTGACTCTTCTTCCTCTGATGCTTCTTCTACATTTACTTCTTCTTCCTCTGAATCATTTTCAGTTTGTTTTTTATTTATTTTATTTGTTTTTAAAAAATCAGTCAAAGGTGGACTTACTGGACTATTTGATGTAAAAGATTCGTGAATATTTAATGTAATTGTTGGTTCGTGTTCCTCTTCTTCTTCTTCTTTTTTCAACATTTTGACCTGCAATGAAAGTTCTGAATTTTTATTGTACAAATCTTTGACAAACGGAATTTGAAGTAATGCATCATGAGTAGATTTATACAATTCATAATCTTTAAATATGTCATCAAATGATTTTTTTAAATTATTTTGAATTGACTTTGTGACATCTTTCAAAACAGACGTAATGTCAAAATTAATTCCACGAATGTCAATAACACCACTAATATCGTCATTATTTTCTGTTTTTTCCATTTTAGGTTTCGGTTGTCTTTGTGTAGTTTCGTTATATGTAATATAAATATTCGTTTAATATGATTTAGAAAATATTTAATGTGTATATATATTGATAGAGAAATCAACATATATATATATAATGAATTGTGAGGAAAACAAATCAGATTTGAACACACAATTAATGGATACAGTAAAACAAAAATTGGAATACAGACGAAAACAGCAAATTCAATTTATTGTGTCTCAAACAAATTACGATGAATGCGAAGCGCTTCAAAAACTAGAATCATGTAGCAATGATGTTGTGAAAGTTGTGAGTGATTATCTAGGAATTACACCGAAAGAAGATCAAAATTTAAAAAAAACAAAAAATCAAAAGGTATATTCTGTTATCAGAGAGATTATGGACAAGGGTTCAAATAACCATCGTATGCAGCAAGAAAAAGCTAAAAAAATAGAAGAAATAAATGAATTATTATTGAAACGCAAACATGCTGCCAATGCAGATGAGAATAAAAAAAAACAAGAACAAGAACAAGCGTGTAAAGACAAAGACGTGGATGTGGAAACATGTAATAATTGTAACTGTAACGATTATGAAAAGTGCATGAAAAATAAAAACATTATTTTGAAAGAAAAAATTGATTGATTTGTGGTGTCTATAACTGACACGATTTTTTTATATCATTTTACACCAAAGACTTCGTTGATAATATTCGTTTTATTTGATTTTTTTTTCAATTGATTTTTACGAATATTATTGTTTTGAATAATTTTATTTCCGACTAGAAAGTCATTATTATCTTCATAAAGTTCGGGCAAAATGTGTGTAAGCGGTTTATTTACCATGTATATGAGCTGTTCGCTTTTAAATAATTTGCGATATTCTATAATGCTAAGATTTCCGTAAAACTTATTCAATAAATAGTAAGGATTGGGAGCCGGTTTAATGCTCTTATCATAGTTGTATATGGGACCATACATGGAATTTAATAAATGATAGCGTTCAAACTTGGTCGACGTGTCAATATTTTCATTCATAAGAAAGGCAACAGCACACTCCGGATGACAAAAACACCCGTAAACATTGCAAGTGTCTTTAACAATCGATTTGGGAATATAAATTGCAGGTGTGTCAAAATCGCATGTGCACCAAAAACATGCAGAACGATGTGAACTAATTATTTGAAATGTGTCATTTTTGTTATAACTTATTTTAAGTTGTGATATTTTTTTCCAAATATCTTTCATTGTCGCATTATTGTCAGAATCCGCCGAATCATCTTGTTGATAATTGTGTGTATGTTTATCCTTCCAGTCAGAAAATAATTGTGATGATGAATCACATGTTGAAGCATTTTTGGAAAATGTGGAAGGATCATAAAGTGTAACCCTGTTAATGTTAACGTTATCAATATCAGGTTCATAAGCGCCCGCTGACCTTTTCGGCGAATCGGAATCGTCAACCGAATCTGTTGAGTCGGTATAATTACAAACCTCTGACCCACACACATTTTGGTCATTGTAGCACATAATTTCATTCTCATGTTTAACCGCTGCTGAATCTGAGCCTGTTATAATGCTTGCATTGTTTGCATTTAAATCCGATATTACACATTTTAAATGTAAGATGATGTTTGGAAGCTCGGGAACATTATTATTATGCACAAGATTTTCTTGTATTATTTTACCACCCCTCGGCTTTCTTCCTCTTTTTTTGTGGACAACGACGGGGGGAACACTAGGATCTGCATTTGCACAATTTTCTCCACCATTTACATGATTGTTTGTAGAAGCAGCAGCAATAACTGTATTTACAATATTTACATTATTTACCACTTCAGGTTTAATAAGTTTTTTTCTTCCCCTCTTTTTTTTTTCAACTACCGGCGGTTCTGCATTTTCAACAATAACAACAACATTTTCATAAACAGTTTCAGAAAAGGAATTGGACTCTACATGAGGAACAAGGGGAATAATGGGAACAAGGGGAAGAATGGCATCAGTAATTTTTTTACTTTTCATTATATTTATTTATTTATTTACAATTCTTTATAGTATATAAATTTTTGGTTTATATTGTTTTGATATATTTTATAACAATAACAATGCATTTATTTATATTTTGCATTACATTGCAATTTATCCAAAGTGGAATCGGGGTTTGCAATGCCATATGGGTCTTGAATGCTTAAACACCACGTTTGTGGATAACCGTTTTTTATGCAACTTTCATAATTTACGTCTGAGCCTTGGTATGATTCCACAAACGACTCTTTAATAATTTGTTTATTTTTATATATGTAATAAACAAGTGCTTCTAAAATAACAAACATGATGAAAAATACAATTACCAGTTTATTCATTTTAAATTTGTAAAAATATAAATAATATATAAATAATATAATAATATATTTTATTTTATTTTATATGATTGATTTGCATTAAAATTGATTTTAAATTTCCAATATTATATATTTATAATTACGGGTGTTTACAATCAAACAAATTAAAAAAAATTAGATGATATGAAAAAAATCAAAATAAAACCAAAATCGAAGATCATTCCGCCAAATGATTCTGTCACACCAACAATATCAACAAGGATAACGACAAGTGTAATAAGTTCAATAAGTGAAAGTGAAACAAATGATCACGGTGACAACACACGGGAAATAAAAGAATTAAAAGACGACATTTTTAATTTAAAAAAAGAGTTGATTGAATTAAAAATGCAATTTGATATTTTTAAGCAGCAGCAACAGTCGCAGCAGCAGTCTCAGCAACAGTCACAGTCGCAACATTTTTGCAGTTGCGATTTTATAGAATGGGTAAACAATCTCGAGATAACTCCCGCAGATTTAGAAAGATTATTTAATTCAAAAGATATTTGTGACTGGGCGTGCAACCTGATTATAGATGACTTTAATAAAAAATCATTTGAGCACATTCCAATTTGTTCAATAAAAGGGTCAAAAAATGACATTTTAATTTATACTTCTAACCGTTGGATGAAACCGACTGATGAAGAATTGTCAGTTCAATTTGTTAACAAACTGTTCAAGAAATTACTGAGGAGTTTCACAGATTGGAAAAATGAAAATTATAAACTAATCATGATGAATGATAAAATTGGAACGATATACCACACGAACAATGCTCGAATTCTAAGTTTTAACGAAAATACCGTAAAGTTAAAACATAAATTATTTCATGCTCTAAATAAATGATGATCCTTCCTTCCTTCCCCCATCCTCTTTACTAGAACCCAGGATTATCAGTAAAAACTTCTATCGGAGAACTGTTTGAAACTTCTGACTGGAATTGCAGCAGCAAATAGTAACCGATAATACAGCTCGCATAAACAACCACGGTGTCGCGCATCAAATACTTAAGAGGTCTAGGCTCTTCCACAGAAAATCGCATTTCTAAAAACTTTGCTAAAAAAAACACGGTAGATATAACACACCCGACTACAAAAATATTATCCATTTTTGCTTTTATACTCTATAAATTCATATATTAATTACTTTTTTTACGAATCAAATGAAAATACATCAACATCTAAATCTCCAAGACTTACGGGGTCACCAATGCGCAATGTGTCATCAGTTTCGCCTTCGTCATCGTCATAGCCATTTTCTTCTTCTTCTTTTCGTTTTGCGAAATTTCGAATGCTTATTTCTTCCAATCTTTCTAAAGTTTTGGGCGCATTCACAAATTCTTCTGCTTGTTCCGATTCAGACCCCAAAACTCTCACTCTGTCAATGTCGTCGAATGTGATTGTTTGACGTTTTGTCACATTATCATTATTATTATTTTCGACACTAGCGGCAGCCTGTTCTTGCTGCAGTGCTTCTTCTTGTTGAAGCGCTGCTGCTGCAGCTTCTTCTTCTTCTTCGACTACTACAGGGTCCTGTGATATAATTTCTTCCGTGTCAATCACTTCGGTATCTTCTTCAATGAATTCATCTTCCATGTACACCTTCAACAGATGCTCAATTGGAATGCTTTCGCGCACCGTGTTAAGAATGCATTCTTTTACTATCAGCTCGAGCTGACGATTATGTTTTTGGATTTGCAAATGCTGTTTATTCTTTTCAAATAGAAACACGTTCGAATACATTTTTCTAGCGACATTTACATAAACCTTGTGAATAAAGTCAGCCAATTTGGGTATTGCAATGTCAATTTTTTTTTGTTTACTTCCGGCTCGCATGCATGTCAACATTTTAAGTTGAATGATGTGAACACACGTAATCAACTCTTCAATATGACCACAACCACTTCGTTCCACAATGCGCGTTGCCTCTTGTTCTATAATTGCAACATTCCATTTCGGCACGCGCATTAAAAAGTTTTGAAATGTCATCAGATATTTGGGAGCCTCATCATTCTCAATGCACAGTTTCCAAGCTTCATCAAAAATAGATTTTAAACCATACACAATGTGCGGTGTTAAAATGTTTATAAGACGGGCGCAAAATTCATTTCGCGACTCTTGCAAGTTTCCAAGAACAAAGTCATCCATTTTCAGAATATTTAAAATACTTACTTTACATGAACGATATATTTTCTAAAGTCAAATCGCTACGAAATATTAAAAAATATAAAATAAATAACATTAACAATTTTTCATTTCTAAATTCTCTTTTTATTTTTTGAAATGTAATTAAATATTCATATTTTTTAAGGTCGTCAATTTTAGAATTATGCTCAATGTAGTAAAGCAAGTCAAGGCTGCAAAATGCTTTATTGTATACTTTCGTAATCAATAACATGCATTCTGAAATTATCTGTTTTTTATTGTTAGGTTGACTACTTATTTTTTTTATTTTTTCACCATCCGAAGTATCATGATACTTTTTTATTAATCCTGATAACGCTGTTTTTAAATATAACCTGCGCGTTGCATCAGAATCTTTAAAAGTGTAGATGTTATTCAAGTTATACGTGTGTAAATTTGTTACACAATTATTAATTATTGGTTCAGGAACATAGATTTCGCAAAACCTTGACAATATTGGTTTAAGCAATTTATATTTATCTTCAACAATGATAAAAAATCGGGTAGAACGGCTAAATAGTTCAATGCATCGTCTTAAAGCGGATTGTGCGTCAATTGTGAGTTTGTCTGCATTTAACAGGACGACCGTTTTAAATATCTCTCCATCTTTCAAATCCACATTTGTTTTTGAAAAGAATTTCAACTCTTCTCGAATAAACCGAATGCCTTTCCCATGAGCGCAATTAACATTCATCACATAATTCTGCATTGCCGACTTATTTCCACTGTATATATTGTTAATAAAATCGGTCACAAGAACATTTTTTCCGCATCCAGATGAACCGTGGAATATAATATTGGGAATTTTTTTTTGTTTTATAAAGTAATCTAATTTATCTTTAATGTCGCAATGAATTTTTAATTTTTTTTGTTCAGAATTTGCATTCGGATTTATCGTATTTATCGAATTCATAATGTATATAATATTTAATATTTGGAAAGTAATATTTAATATTATTAAGTAATTAATTATTATATTGTTATACGAATAAATACTTTTAACAGATGCTTTTAACAAATACTTTTAATGTTTTTTCAACACATATGATAAGTTGCGTTTATATTTTGTCGGAATTATATGTTCTCTGCACACCGGTTTTCCTAACAAAAATGTGAGATAGTTGAAGCGTTTTCCATATTCGAACTTCTTCTCTCCATAGTATAACACGAATCCAATGATACCAATGCATATTAGCAGGTAACCTAAAATACTATCAATCTTACTATACTTGTCTTTTAGTTTCTTATCAGTAGTATTTGTCATTTCATTGATAATAACAAATTTTATGCACAAAACAATGAAAAATAGCAAGAAGAAATTTTTATCCATTCGCGTTAAAATGATAAAGAGACAATACAAGGCAATCGCTTTAGAAAATACAACGCTGGTTATTTTCGAAGATTTTTCTGAAGTTAGCACAATTGCAAAAAATAAAATAAAAAATGCAAGAAAATGCTTATAGTAAATATTTTCTGTGAAAAGCCTTTGAACTTGACACGGAAACAGTGGCGCAACAAAGTTTCCACCTAAAGTCACAAAGAAAATAAAAAGAGGATTTATTATATTAAAATCCAAGTTGAACGCATTCATACAATATATAATATAATATATAATATATTAATATATATATATTATATTATATATTATTGAATAAAAATGGAAGCAGCACCTCAATCACCTCATTGGGAAGAATCACTATTTCCAATTTTTAATAAATTAGCAAACGATGGTAGAGAAATGAATAACGAGTTTATTCGAAAAAACCGCCAAGTGTTTGAAACTGATAGAAATTTTATACCATTTGAAAGTTTTACCGACTTATTTGAGATGGAAAGTAGAAAAGAATTATCTTTAATTGCTTTTTCCATATCTGGCGACAAGGTTGTTAATAGTGATATAATTTTATGTGAACTTCTTGGGAGAGAATTAGACCAATGTAGAGAAGACAGTCATGTTAAGTTAACTGTAAATAAAAACCCTTTCTTAAAAAATGAAAAAGATACTGATCTAAATGCATGCAACAACTTATTTGATATGATAAAAATTTTTCGACCCAAGTTAACCAGTAGTCAGTTTCTTTATATATTATTAGGAATACAACAAAAAAATTTTAACATGTTATTAAGCGCTTTTAAATCTATCGCATTTGACTTGGCACTAGAAGCAAACAAAGATCAAATTCGTAGGATTTTAAAAAAAGACAGCCAGGATTTACCAATACAAGAAAGAGAATCCCTAACAGGCAGAATTTTTGCAAATCCATCAACCATAAACATACACATTGTCTTGCCAAAAAACTTAGAACATGCGCCAGAAAATGTAGAATATGCGTTTGTATATTGGAATGCAAGTATACCTATACAAATTGCCTTAGATTCAGGTATTGTTGACGTATTTTTTATAGAAACTTTTTTTTTTCATGTAGACGTGACAGCAAGTGATGATTTATATTATGAAATGCATGAAAAATATATAGATTTTATAATAAATATGTTTAAATATTATTATACGTTTTTGATAAAAAATGTCAAATTTAGTCATTCTTCTTCTCCCTTGACACCAATGACAACTAGTTTGGATACAGAATCCTATCAAAAATTATTACGGGAAACAGAAGAGGCACAAAGAAAGGCGAAAAGAACACCACAAGAAGTGGCTGCCGATGAAAAAGAAAAAGAAGAAAAAGTGCAACTAAATTTGGTAGCTCGTTTGGCTGCCGATGAAAAAAAAAAAGAAGAAAAAGTGCAACTAAATTTGGTAGCTCGTTTGGCAGCTCGTGGATTAATGGGAGGCAAACGACAAGAAGCTTCACGTTTACGTTCTTCAAAAAAGCACTTCTTGCGTAAAAATAAATCACGTCGTAAAAATAAATTACGTCTTAAAAATAAATCACGTCGTAGAAATAAATAATTCAAAAACTAAAAATATGTTATTGCGTCGGTATAAACTCCCAGTTGAGTTCAAAGCATATTTTTTTCCATATTTCATCTTGCTCGATTTGTTTCTCACGGTCTTTAAGCAGAGGAAAATAAGGAAGGAATTGCGTTTGTCCAATTAATTCGCACAGTTTATAAATGGTATAATAATAATTCAAAAAATTGACGCGGTCGTCTGGGCAAAACTTGGCATAAGGTCCCTGGATTTCCATAAAGAGATTGCACAACAGCTCTTCCAAATTAGGAGTCATTGTCGGCGGTTTAATGCCGAGTTTATCTTTTATGAAAGGAATGTGTTCATAAAATTTATTATAACCGAGTTTTTTAAGAATATCTTTTGCTTTTGAATTTGTAAACTTGGAGAGACTTATTCGTTCCTTTTTAATTTGCAACTTAATATTATCAATAACTTCTGGCGGAATTTGTGTAGTTTCTTTCGCTTGAAACTGCGCCATAATTTCTTTGAAATGATTGATACGCTTATACGCATAAAAACATGCCTCTTTGGGTGGTTCCTTATATGAAGGTTTTTCATTTTCAATCAAGTACACAACATACTTGGAACAATTATTACACACGAGAATGCCTTCATGCTCTACGGGAATAAGTTCACCGCTTTTGCAATGCTGGCAAGTGCCGGTTTGAAATGCGAAATCATTTACATTAATAAATGACTGGTCAATATTTGATAAGAATTTTTTCACATTATTGTCATTCATTGATGTCAATTCATTAACACGTTCTGTAGAATTATCGATTTTGAAAAATGAATTCAAAATCTTCGTCTTGTTATTTCCTGTCGAAATTTCCTTTTTATTTTCAAAATAATCGAAAATATACCTAGAATTATTTAAATAATATTGTTTTACATTGGTTCGATGCGTTCGAAGTTCAATTTTAATTTCAGAAATGCGGTCTTGCATTTCAAGTTGTTTTTCAATCGGGAGAGGGGAACAACCAAGATTCCCCTCTGACCCCTCCTTGATTGGTGGGGAACCAAGGTTCCCCTTTGACCCCTCCTTGATTGGCAAGGGATTAAAAGGGACAGCATGTCCCTTTGCAGCATGTCCCTTTGTTTCAAGCAATATTTTTTGAAGAGTTTTTTTTTCATTTAAAAGATTAGGAATAGTAACATTTTCGACATTTGAAAAATATAGTTGCATTTCTCTGTGTCGGTTATCTAGTGTAGTAATGCTTTTGTCATCCACTATGATTTTTTTATTTGTTTTATATTTAAACGATGGCATATGAAAAAAACAAAAATTACCCGAAATAATATTATTAATATTATGATATATAATATAATATTATTAAAAACTTTAATAAGAAATTTGTATATATATTCTAATATTCTAAATTTTATAAGTAAAATACTTGACTTTTATTATATTTTATTATTAAAATCGGCAAATGTCTAGTAAGATTTTCTCATTCAACCATAACATAACAATTTTTATTTAGTTACTTATTTTAATAATTAATTAATTTCATAAATAAAAAAATATTATGGTTGACAAATGTGATAATCACTATAACAATGACTGCAATGATATTCCCAACATTGTGAATGCCAATGAAAATAAATATGATGAAATCGATATATTAATAAAACATTTAGAAAATAACTGGACAATTAAAAAAAATATACATAATAATGATAAAAATGTAAAAGAATATATTTTAAAGAAGAATTCAAGACGAGATGTCAAAATGAAACTAATAAGATTAAATAATTTAAAAATAACAACAACAACAACAAGTGAAAAAGAATACAAAAACAGTGAATCAAGCGAAAATTATGAAAATAAACACAGACATAAAATAAATATGAAATTATCCGATATTTGTTTAAGGAATTTTATATACAATGCTTTAGAAAATGAATGGAAATTAAAAAAAACAGGCAATAAATATTTTTGTTCTAAGCGACACAAGGGTGACAAGCGTGTATATGAAGCTGGTTATTTGAAAGAATTTTTATTAGATAATTTTAGATTTTGACATTTTTTTACATTCTATTTTTTTGATTTTGTTGGTTGTTGGTTGTTGGTTGTTGGTTGATAATTCTACAATTATTTAGGTGATTTTGAATGCAGGGTGTTTTCGATCAGTATTTGAGTAATTTCATTATTCTAATTAAATTAAATAATTAATTTAATTTAATTAATCAAAAAACGTAAAATTTTTTTCTTTAGCAATATTATAACATATAAAATGGCAGGAGGATTAATGCAACTTGTAGCCTATGGCGCCCAGGATGTCTATCTGACGGGAAACCCTCAGATTACTTTCTGGAAAGTATCTTACAAACGTCACACCAACTTTGCAATGGAGTCTATTGAACAGACCTTCAACGGACAGGCCGATTTTGGTCGTCGCGTGACTTGCACTATCAGCCGCAACGGCGATCTTGCATACCGCACTTATCTTCAGGTGACTCTCCCTGAAATCAACCAGAGCATGAGGAATACAGTCGTCGCTCCAGGCACCACCACCGGTGTTTATGCCCGTTGGCTCGATTTCCCTGGTGAGCAGCTTATTTCTCAGGTTGAAGTAGAAATCGGTGGTCAGCGCATTGACCGCCAGTATGGTGACTGGATGCACATCTGGAATAACCTCACTCTTCCCGTTGACCAGACCGCAGGTTACTACGGAATGGTTGGAAACACCACCGAACTTACCTTTATCACTGACCCCTCGTTCAACGACGTTGACGGTCCTTGCCAGAGCACTGCTCCTCGCCAAGTTTGCGCTCCCCGTAATGCCCTCCCTGAAACTACCCTTTATGTGCCCTTTCAGTTCTGGTACTGCCGCAACCCCGGTCTTGCCCTGCCTCTCATTGCCCTCCAGTATCATGAAGTCAAGATTAACCTCGATATTCGCCCCATTGACGAGTGTCTGTGGGCTGTTGGCTCTTTGAACAGTGCTGATTGCACCTCCAACGGTGGTCGTGTTACTGCCGCTTACAATCAGTCTCTCGTTGCCGCGTCCTTGTACGTTGACTATGTCTTCTTGGACACTGATGAGCGCAGGCGCATGGCTCAGAATCCCCACGAGTACCTGATTGAACAGCTTCAGTTCACCGGTGATGAATCCGTCGGCTCTTCTTCCAACAAGATTAAACTCAACTTTAATCACCCCGTGAAAGAACTCATTTGGATTGTTCAGCCAGATCAGAATGTTGACTACTGTTCATCTCTGGACTGCAATCAGCTTCTTTACCGTCTTCTCGGCGCTCAGCCCTTCAATTACACTGACGCTGTCGACGCTCTTCCTAACGCAATTCACGCATTCGGAGGCCCTGAAGCTGTTGACCAGTACATCGATGCCTCCGGTCTCTTCTACGATGCCGGTGCAGTTGATGAACATGGTTCTGGACAGTGGTGGTCCGGTAGTCCTAATCACGGCGGACTTTACAACGAAGCAAACTTCGGTCAAGGCGTTGCCCCCTACAACAGCATCACTGGAGGGCCAGGGCAACCCCCTCACACTTACGGTAACTCCGGTGTGTCTGATGCCGGCACCTTTGTTATGTCCGAGACCTCTCTTCCCCTGCATTGCTGGGGTCAGAACCCCGTCGTGACTGCCAAACTCCAGCTCAACGGCCAGGACCGCTTCTCTGAGCGTGAAGGAACTTACTTCGACCTCGTTCAGCCCTACCAGCACCACACCCGCACTCCCGACACCGGTATCAACGTGTATTCATTTGCCTTGAGGCCCGAAGAGCACCAGCCCTCCGGCAGTTGCAACTTCTCCCGCATTGACAATGCAACTCTTCAGCTTGTTCTTTCCAACGCCACCGTTGAAGGAACCAAGACTGCCAAAGTTCGTGTTTATGCCACCAACTACAACGTTCTCCGTGTAATGAGTGGTATGGGTGGTCTTGCTTACAGCAATTAAACACTGTTTGTGCGTATTACAATCATTACAGTTATGATTTTATTTTAATTATTTTAATAATATGAAATATAATTAAAATAAAAAATTAAAAATAAATATACAAATGGATATATAGCTTATTTAATTATTATTTTTATAAACCAATACGCTTTTTCTGCGGATTAGCAAGAGCTTTCTTGGGCAACACAGCCTTTACAACAACTTTCTTGGGCACAGCCTTGGCAACAACTTTCTTGGGCACAGCCTTGGGCACAGCCTTGGCAACAACTTTCTTGGGCACAGCCTTGGCAACAACTTTCTTGGGCACAGCCTTGGGTACAGCCGTTGCAACAACTTTCTTGGACACAGCCTTTGCAACAACTTTCTTGGACACAGCCTTTGCAACAACTTTCTTGGGCACAGCTTTGGTGTCGCATTGGTTAGCACCGTGGTGGTACAGCTGGGAGTCATGGGAATCCTTAAACCATTCAATGAATTTATCATCATCTTCAAATTTATAAGGTTGATTATGTGAGCATGATATTAAATTATAATATATAGATTCTGTATCAATTATTGTAGGATAAACTTTTACTAAAATATTATTAATTACTCCTATACATTTTAAAATATTATTATACATTAAATTAGTAGAATCATAATCTGATATCCATATTCCTTTATTCATAAAATACATATTACAACAAGATGCTCCAATTTCAGCAAAAACTATTTTTACATTCATCATCAAATATACTTGATAAAGAAAATCAGCTTCATTTCGGGAAGTTAGAGAAAGTGAGTTTGTATCAGAGAGCCTTTTTTTTTTGAGTGGGGGAATGGGGGGAAAATAAATTTCAGAAAAACCATTATTTTTAATAACTTTACGAATTTTTGAATTTTTAATTATAGATGTATTAAATCTTTTATGCCAATAAGTTTTAATATTTAAATTTCTTCTTGAAATCCAAATTTTATCATAAAATGGATAATGTTTATATTTTTGATAGGCATTATTTTTTAAATTTTCTATAATCGAAAAATAATTATTGATAAATATATGATTTTCTATTAATCGTTTCCCAATAAAAAAATTATAATATAAAAAAGATCCTTTATAATATTTATTATTATCTGTATAAGTAAAATCTGAATCATCAAAACATGATTTAATTGATTTCATAAGATCAGAATCATATATTCTTTTTTTAGAAATTACCTTAATATTTTTATTATTTATTCTATTATTTTTTAATTCATTTATATAAAATTGTATTAAAAAAACTAATTCATTCATTTCGTGGTAAAAAAAATTGAAATATTGATGTTCAACTACAAAATAAATATTATTATCATCTAAATGAATTAAATCATTTTCATTATATGTTGAATCAAATTTATTTAAATTATCACATAAAAAAGTATTAAATGAATAACCTTTACCCAATGGAGTTAATTTATTACCATCAATAATTTTATTTTCTAATAAAGTTAAATCAATGTTATTACTATATTTATCTTTTAAATCATTTACTGAAATTTCCATTATTTATTATTTATAAAACATATATATATTATAAATTAATAAAAAATTATAATAATTTTTGAAGTATTTATTCTAAGTTATAAAGAAATTTATTACAATAATCTAAAAAGGATAACTCAAACGCACTTCATAGTCTTCAAAAATGGACTTGGTCATTCTGTCGATTTCTGGACCAGTGGAAAAGTCTTTCTCAAATTCCGAACGAGACATTGTCAGCGACAATTCCTTTTGAATGCTTTCATCCATATTTTCCATGAACCAGTCTCTGAACTCGTAATACGCTTTCCAGTATTTAATGTACCCTCCCATAATGAACAGCTTGAGCACATTTTTTATATAGGTTTCATCAATCGGTGTTTCGTTTTTTTCATCAGCGGGATTTAAAAGTTCTTCATAGTTTAATTCTTTATCAAACTGACCTAGAAATCGGGCGATTAGTCTCGTGTCACTGTAACCATTACAGTGTCCACCAAATCCAAAATGATATTCAAATTCTGAACGATGTACTTGTTTGATTGGGCGCTCCAGCGCCACAAGAATCGGCTTTCCGAAAACAAAGGTTTTTATTTCTACGACACGGACGCGCGTCTCTGCATATTGGTTGTATTCCACCTTCCATTCAAGTCCGGTAGTTAGGTGTATTTCGCAAAATTGTTTTGAAAATACATCACTCACGGTGTGAATCATGTATCCTCTTGTAACATAATATTTTGTATGCAGTTCTTTAAATTTATTTACAACATCACCTTTTGTGATTTTTTGAGATGGTGTAGTAGTAGCCAGCAATGGTTTTGATTCGGAATCGGCAGAGCTCATTGTGTATGGGTTTGGGAGTACTTGTTTGTGTGTTCCTATGCTATATTAATTGTGTCCAACTCTTTATATGTGTTTGCATTTATTATTTGCGTTGGTATTATATTATCCACACTTGTTATGCTATGCAGAAGAAAACAGTTTGTTCATGTTATCCGCTTCAAGTTTATTGGTAGAAGGTAAAAACAATTTTTTAATCAAGTCGTCATCTCGAAATCGAATGGTATAATCTTGTTGAATGCTGTTTCTACCAACGCGCCCCATTGCCTGAATCGTCTTTTCCTGCGTCATATCATGCAAATCACGGCTAATGTATCCGTGACAAAACTGATAATTTGTTCCATAAATGTAGTCAGACGAAGCGATAATTAAAAACAGTTTTTGATCTTGTGCAAGTTCTTTTATAATTTCATTGTATTTTGCATTTTTGTGGTCTGTGATTGCGCCAATGCCCATTAAAAGCAGAATTTTCCAGTGAGGTTCAATTGATAGCAACATGATTTTTTCCACATAAGTGTCTTCAATATCGCATGACCATGGTTTGTTATTTTTATTTTGACTTCCTCCGTTTGCAGTTACATCGTCGTGCCATCTTTTCAAATGAGCGGGTCGATTCGGCACAAATAAATCATTGAGTGCCGCCCGCTTCACTTGCTCATTCAGTGCTTGCAGCCGATTATTTAATTCTCTTATTTCACCAGCATCCATTTTTTTATCGAAAAACTTGGTTGATTTCTTTTCTGTTTTTTTTGAAGCTCCGTCCGTCGCCGCTCCCGCTGTTTTTTTTTCCGCATCATTGAGCAAATCTTCAATGCGTTTTTCGACGCATTCAATTTGTTCGCATAATTTATTATTATGTTGGATTGTGCCCATAATGTCGTCAATGAGCTGTGCCGGGATTTGTGCGGTTTGAAGGCAAAAACTCGCTATTTTTTCAACATCATTTGTCAAGAAAATTGTGGGTCCGTCAGTAAGCGTATGTGCATCTGATGTGGTTACATATCCAGTGGATTCATACAGATTATCAGAACCTTCACCAGAATGAAAATGTTCATATATTTGTTTCCAAACAGCAGGATCCTGTTTTATATTTTTCAGAAGAATTAAATAATAAATTTTAATACTAATTAATGTAATTTCCTGAAAAGAAGAAAAATATCTCGAAATACTGTATCGCGAGTTTGAATACAGTTCATTTTTATTCACAAATGAAACAAATTCACTTATTTTATTAATTCCAAAATATCGAAGCAATGTTTTATTTTTTTCACAATGAGCAACGCTGGTTAGTACATCAGAGTATTCGGAAAAGAGCGTATGTGGTAGTTGAACGCAGCCACCCTTGTTTACAATTGGAATTGATTTGCAGCAGTCGTGACTGACAATGCTAAAAACGTCTCCATTTGCGAATCGAGTTTTGAAATCCGCAATTGTCGTTTGCAGTTCCCTTTCATGTGGAAGCGTTGCAGATGAAAGGATTATATTGGGGATAATATTCTGTTTCCAATTTTTATGAATAAGTTCATGGTACTCGTGTGTTTGATTGTCCATTGTAATTGTCGGTTCATCCCAAAACAATATAATGTCTTCTGCCTTATTAAATGCCTTCATATAAAACATTGCGTGCAAATAAGATTGAATGTCGCTAATGATTATTTCAACATTGTCTCCAACACTGTTGTCGACTTTTCGTATTCCGCCGGTTTTCCAGTCTCTTGTCGCCTCCTTCACGGCGAAATAATGCAATCGTATATCATCAACGCTTCTGCACCCAAATGCGAATGCAATACGTTTTTGAATCGATATTGCCGATTTAGCTAGCGCGAGTCCAACGTGGCGTGCCGCGCACACGAATATTATTTTATGTTTTTCAGATAGACCGATTGGCGTCAGCGTTTTTCCGGTTCCTGTTGGTGCAATATATAAAATCAGCTTTGGATTCGGCAATTTGCAATACGTAAATATTTGTTTTTGATGTTCATATAATCCAACGTCTTGATATTTCGTGCACAAGTGATTTTTTTCAAGATAGCATTCAGAATATTTTATAAAGTGAAATATATCTAGGTCATCTTCATACATTTCAAGTAAATGTTTTACAAATGCAACTACATGGATGTTTACGTGCTCGATATTATTTTTTAAATTCACCATTAGTGTATAATAATAAGACATCCAGCTACAGCTTGCAATGTCGTTTCCGTCATCATCATCGTCACTGTCGCTGCTGCTGCTGTCACTTTTACTGCTCACAGTTTTATCTTGTTTTTCTTGTTTATATTTATTCCACACTGCTTTCTTGTCTAATAAAAGTTTACATATTTTTAAAATGGTGAATTCATATACTGTTTTGACATTGATTCCATCTTCATTATTTGTAATTCGAATTGCGTCTATTTTTTTTATAGAACCTTGTCCTTGTTTTATACTTTTACTTTTTACAGCATCCATCGTCATTGCGTCACATGCGGAGAAAGATTGTATTTTATGCTTTTTAATCATTTCATTCACAATCTCTTCAAAATATTTTTTATACAAATGCGAATGCATTTCTTCGTAGGAAGATGTTTTTAAAACTCCAATCATGGAAACATTTTTATTATATTTTTTTTGAACATCCTGATAACTATCCTTGATTAATTTTATTATTGTCAACTCATCGGGAGTGACAGGAATTTCCATATTATTCCATTCTGATTTTGTTAACTTTCCTTGAGAAAATGTCTGATTTTGACTTTGAGGTTGCATGATGATTATGGGCAGACTGTTTGACTCCACTACTAATATAAATATACCAACGTATATTTATATTGGTAAGATATATAATATATTGAGGTAAGATATATAATATATTGAAAATATATATTTAATACATTCATATGTTATTACAATAAATCTAAAAATACTGTAAACGATAAAAATGAATACCCCCTACAAGTGTTGATCCTGTTACCTCAGAATTATGAGCCCTGCGCTACTGCCGATTAGCTAAGGGGGGTATACGTGTGACAATGATGAGTTGTTTCTGTAAAGCAACTAAAGTGTAAATGCACCTGGTGGGTTTCGATCCCACGACCTTTCACGTATGAGGCGATAACCATTCGCAAGTCGGACTTGTTAAGTCATGTTTAAAGACGAATGGTGTTGTGCTCTTCCGCTGAGCTACAGGAGCTTGAGTTGGTTGCTCTAGTGCCTTGATGCACCGATGCGATGTATGATGATATTCCCCCGACACGTTTCGATCGTGTGACCTCCGGCTCATAAGGCGATAACCATCTGTCTGTCGGATTTTTTCAAATCTTGTTGGTAACTGACGGTGTTTTACGGCGCGCTTCCTCTGCGCTACAGGGGATTAAATGTTGCTCTAGTGCCTTGATGCACCGGTGCGATGTGTTGATAGATACCGGCAACAGGTTTCGATCCTGTGACCTTCCGCTTATGAGGCGATAACCATCTTCAGATTCGGACTCTTGCGAGTCTTGTTGGATAGATGACGGTGTTTGAGATGCTCTGCCGCTGAGCTATACCGGTTGAAAGTGTCTAAGTGTAGACGAGCACCGCTTCTGTAAAGGGGCGAAGTGTAATGATACCGGCAACTCGTTTCGATCGAGTGACCTCGGAGTTATGAGCCCCGCGCGCTTCCTCTGCGCCATGCCGGTTGAAAGTGTCTATGTGTAGACGAGCACCGCTTCTGTAAAGGGGCGAAGTGTAATGATACCGGCAACTCGTTTCGATCGAGTGACCTCGGAGTTATGAGCCCCGCGCGCTTCCTCTGCGCCATGCCGGTTGAAAGTGTCTA